ATGTCTGTCATTTCTGCAAATATTTCTACAGTGACGTCACCCGACAATGCCTTTAGATAAAGGGACGAAGTTCTAACATTCATCGTTATACTGTCGCGGTTGTTTGATAAAGTTATCGCATGATGAGCCCAAGTATTAGCATGGTTTGCGAAAGCAACTGCCACATCGTCGCTTGCGGCGTCTTGACTGATGACTGTTATTGCGCGGGTAACATACGGGAATTCAATCTTATACACTTTTCCGCCGTCAAGCTCTGCCTTGAGTATAAACGGGCGCGCGCCGATAAGATACGAGCCTGTTGATCTGATTCCAGGCGAACCATACTCTCGGAACTGCCCTGTGCCTGCTACGTGTCCAAAACCTGATGCCATTTTAAAACTCTCCTTAACTTAGTGTAATTAGTTATTATTTCTTCTTTTTTCGTTTTCTATTTCAATCAAGCGCCGTCTTCTCTTTTTTTCTGCGCGCTTCTTGTCAGAACGCTTCGTATAATACCTTCTTTCATGTACTTCATCGAGAATGCCACACTTTTTGACTTTTCTAGTAAACTTCTTTATCATTCTTCCAATTGAATCTTGATCATATACAATCACTTCAACATTTACCGGAGTTCTTCTTCCCATTTTATCCTCTTAGTTTGCCCCACTTATCACCAGCCACTGACAACAAGCCGCGAATATCAACCCCTGCATCGTCGGGTGCGTAACCACTCAAAGGGTTAGCTGGTGCAGATGGTGCAGATGGTGTCCCGCCCGTCTTTAGTGGCTCTACGTTTTCAAATATACCAGCATATGCATCATTTCCTAACGCATTTGCCATTTTCTTTCTTGTTTCTTGAATTTTTTGATTTCTAGCCTCGATTGCTTCTTTCCTCAAAGCTTCTGAGGTTTCATTTTGCTGTCTAGTTTCGACAATATTGTTGCCTGCCGTCCCTTTTACAACTTCCGATATTATAGAAGAGAGCACCCCTTCTTCAAATATCACCTCTTTTATACAATCCTTTATTAAAGGCTTTAGAATTTTCTTTAATTCAGACTTATCCATCTTTTATCCTTTCAGAATACCCGCCAGTTTTTGCCAGCGATCGTACGTTTCGTTAATCTCAGTGGATTCTTTTACAATATCTCCAGAGTCCAAGAACTGCATGTAAGCTGCTGCTCTCTTTTCTTGCTTTTCCTTCCACGCTACCTTGTCAGCAGCTTTAGCCTTCGCCTTCGGGCGAGCTTGCCATCTCATTTCCGGATCCTGCTTTTGAACAAACTCGAGCCACTTGTCCGGAGTAGATCTACTAGGATTCTTTTTACCGCCTATCTTATCAGTCAAGTACTTTTTCTTTGTCTCTCTGTTCCCTCTGATGATAGCCAATATACACCACTCCTTGCATCGAGAATGGCTATACAAGTCCTCAACGGCTGATAGATATCCTTTTGCTCTGTCGATATCTGTCCCTACACCATCTTCACCAGCAGAAAGCAAAGGATCAGCAGAGGCGATTAAATTGAACACCTCTTTCTTTTTGGATGTAGGAATTCTCCTGCCTCCGCGCCAGCTAAACTTGCTTATTGCATCAGACAATCTCTTAATTCTCTTAAGAGGAGCCTCTCCAGCGCGGTTCAAGGCGCTGATAGCTGACATGAGAAACTGATATACCTGTATTGACGGATCAGCTTCTGGGTTTCCGATTCCCAACTGCTGAAATATCTTTCTTGCTTTGATACCGCCCTTTTCGTCTTTGAATCCGCCGAGAGGATCTACCTGCTCCGGCTCTTCCTGCTCTGTTATCTCTGCAGGGTTAGCATCAGCAATTATGTTCATTATCTTCTCAACAGCACCCTGATCTCTCAAGTTCTGTGCCACTTCGGAGTCACTATTCAAGAAAGCATCAATTGAATCATCAAACACCCCACCTGCCAACATAGTGTTTATGTGCGTTCTTGCTTGCTCTTCTGATATCTTTGTTATATATGGGCGGCAAGGATTGTCACCTTCCTTTCTAAAAACCGCTGCAGCGTGCTGGGTGCCGCTAGGAGTCTTTCCATGCTTGTCCGAGGTTCGTACGGCTATTTCAAAAATGTTCCAGAAAATTCTGTTTCTATAATCCTCTCCTGTATCCTTCGAACCTTGTATCCTATCTGTTCCCAAGGCTGCACCGCTTGGAAGTGGGCCCTCTGACAACTCTTCTTTTTCCTCTTCGCCCTCTTCCTCTTTCGCTGTCCAAAGGTTTTTTGGATTTTCTATGTCAGCGTCGACGCCCTTAAGCTTGTCTACTACGATTGCCACACTAAAATCTGTCTCAAACTCTCCTTGCGCCTTCTTAGAACCTTGTCTCTCCTCATACATAACGAAGTCGCCAACCTGTATTTCGCTGTCCATCTTCTTAGCTAGCGTTACACAATCTTCTTCTTCGACTGGCTCTGGTTGAGCACCCGATATCGGATTAATCTTGTCAATGACTGCCTGCATTGCTGCAGCTCTACCATGCTCTTCGCCATGCTTTCTGACTAAGGTTATGAGTCCGCCCATTGCCAAGAACCCAATACCTATCTTAGCTAACGCACCAGAGCCAACCAATGCCTGTGTGAATGTAGGATCCATCACGGCATGCCCTGATTGGCGGAACGCCTCTTTGGTGAGTCTCCAGCCCCATGACGCAGCCAACACAACCGTACCAGGCTTAATACCCAAAAGGTTTGTGAAACCACCCTTGAATCTACCTGAGCCTGCTGCGCCTTCCTTAAGCTCTTCTGCAAATTGTGGATCAGATTGTGCGACATGATTTATGAACTCTTGCGACACACCCGTGTCATTTACAACTGAACCATAGCTCGCATCAGCATTCGCTTTGCCGAATTCAACCATGTGGTTCATCATCTTGTCGGCATCCTGCATTGGCATGCCCAAGTCCTTCTCGAAAGCTGCCGTTATCTCTTCAATTGAATAGTCTGTATTGTTAGATACCTGTTCGAACTGCTCTGCAAACTCCCCCATAGTCGTAGCGTTCTGAGGAGAGCCTGCCAACTCTGCGAGAGTAGAAGTTAAGTTTTCGCCCTTATCAGCTATAGCCTGCTCTAGTCCTCCGAACTCTTTCTCAACAGTCTCCTGAGCCTGTGCATTTCCAAACGATTCGAACGTGTAGTCATCAGGAACAAAGCTAGCTGTTATTATGTGTGCTAGTCCAGTTGCAGAGCCCATCGCTGCTAAGACGGCTGGAAGAAATCTGTCTTGAAGTCCTGCCATAGCAAAGGTTTTCTTCCCCTTGCCGAAAAGCCTTTCCCTATCCGAAACCTTTTCGCCAGGAAGCGCTTCGCCCTTCTCAGAGGCTGCAACAGCCTTGTTCATTTTCGATTGTGCGGAACCCCACAGCTCGTCCATTCTTTCTATTTGCTGCTCTGTCAGAGAGTACATCTTCTGATTTTCTTCAGCACCCTCGTTCATAGCATGCTTAAAGTAATCACCCATCTTATAGTCAACAACATACTTCGCATATATTTCCAAATCTTCGATTATTTGGTTTGCTGCCATAATTGGAAGCCAGCCTTCATCACCTTTTTTTAGATTATTTTTCGGATCACACTGCAGCCCCTCTGTGCCGCACTGTCCAGCAGCAGCAACTATACTATAATATACTGCCAAAATACTTGTAGCACCTAGGTTAAAATTCTCTGCCTCATCGTTGTTTGGAAAGCCTGGAAACTTTTCTTTTATGTCTGAGTCTAAATCCTTAATGAATTTGTTGGACTCTTTGTCTAGAATTGACTGCACTACCTTCTTAGCGTCTCTTGATCGTGAACCTCTGCCGATGATGCTGCCGCCTTTTTCAAGACTAGCGGACTTAAAAGCCCTTTTAATCTTGTTAAGCAAGCCCTCTTGCAACACTATCTCTTGCCTATTCTGCTCTGTTACCTTTCGCTCTCTTAAGGTATGACTTCTTCTTTTTACAACTCTTATCTTCTTGGGCATAACTGAAAAATTCCTATTTTAAAATGTCATTCAACTTTCTGTTTATCGAGTCCGCTTTAGTGAAGACGTTAGAAGAATTCTTTGCTTCCGTCATCATAAAAGCTCCCGGAGTGGATGGATCAGAAACCATATCAAAACAAATCAACTGAAAGTCATCTTCTACTATCGTTTGCCCGTTCGACTCGCGAACAGAACCCATGCCTCGAGAAGATATACCCATCTTGACTCCACTTTCAACTAGGTTACGCAAAATACTGCCGGCAGGAGTATTTAATACTTCTATTTTTCCAAACACCTTGTTTTCCTCCATCCATATGGCTGTTACAAGGTGCGAACAATTTTTTAAATTTACAACAGAGTCCTCTGGGTGATCGAGTTCTCCGAGGGCTCTTCTCTCTTTCACAAGTTTATTGTAGTTGTTAACCTCTCTTTCGAGAATCGCATGAGGGTAGACTCTTCCGTTTCCATTTTTTGTCTCGGACATCTGCATTATCCCAGATAAGTACAGGGCACCGTTCTTGACTTTTATCTTTTCTTCTTCAGTTAGCAAATCCTGGCATATGCCACCTTCGCATAGTTCGAAATATTCTCTTATTAGCTTCATAACTTTACTCCTCTCACGAAAACAAGCAGCGGGGATCACCCGCGTCGGCTATTTACCCCTACAGCATCTACGTACTGGTTGCAATTTCCATTTCGCAGTCATGTCATTCTCCTCTTGAAACCTTAAACCCGTAATCATCAACGAGCATAGAAAGCACATAACACGTCCCAGAACTAAGAAAGCCCAAAAGCAGTCCAGTTGCAGGTGACGGATCAAAACTAAATAGTTCTGTTGTATCGTTTATGCCCCAAAGAAATAAGCCTGTCCAAAAGCCCATACACATAGGACAACGAAAGAGTTTCCCTATCGTTCCATTGGTGGGGCGGATATCATCGAATATTGAACCGAAGAGTAAAATTTGAGTAAGACCAAACGAACAAAGCACAAAGAAAGCTAAATCTATCACTCTTCCTCACCTTCTCTCAGGAGAGAGTAGTTGTACATATAGCCGTAAGGACGAACAGAAGGAGAGTGAGAACCCTTTCTTGACTTATGCGGAACAGTGCCCAAGTCTGTTGCGTGCTCATCGTCAGGATGCAACAAGTGATTCAGAGACTTGTTTCTTATCTTCGAAGTTGCAGTAAAATATGGCGCCTCCTCCTGAAGATACTTATAGACAGAATAAAGGACAGCTTGTGTCGAATCAATTCCTTCTATAGCAGACTCAGGAATCGTTGCCTCCATTGAGCCATACACATTTCCGCTCTGTATCGACTCAAGGACAATAACTCCACTTTTCGACAAAAACCTAAACAACCTATCCTGTGCGCCATAAACTTTATCATCGTGCATCTCTTTTGCCAAAGCAAGGCACTTAGACTTAGATGGCATTAGAACAATGTCAATGTCCTCATGATCCATTATCATAATATTTCCGTCTATTGTTCTTCTTGCGTCCAATTCAATAACAATTGGTTTAGGAGCCTCCGGTGTAGGCTCTGCTCCTGCTATTTCTGGACTTATGTTTATTTTGATTGTCATTGCTCTGTCAACTCATTAGCTAAATCTTGTATTTTAAGTGTCTTTTCCACCATCGAGTCGTCTATTTCTCGATTTTTGAAATCCTGAAGGAGTTCGAGAACCTTTTCGGCTTTCTGCTTCATATCCTTATCCTCGCTGACGTGAACGTTTGTTTCAGCGTTAGATACTACATCTTTTAATCTACCTATCTCTTCGTTCATGTATATCTTCAGTTCTATACCGTTATCAGAGAACGAAGTTATATATCTGCTTAAAAGTTCCTTTTGCTCGGACAGAAGAGTTTCTCCATATTCACTGTTAAACTTTTTGACAAAAGTCTTGTACACTATGTTGTCAATATGTCTCTTCTCTTCGCTGCTCTTTTCCGACTCTTCCAAAGTCATCAGTTCTGCCATCTTGCTCTCCAGCAAAACTCTGTCTTTGGGGGGAATCTCAGAATTAAAAATAGAATAAGCGCTTGCTATACTTCTGTAGTTTGGAACAAAATTGTTAAATATGTTTCCTGATAATGTCTTGTTTATCTTTTTGATGAGGCTGCTCTGTTCTCGATATAGAGCCTTCTTATCTAGCGAGCGGTGGGAAATCCTAGATTCGATTATTACTCTTTCAGCAGTTTCCTTATTCAAGTCCCTAGATTCGCATATTGCTTGATACAAGGATAGCTCTCTAGACAACAAGGTGTCGTTGTTGAAGTGCTCCTTGATAATTGAAACTATCTGATTCTTTCTTTGCTTGTTCTTTCTCACGACAGCCTTGGTTAGCTCTCTGATAAGTGCCTCATAAACAAACGCGGTGTTTCTTTTTTTATTGTGCTTTAGTCTCATCTTTTTCTTCCCTCAGTCCTAGTCCTGATATTAACCGTTTAATGTCTTTGTTAACTTCGAATAATCTTTTCTCTTCCTCTTTATAATTAGAGTTCACTTTCTCTACTTCCTCGTAAATTCCTCTTCCTAGCCCCAGTAGATCAGACGAGCCGGGAGAAATATTCCTAGTTGTGTTTCGCGAAGTTTCGTGATTCCACGATCCTTTCATTTGCTTCCCTCTGCCGGCAGATTGACGTTTATCGACATCAACTGGGGTATATACCTTTCCTTTTGCGCCAGGTGTGATTCTTGGTGCTTTGTCTTTTCTCTTTCCCGGAGTTGCTAAGAGGACGTCTTCCTCGCCCTCTGCAGCAGGCTCGTCACCGGGCTCAACTTCAGGTGCCCCCGTATCTGCTTCGGCGCCGGGTAAATCAACCTCTCCACCTTCTTCTTCTCCGGGGAGAGGCTCGCCGCCCAGTATATCTCCGCCTGCGGCGGGAGGCGCTTCACCTGCAACGGATGCCTGCTCTGCTTCACCGACAACCTCCAAGGTAGCTTCGAACTTCCTGTCGTAGAACATTTCTCTTTGGTTTCTCATGAACTCTTCGTCTGTCATGCCAAACATCTTCTTCGCCAACCAACGCTTACTGAAGAATCCCTCAGTAGCTGACGAGGCTGTGTCAAACTTTGTCTTCCAATGCTCCAGCTCCTGAAGCTCTGCAAGCTTAGACGGGTTATTCAAAGCCAATTTAAAAGATACCAAGTCGTCTTCTCGGAAACCCAGCACATACAAGTGTATTATGCCAATCTTCTCAAGCTCAGTTATCAAAGATCTCTGCAGGCGCTGTATTGTACGAGCAAAGCGAATATCTTTCTGTGCCAAAGTTGTTTTATCTTCTTCTGAGCCTTCTCCGCGAGAGAGGTAAGACTGGGGCACCTTAAGAGCGGAGAACAACTTGTCTCTGAGATACTTCACATCGTCGATATCTCCGGTGTATTGTCCGCCTGGCAAATTTTCCACTCGCGAGGACTGTCCGCCTCGAATAGGAATAAAATAGTCTTCGTCGATAGAGAGAGGGTTATATCTCAAATCCACACGCCCTGTGTCTGGATCGACAACCTGATGCCTCTTCATTTGAGTCATTATCTTTTGCATGAACTGCTCGACGTCATTTGGAGGAATGTTTCCGACATCAACGTAAAACACCCTTCTTTCTGGTGATCGGACAATACGATATGCCATCATAGCATCTTCAAGCAAAGTCAACTGTCGCCATATTCTTCTGGCAGGCTCCAAAACAGCTGTGCCGTATGGCGCATACTTGTCGTTGCCTAGTATTCTGAAGTGTGCAACTTGCCAGTTTTCAAAAGTCATTCCTGCAGAATTCCACTGAAACTGAACATAATTTGGATTTGTCTTGTCTTCGCCTTCCAGTCTTTCCATTTCGGCAGTCGGCAATCCAATAACAGATTGAATTCCCCTATCTTCATCTATATCCAAATACAGAAACATATCTCCGTACTTGCACATAGTCCGACTCCATCCAAACAAATTGAATTCAACATTTATGATGTTATAATACAGAGAATTTAAGAGCTGCTTAATCTCTTCGTTAGGGCAATCTATACTAATTAGGGGCTGCAATTTGCTGCTGGTAGTCATCTCGTCCGCATAGATATCTAAAGAGGATGCTATCTCTGGAGTGTACTCCATCTGATCAAAATCAACATATCTCTCGGTTCTAGCCTGCCCTGCCATAACATTGGCTTGCAAGTTGGAGAATGGATCGTAAGCCATCTTTTTAAAGTGTTGGCCGGAGGCAGACTTGAATCTATCTGCGAATTTGTCTAAATCTATTCTTCTTATTCGTCTGCCAGTTTGAGTCCTGTAATTAACTAACGGGCCCGAAAGCAACCTTGTCAGTCTTCTAAACAACAAGTTTTCTGCATTTCTCGGATTCTTATTTTTGTCTGCCATTCTTATCCCCTAAACAACCACGGATAGTCTATCTGTGCCTTTGCGTGTTCCTTCATTCTATCAGATATTTCATTACTTTTATAGCCCTGCATACCCTTTATTGATGTATTTAGTTTTGTGCTGGTTCTTATCATTGAATCAATCATAGCTTTTTTATACTCTATGTCCTTTTTATCGACAACTAGCGCCGTGTCTCTTACCCAGCAACCCACCGCACATGCCATTATTAGATCGTCGTTGTAAGATCTCATAGCCTGTGGGCGGCCGTGATTCCAGACAAATGTTTTCATTTCGTTAAAAAGCCTGGAAGAATATATGGTAATTAGTTTATTTCTTACGAATTCTTCCATCTTTGCAATAATAAGAGGGCGTGTTTTCATCGACGTCGTAAAACCAGGCACCGAATTGCTTCGAAGCTCTGCTTCATACTGATCAACATATTCGTGAGTCGACTTAATAGAATAATAAATATTTGGATACCCACTCTCCACCAGCTTATCCAACACTGCAAAACCGACTGAATTATTTTCCACTATTAACATGCAATTGCCGTACTCTCTTCCCGTGTCGAAGAGAATTCTCGAGAATATGTCAGGAGTTACCTTTCCTTGGTATTCGGCTATAATTTCCATCGTTTCTAGTTTTATCACATGGAAAACAGAATAGTCTTTGCCGTCACCTCTCGCAACATCAGCTGAAATAATATAACTTGAGCCTTGCTGATATTCTTCCCATATCCACAAGTTTCTGTCAAACCCTGTCTTGTATTTCGGATCACATATTTTTTCCAACATTCTATCGATGTCTTCTCCATGAAACACGGTTTCGCCCGACATGTTAAAGCTGCATTCCAACTCCTGAGCTATGTCGCGTCGAGACATATTTCTGGTTTCTTTTTCGTACCAGTTCTTATCCCTGTCGGGGTGCACATCCCACGTTAACCTAGTTGGCTTAAAATCGTTTCTCCCTTCTGCTGCTTCTGTGTAAGTTTTATGAAACCAGTTTCCGACGCCGTTGGGAGAAGACAGGGCAATACAGCGTCCACCTGTCGACAGTGTTGAATACAGAGCAGTCCACAAGTCATCCATACCTTCAACGTGCGCTGCCTCGTCAACAACTAGCAAAGAAAGCGCTTCAGAACGTCCAGCATCGCCACTGGTGGATGATGCCTTTATTAAGGATCCATTGGATAGCTCGAAAGAGTTTCTGTTGTCGATTGTTACGTTAGCTATTCTAAGCCAATCTGGTAAATTCTTAATGGCTAATTTAACTTTCTTTACCAAGTTTGCTGCAACCGATAGCTTGGTTGCAACCACCAAGACATTCTTTTCTCTGTGAAACAGCATGAGCCACACGATATAAGAAGCAGTAACAGTTGATATTCCAAGCTGTCGCGCCTTAAGTATCACGTTAAATCTATCGTCCTGATAGTCTCTTAGTAAATCTTTCTGAAAGTCATACAGCCTGAATGGTATCAAGCCTTCTTGGGGGTGTGTTATTTTAGAATATGAATCTATAAAGTAGACGGGATCTTTGCCACACTTGACAATCTCCTTCATCATTTCTTTTTTTGTCAAACGAAATGTCATTTATCACTTTCGAATGCCAGCTTTTATGTTTGTAGGATCAAAATGATCGAAGCTATCCTTTTTTCTGCTGTCGTTTTGCGCTTTCTTGCCGTCGCCCAAGGCAAGCCACTTTTTAATGCTGTCTTCGAGCCTGTCTTCGCTTGGCTCCTTGACTGCCTCTGCATCGATATTTCCGATAACGTAATGACACTTTGCTTGAACAATCGAGCGTACTCTCGATATGTTCTGGACGAAGATATCTATTTCTCCTTCCTTTTTCAAACTTAGGGCGCTGCCTGTAATCTTTTTATACTCCTTTTTAAGAAAGGAGGCGATGTCCGCTATCATCTGCTCGATATCAGATTCAAAGCTGTTTTGATGAACATCTTTAATGTTTATTTCAGAATGGTACCCGATACACAACTTATTTCCATATACCTTAACACTAAAGCCGTCCATAACTCGCGAGTCAACAAGGGGGTTCCCCTCCTCCCTCTTGAGTCCAACGCTTACAGCTTCTCCGTCCGAATCTACTGCTCCATCGTGTGCGTTCGCTGCGGCTTGTGATATGCCATTGATAATTTCTATTGTGCTTGCCATTTTATTACGCTCCCTCTCTGTACTTTAAATAAAGGACTCCTAAACATAAGTAGTTCTTTAAACGCATTTAAGCTAATCTATTTCCGGTCGCCAACCGGAGAGCCAACGCTCTTCCCTCCCCTCTACGTGGAGTATAAAACAATCGAAACAGCACTGAAATTTGTTCATATACAAATCGTCTTTTCTTTCGAAGGAGTACTTTTCACACACAGGGCATTCTCTGTCTGACTTTCTGGATAGGATTCTTTTTGATACGAGAACCCCTTTTACTTTTTCTTTTTCGGATTTTTCAGAATTTTTCTCTAACCTATTATAAAATTCCTTCATCTGCTCAATGAATTCTTTTTCTTTTTCATCTGTCCATTCGCCTTTTGGATTCTTAATTGCCTCTTTCCCATATTTTTTAGATATGGCTTTTTCAAACCTTGCAATCCTATCATAATCTGTCGACATTATTGGAACCCCGTCTGAGCAGAGACAGTTAGCCACCCTATCAGCAAAGTAGTAGCTATCCCAACAGCGAAGCCTCCGGCAGCAAACCACATCCTCATATCGGTTGGGCGATCTAGAGCCACTTTGGTTAAATTCTCGTTCTCCACTTTTAAGGCAGCTTCGACTCGGGAATGAGAAGACTCTATCGATTTTATGTGAGCCCTCAGAAGCCCTACCTCTAAATCATGTTTTGCTTTATCTTTTGTAAACTGAAGCTCTGCTTCTAGTTGGCATCTCTTCTCTGCCCTTTCTGCAGATGTTATAAGTATCGCGTTTGCCTTGTCACTATAACACCAAGCAGAATCAAGATTCAAGAGTGACTCCCCCTTTTTGAGATACGTAAAACTTGGAGCCTCCGAAGCTGGCTGGGAATACACTGGACACGCATTAAAAACAATGCAAACTACCAACACTCTACTCAACATGTTTAAAATCGAATATTCTTTCAATTTCTCTTTTCACCTCTTCTGGATTGTTTTTTGATTTCACAACCACTTCTCTTATTTTTGCCTTGTGGTGTTCTTCTAATTTCTTTTGCTTATCTTCGAATTCCTTCTCAACTTTGGAAAGCATTTCATTATATTCTTTTACGAGATTTTCTCTTTTTAGAATCTCCTTGTTGTGAGCATCCTTTATCGCGGATATTTGCTCCTCATAAGATTTCTTTTTTGCTTCTATTACCGCCAAAGCTGCGTCAAAGTCTTTTCGTGCTGTTACCCATATGATTATCGACCACGCAATCAAGAATGGTATTTGCCAATGCTCTTTTAGCCAAACCCAAGACTTTGAACAGAATTCTTTAAATATCAACCAACTCATCGCTTGTCCGGACCGTGCTTCCATTTCACAGCCATGTCCACCAAAGCCTGAGTTCCAATGTAAGCCAAAGTCACTGCTGTCCAATTGTCGCTAGTCACAGTGCCGTAAGCACACAAGCCGGTAGCAGTAGCCCATGCGAGAAATTTTCTAGAAATAAATCTTTCCACATACTTGTCAGCAAATGCCTTCATTTGTTCTGTCATAGTATTCTCCTCCTTTCTTAGTATTATACATTAACGTGAGCAAAACCTTCACTCTTTTCTATCAAAATTTGAGAATCCACACAATCTTTCAGCGCATCCAAATGAGATATTAGAACAACTGTCTTGAAATAATTCTTCACCATATCCAGAATTCTGACAAAACCCTCCATATTTTCCTCATCTAGAGCGGTACCAGGCTCATCCAATATAAAGATATCCGGCTTCGGCAAGCTTGACACCGACAAAAGAGCCAGACGAATAGCCATTGCTGCAATGGTTTTTTCAGCTCCAGAGCCAAGCTCCAGCGGCCGCGGATCGTGCCTAGGGTGCTTGATAAATATATCGAGCTTCTTTTCCTCATTCTCGATAAAAACCTCGAACTCAACAACATCTGTCAAAATCTTTGCCACCTCATCATTAATGAGGGGAAGTCTCCTCTTGATAATATCATACGAAATACCATTAGAGTGATAACACGTCATAAGCAAATCATACGCAGAGTACTCTTCTCTCATTTTTTCTAGAGTGTCTCTGCTTTCTGTTAGAGAATTTAACTTCTCCTCGAGAGAGCCATTTTGTCGATAAAGCGACGCCGTATCCTCAAGACATTGTTCTAGAGCATGCTGTCGCTCTTCTTTAAACTTGATTAATCTATTTCTATGATCGATTAAGCCTTCAAGATTCTCGATAGCCTCTTTGTTTTCCTCATACTCAAACGCCTTCTTTTTCATTTCTTTTAAAGAAATCTCGAGTTGCAAAACACTCGTCTTGTTCTTTTCAAATTTGATTTGTTCTGAGCTTATGTTGTTTGCTACATTGTTTTTCTTTTCTAGAACTTGATTGTACTTGTTTAGATGCTCTGCTACACGTTCAGGATTCATGTCCTCAATTTCTTGCTCTAACGTATTCCTCGCTCTCTCATTCTCCTGTGTATTTCTTTCTGATACTTTAACCAAGTCTTTTGCAGCATATGCATCGCTAATAAACTTACAATGAGAAAACTCAGAACCACAAGGAACTTCAGAGAGAAGTGTGACTTTCCTTCTGTTTGTGCTAAGTTTTGATTCTTCTTCTTTGATAGCCAAGAGAACATTGTCTAGTTCCTCCCTCTTTTGCTTGATTGTTTCGCTATCACGCATACACTCTTCAATGTCATAATTATTTAGAAAATCCTCTATCTTTTTATATAAAAGCTGATTTTCCAATAGGGAATTTTCTATTTCCCCGTTTTCAATATTCAAGAAAGAAATGTCTCTCTCAGCGCTCTCCATGTCAGCTTTGAGGGTTCTAATGTCTATAATCTCCGCTGGTACAGAGTCGATATTGCCCTGTATTGCATCTATCTCCTCTGAAGCTTCCGATATCTCCCCTCTATAATTCTCGCATACAGTCTTATTTTCTTCTGTGAGAATTCTGCTTTTTTCTAACTCTATCTCAATATCAGTAATTTCCTTGTGGTAATCTCTCCCCTCTAGCCTGTTTAAGATTGCTCTCGTCTCTTGAGAGTCCTCCTTTGCCAGTCGGAACTTTCTTTCGAAAACCTCTAAATCCAGAAACTTAGCTAATATTTCTTTCCTCTTTGTGGAGCCCTCGTTGACAAAAGATAGCGAGCCCAACTGACTAGCCATCGATGTCAAAAGAAAATCATCCAAAGTACCAAATATTTTTCTGATGTTTTTGTCGGTATCACTTCTCGCTGTGCCGGTTAGAGTTATCACTTCACCCAACAAATCGGTTGTATAAAACTCAACATCTGTCTTTGCCTCAAGAGTTTCTTTGCCCTTAAGCCTTTTTGTATACTTTTCAGAAGTCCTCTCAATTGTATAATCTTTGTCTCCCACGGTAATAACAACTTTACCTTCCGCCTTCTCCTTGTTCTGGTTTATCAAATCCAGATTCTTTCGGACGTTTTTTGACGTAGAGTTGTACAGGGTGTACAACATTTGATCAATCAGTGATGACTTGCCTGAATAATTCTTACCGAATATTCCGACTATGCCATTTAATTTTGTAAAATCAATCTTGTTTCCTTCACCGTAGTTAAACAGGTTACTCCACTCGGCAGACTTTAAGTTCCAGTTTACATTTCTTGATACTTCTTCGCTCTCTGTTATAGATGCATTGTAGCGTCGGTTCAAATCGAGCACAGTCTGCATCACGTCGTCTTCCACCTGATGTTCTTTTAAGTACTCTTTTATTAGAGTTTCTTGTACTGTTATGTCCCGCAAATCCTCTTGAGCCAAGTTCTTAGTGGCGTCATCCATCGACACGGAAGCTCCTGCTCCCCTGTTTAAGAAAGTTACGCTCTCAGGCTTAAAGCGATGCTTTGCTACATCCACCGCTCTTCGAAGGGCGTCGAGAGGAAGATTGTTGTTTGTTACGAGGCGCAAGCGGGCGCCAGGATTAATGTTCGTACCTTTCGGAATTCTACCCTTCGGAGTCAACTGGATTGTGACGAATGGCTTAGGGTTTTCTATCTTTATATGTCGACAACTAAAATTATCCTTGTCCTCTATTTCCCACAACAAGAATCCCTTATCGTTTGTTTCGCCGTGATTCTGCTGAATCAAAGATCCAGGATAACAAACCCTACCCTCTGAATCTAGCTTTTGAAAAGTTTTGTGAATATCACCAAGCATAACATAGTCGAATCCTTCAAACTCGGAAATATCAATATCTCCGTGCTCCATAACCCATCCAGTGTCAGTCTTTACTCCAGCGACAGAGCCATGAAAAAGAGCGATATTAACCACATCCTGATTTGTCGGCTTTATCCAATTTTCCCTATCTAGCACAGATAATACATTTATGAAGATTCCAGGCGAAACCTCAACCTCCGCAGAGTATTTGTGTAAGTATAGATTTGGGTGCTTTAAACTAGAAACTATCGGTGAGATGGCGTCCATCTTGCTGGGGTTTCTTAAATTTAAATCATGGTTTCCCAATATGACGTGGTGCGGAGCAATGTCCGACAGTCTTTCGAAAAACTTTCTTGTCACATCAACAAAGGAAGGAGAAATTTGCAACTTCGTGTGGCAAGTGTCTCCAGTGTTGATAATGATATCAGGCTTTTCTTCTTCTAGGATTTTATATAAATTCTCAAACACTACTTCATACACATCATGATACCTATAATTCCTAATGTGTACGTCGCTAATATGCGCAATCTTAAACGCCATTATACCTCCAGTATATCTTTTATATTATAACTGGTGTTGTTTAAAAAGTCAAATTATTTTTATTTTTTTTCTGCTGCGATAGACTCGTAAATGGCTATAACAGTTGCGGCATCTTGATCCGTCAATTCAGTAAGTGCGGCGAGTGCAACTTTCTGGTTTTCGTTTATTGGAGCTAGCATATCTGCTGTGCGAATAAGCTCCTCTTTTATAAGTGTTTTTAGTTTTTCTTTAGTAATATGCATAATCTCTCCTCACAAGCTTAAAGCGTGGTATAATAAATAGTCACCTTCTTCAACAAAAGATGCTTTCTCTTTTCTTTGTTGAAACTCTTCCTTTGTCATCTCTGCAACATCGGAGAAAGGACTTATATCTACCTTTCGAACCCTTATGTCATATTGTAGCAGATTTTTAATCAATCTTAAAGACTTCTTCTCCGCGTCTGAGTCTAAAGCTATGTATATGTTTGGCTGATACGTGACTATTCTCTGAAACAGTCGTGAGCGTTCGTTCAACGTTGAGCCCAACAGGGGTATAGCATTTCCAGCCTTCATCGCATCAAATATCCCCTCCGTCAGAACGACGTCTTCACCCCAGTCAATATACAGTTCGTTAAACACAATATCTCGAGAAACGGGAGGATTCTTGTATCGATACCAATCTTCAGTGAAGCTCCGAGCGATAAAATAATTAACATAACCTTCTTCATCGAAGGATGGTATTATTACACGATTAGAGTACTCCCCCTGTAGGCAATATCCCACCTTCCAACGCAAAATGTCATCTGCAGTGTATCCTCTTTTTTTTAAGTAATTTAAAGCCGGAAGAGACGCTAGCGATGGCTTGCGAGATGTTAAAGTCATAAATTCTTTTGGCAACTCAATGCGCTGAACGTATTCTTCCTCTTCTTCCTTTTCGAAAAGATTGTCAAACTCGTTCAAGTCAACCTTGCCAGACAACTCTAACCACTCGCTCTTCTGGCTATAGCTGCCATACTTGCGCACTAGTTTTAAAATATCTTTCCCTGAGTAATCACACACCCAGCACTTAAAGACGTTCTTGTCGTAATTCACTGACAATTTGTTTTTGTAATGCTTGCACTTCGGACATTTGAAGAGACACTCTTCGTTTACCCGATAACTTCTTCCGAGTATATCAGAAACTAATTTATGTTTTTTTCTTGACAAATCTGTAATCCCGCAACTGCAACAACCCAACTATCCGCTATGTCTTTGTATTTCGGTTTTGGGTTTCCTTTATGTGTATATTCTACTTTAATGTTGGGGTTCTTGTCAAGATAAAACTGCAATATTTGAGCCTTCGTATCTTTGCTTCTGTCTATTTTTATCCCGGCTCTTTTTCTAGCAGATGCTGCAGCTATCATTTGAGGCTCTATTTGAAAGATGTCGTAACAAAGCCAGGATATTATCCCGTTAAATCTAGATAAAGTCGAAAGAGTTCGAGCAGAGGAGAATCCCGATCTAAAAGACTGCAGTGATTGTTCAATAAAAATCTCTTTAATTTGCCACCTGGCTTGCAACTCCAAAAGCCTGCATTTAACAAACTGCGCTTTGTCATAGAGAGTTGAAAACTTATTCTTGTTTCTGGTGTCCCACGCTTCGCTATATAAAATTTCGCCCGATTTATCAAGAACCGTAGCGCCCGTTATGCTTGTAGAAATGTCAAGTCCGAGGGTTACTAAGTCTGAGCTTTCCAATATACTGCCTCATTATTTTGTCTCGTTTTGAAGGATCATGATACCACACCCACGCAAAAGATTGTTTTATTTTTTTTATTTCTCCGTTTATTTTTGCGATAGACTCCTTTAGCAACTCTATACTCTCCTCCGAAGCTTCTGGTATTTCTATGTCTAGCTTCTCCGCTACCTCTATCAAATCAAAGAGATCAGACTCATCTGCTGCGGCTTGTGCTTCCTTGAAGAGTTCCTTCTTCCTTTCCTGTTCTTCTTCGCTTAATCCAATAATACGATCAGGGTGGCTGTCCTTAGCCACTTTCTTGAAGAGTTTTTGCACCTCGCGCTTTTTCTTTTCAGTCTTCACTGGTGCTCTTGTTTTCTTTTTTGTTTTCTTTTTCTCTTCCGTTTCTTTTGGTGGGGTTTCTTTTTTTACAATCTTCTCTACGGACTCTCTCTGAGCTTCTGGTAAATACTTTACAAAAGCTTTGAACGCTTGCGAGAATGCCTGCTGTGCCTCTTCATTTGTTTCTTTGACGAATTGCAAGTCTTTCTTGAGGTATCTCAATCTCAACAACATTAGTTCATATTTCTTTTCGGCACGCACCTTAAAAGTCCAGCTTCAATTTAAAAGTATAGTCTTTTTCTTCCGTCTTCTTAATCGGGTTTGCCAGCTTTGCTATTCCTATTAGATTTTTATTTTTATCGTATATTCCTATCTTAGAGATATAAGTTTGCTTTTTGAAAGAAGCAGTGTGATTGGTATAGGGAGATTTGGTAATGTTTTTTATGGTTCCAGCGTCTTCCCTGTACTGCACGCTATCGTAACTTACTCCACCCACAGAGCCGGACTTCACAAATGTTGGATTGCTAGAGTAATTATATTCTCCCTTTGGTGCATGAGCCAGCATCGTTATAGTTGGTATCGTAGTCGTGCCTTCGAACTCAATTCCAAAACTTGAAGATATAAGCGTTGTCGTCGTGCCAGTGCCAACGTAAGGCATTCCAGCACCAAAGTGCAACCAAGAAGGCTTGACTGCAGGGCTTGAATCGCCATTGTATGTGGCTGTGTGTTCAGAGTTCAAATCCCAAGATCCGGTTAGTAATAATATGCCCTCATTATACAACACCACGCCAGCCACTTCGTCGTTAGATGAAGAGCCGCTCACCTGAAGCAACTCACCGTTTTCTCGTGAATCTACGAGCTGAGCTTGGAGCGAGCCAGAAACATAAAAACTTAGCTTAACTGAGCCTTTCTTTATTGATGAGCCGTAAAAAATAGAAGGTATACAAACCATATTGACTTTCTGAGTTCCCTTGTTTCCGTACGAGGACGAATAAGCATAATGAGTACTAAATCTCTTATATTCCTCCAACGTAGGCTTAAGCGATCTTATATACTTCTTATTGTTTGCAACGGGAACATAGTCCCCTTCACCATTCTCGAAAGTGAATGAACTAACGTCTGAGCCTGCGGGCACGCTTATCCTGTTTATACTGGCAGTATACGGATATATGTCTGTCATCCTATCGCCATAAACAAATTGATCAGAATTGTCAAAATTAGTTGTTGAGATTGTCTTCATACCAGTTCGGGCGCCATCCTTCGTTACAAAAGGATATATCTTGTCAAGTGCGCCCCTATCTATGTTTAGTTCATGAAGGCTTATTTCGCCCTGACTCAACATCTTGACAGTAGTCGCTCGCTCTCCGGGGCGTACAATTTCGTTATTTATATAAACTTGATTGTGATATATATTTATATCGTACTTTGGGTAAGTTTTTACCGTATTATAGAATACATCGTCTATTCTGAATTTTTTATAATTTGACATTTTCTATTCCTTCTCTAAAATAATTAGAGAATTCATGGATTTAATTTTATTAATAATCCAATCGAACTCTTAATGTCAACTCATTTGTAGGATCCTTTCTGAGTGGTTCAGAAAGCTTTGCAACAGCCAAAAGCTCATTATCTGGCGAATAGAGGCCGACAGTCGTAACATAAGAACGAGGAGAATCAGCAGCTTGGTTCTTAACTCTTATCTGGCTTCCTGTCAAATATGTTGGGTTTGAGCTATAATTGAACTCATTGTGGCTCGCCCTGCAAAAATATACTGCAGAATTTAACTCTGTTGTGTTGTTAAATGAAATGTTGTATATACGAGTTCTTATCTTGTCGGCGACAACATCAATGCTCGAGCCTGTAAAGAAATCAAACCCCTCATATCCAAAACCGTCTATCATCTCCATGGCATCAGTATTCGTGTTGTGCAAAATACCGCCGCGCTGAGTGTCGTTGAAGACTGATCCAGAAATAACAACTATGCCAGCCTGATAAAATATCAACCCACACGCAGGATATGACGTTGCTGTGCCTATTGTTTCATTGGTAAGTCTTATAGTAGAACCATCCGAAGTTTGAGCATGGAGTATGCCATATTCTCCAACTGGGGAGTTAACAAAGAAACCACTCGAACCACTAATATCGGTTATCTTTATTCTTTTTGTGAAATGCTTGTTTGGGCGCTCGTCGTAATCGCTCTCAACCCCAAGCTCAAGATTGAACGATCCTTTCTTTATCTCGTCTTTCGTGAGGAGTCTAGAAAAGTTTAAAAAGAAAGCTTCATTAATCTTTGTTCCTCCAACCAAGTTTCCATCAGCATCAAATGGACGAATCGAACCACTAATGTCGTGCCCCATAAGAAGTTGAGCCATCTGGTTGTACATGTTCAGTTTTTTGTCGTGCTGAGATGTTACTTTCACGCTGCCTGAGTACGGTGACTCAGAAGAAAATCCACACGTAATGTCAAATATATGGTTCGCTGACGAACTTAAGTACGGATAATCGTATACACCCTGAAACATGCCGTGTGTGTACTTTTTGATGTTTGGTTCGCTACCAAGAGCTATTGCGTTAACGCCGTATGTTCCCGATACGAGAGAGCCAGTCAAAGGAATCGATTCGTGGAGAAGAGTCCTTGTCGAAGTTATATCATTATTCAAAAATGTTTTAAAAACAGATGCCATTTACTTTTCCCCTTTATGTCTTTCGTACGAATCTTACAGGTATGTCCAAGCTATAGCCAGTTGTGACTCCTGTAACCCTTATGTTTGTGTCTGCGTAGTAGCAAGTTGCATCAGAACCTGCGGCGTTACCCTTAACGACAGTGACTGTCGAGCTGCCGCCAAGCTTAGTTAAGAGAGCGGAACTAGAGCGCAACTGGGCTGACGAGGCTATCTTGAAAGAAAGTCTTGTACCAGTAGGGCCCGTAAAAGGTATCGCATTAGGGCCAGAATCTCTTTGTATTGTTAAGTTAGTGCCGTCATCGGTAAAACCAACTGAAGAAACTATAGGCCCGGCATTTAACCCGAAATAGTACGTTGCGATGTTATCGTCATCGACGAAAGACACAGCTTGAACTGCGCCATCGCGAGAAACGATTCTTCCTAGTCGATTATCTATCTGTACAATATACTGAGTTTCAACCAAGTCTGCATCCATTGCTTGAGTAATAGGTGGATCGCCAGCTGTGTCCTGCCCCTGATCAACCAATATATGTCTGCCTCCGTCCTCATTCACATTGAATCCGAACATTACTCCCTGAGATTCTGAAATTAGAGCTTCCTCTGTTGCTCTGTCTGCAGTTACAACAAACATGCCAGCATTGTCTCCGGAACCCACCAAATTAGATCTTGTGTCGTTCCCGCCTCTTATTTCGTTTACCTTCAATATTGGAAGATGGAGTATGTTTGTTCTTGCTATTGTCATCAACCTAGATTTCATTGAAGCGGTGTTGTTTGTAAAAGCTTCAAGAATTGGAGTTTGCATGACTTCCAAATCATAGTACGCGGATCCGCTAGGATGATTTGAATTAAAGAGTTCATAGTTAACCTCTTCATCTCCCAAAGCGAACTTAACTATTTTAAAATTACCTCTTGCCATCCTCTGGCGTCCCGCATCAGTCAAGACAGCATCTAGAATGATATCTCCCGAATTATCCAAAAAAGCCATTTATTATTCTCCTATCATAACTAAATAGTGCACCTTATCTTAAATAGTTCTTAAAACAAATATTATAAACACTAATTCAAGCCTCTCGACTTGGGATTCCCTCCATCGCTGAAAAACTCAAACCCCCCGGTGCGCGCGACAGGGAGAATCCCGGTGCGCGAGAACTCAGACCCTTCGCCCAGTGGGGTGTTAAGAGGATTTTCTGCTGGTGTCACTTCTTGCAGTTCATCCTCTGTTAAATCTACCACCTTTTTCTTAAACTTTAAATTAATATCGTAAGTTTTTCCGGAATTTTTCGATTTTATCCTCACTTTGTATGTCTTATCCCAAATCGATTTTTGAAATAGTCCAATCTCAGGGCCTCCTGGGGGTGGCATACCGAGGGGTTCATCACCGGTTAAATCTCTATTTTGCTCTCCTGTTTGGAACATCTTCTGTATCAGTGCAGGCTTTATCGTAAATGTCTTCATAAGCGACTTCTTTTCAACCTTATCTGCCATCATATCAGGCTCGTACAATGTAGTCACATCCAAGAACATACCATTTTCCGTAGTAACCAACTGACACTGATATATGTCAGTTGGGTTTGAAACGTGTCCTGCGGCGTCCACTGCTCTGAATATATAATAATATACCACATTTGGCTCTATAGCATCGTCGTACACTCCTCCGGTTCCAGTGGCATAAACATCCGCTATTTTTGAATCTGCAAAGTCTCTTACAGAAGTTGGCATTTGCGTCATGCGGAATACTTCGTAGCTTACTGGAGGATCATCGCTCTTGAATTTAATTTTTCCGTCTGCAGGATCCTGCGCCTGAATGATTGCTTCGAATATTTCTTCGTCTTCTTCGTTGAGAGCTATTGGTTCCATATTGTACTCTCCCGAATTAGACGTGAGATTTATTCTTACAACATCTGTCTCTCCCTTGAAAGGAACGATATGCACCTGCGGGAAGACGGGTGGAGCGTCCTCCATGGTAACCCTCTTTTCAAAAAACGGAACTTCAATAAACACAGCATGTGGTTCTGATTCCACATCAACGTAGAAAGGCTCCAGAGTCACTCCTCCACTACGAGCGTGGCCAAAGACGTTTGGTGCCGTCAAATCAAACACCGGATTGCCTAACGTATCAGTAACAGGATCTAAGTCTTGTCTGTCATTCCACCAATGTTTTCTGTTTATTTGAGTGTCGTTCAGCGATTCAGCAACTCGCGGGTACACGAGAAGAGCTGATACAGCTGCAGCTGCGGACTCTCTGCTTCTCCATTCAGCCATTATCTCTTCTTCGCTCGGGGGGCGGGCAAGAGATATTGTGCCCCTAGAAACCGGAACAGTCCATATTGGAATACCTATTTCTGGGTTGCCTATTAGGGTTGGTTCCCTTCCTCTCACTAACATATCACGCCAGCCAGCTGGAGGGTTGTCCAAGTCATAAAAGGGGTGCTGTACTGACAGCTTCTGTATTTGCCCCACTAAATCATCAGGGATTGGAGTTTTCGGATGAATATCCGCATATATTGGCTCATCGTTGCGATAAGCTACTGGGCGGTACGGGCCAAATTCGTCGCGAGATGCATCATATACATAACTAGCGTTAGATTCCAGAGTCGCTGTTGCTACCTCTGGACTTCCTCGTTGACCGCCTTCTGCGTATTCTATGTCGGCAGTTGTCAATTTCGAATATCGATACTTTGTGCCAACTACAAAATTATAAGCATAAATTCTATACACATATTCGCGCCTATACTTTACTTGCGAATCTACAAAATTAACCCTATCCGTTTCGTCATTGTCCAGGATATAAAAACTCTGTATCAAGCTCTCCTCTCCGTTAATTACGGAAAACTTATCTATCCTGTATCCGATTGTTTCAGAGTATGCTTTCTCTCCCTGCAGCAGTTTTGTGTAATTTCTAAATTTAGACTGTATTAGTTTTGTTGTTGCATTGATGAACACTGCCTTTCTTAGGGCATACAGCGCCGCATCCATGCCGCCGCCTGCCTCTTGTACAGCGTTCCACTCTTCGTCATCTTGGATTCCTAGAGGGAACCCAACAGTGGATCGGGTGTTTATTCCACGTCCGGACAAGGACTCAAACCATCTCAATACATCTATCGTACTTCTCTCTTGCCCTTGTACTGACTTGTCGTTTTCTCTTGGTGTTTCCCGGGATCTCCTAATACGACGACTTCTTCCCGCGCTTTCATCTAATATTTCTGCATATATGTCTTCTATTCCTGATCGAGCATACTGAGCTGTCCTTTCTCTGTCTTCTAGTGCTTTCGTATTGAAAGACCTAACCATGGTACTCATCACTCTTTCTTCTAGTCTTGAATTTTTTATAAATCGACAAACCTTTGTGCCATGATGGGTGGAAAACTCTATGTTAACATACATTGGAAACTGATTTTTCTTTTCCGATGCCACATTTTCGAACTCCTTAACATTGTATGGAGTAAATTTAACCTTTTGTCCAGCGGGACGATAGACGGCATCACCGGGCTCCTTGTCCATTCGATATGAAGAATATACATCCCTCATATTAGTTTCGCTTCCGTTGTAATTTCTATAATTATCGGAAATAAAATTACTTCCAACCCTAACTTGAACATCCAATATTCTACCAGGAGGCAAGCTATCCAGCTCTTTTTCATAAAAAGGCATGGATACATCATGCACATGATCCTTAAACTCTCTACCAATCGGCACCAAAGGCTTTGCAAAAACTTGCTTACTTATCGCATTCCAGGAATCGTAGTCTGGATGCAGGGGGCCTAAAACGTATGCGTCCAATTTCGAAAAACTAAAAGCATTCCAGTCAGCCTCAGTCAATTGGGCGTCTTGGTGAACTGCTACTCCCATGTGGTTAAAATGGAATGGAGCTGGGGGGATGGCTGGGAAAAATATAGATTTCGGAAGAAGGTTTATCCTAGTCCTAGATGACATTCGCGCATCACTATCAACCACATAAATGTCGAAAGGGGATTCTAGTGCCGATCGTGGCGTAGACTTTTGATAAATTGCCGCGCCATTTCTGTGTCTCATCCATGATCTTCGGAGCGTGTATCTCAAAGTATCAATGTTGTTTCGCGCGACGTCATCGGCTGCTTCCTGATTTGCCAAGTTTGACATTATCGGATACAAATAAAACCCCGGATACGCCTCGGGAGTTCGGTACGCAAGATAGGGGAATAGATTGCCGTACATCCCCATTGAATTGTCATTTGGGCGTTCGGGATATCGGCTATACAAATCTCTCACATATGTGAATCCCAAGAATGAAGTATTTGAATTTCTAATAGTCATCATAGACTCAGAAACATCAAAATACAACCCCTGATTAACCAGCGTTTTTGTTCTGGAAACCCTGTCGTAGTTTGTTCTTATTAAGTCATCAGGAACTAGGAACACAGTTTCTTCTGGTGGGACGGGATACACAATCTCAACTGGTTCTTCTTGTTCGGGATCTGGGAATACTCTTTCTAGTTGTACTGGTTCTGTTAGGTTCCCCAAAGAACATGGATCTTCTACAGGACTGAACTGTAGGGCATTATTCATGTTTGATACCGCATCAGCCCCTGCGCGAGTCACTTCAGGGGGGCGGGCTCCTTCGGTTGATGCAGCGCGTGCTGCGTTGTTAGCGGTGACGACGGCACCTACGTTCGCGATAGGGATAGAGCCTCCAGAATTGTTACCTCCGCCCATGCCGCCACCGGCTCCGCCGTCGCCGTAATTGCCTGCTGCCATCTTAGCCTACCTCCACTAAAAAATACTCATCCATAACTACCGTACTGCTCATAGATTTAGCTCTGGATATACCTGCTTCTCTGTTCTCATAGGGAGCAAGACGACACAACTTATACTTCTTTCCAGTGCTAGGTGTAGTGCTAGAAGTCCGGGATCCCGCCAGGGCGTTCCGAACTGGTTTAAAATCTCCTTCTCCAGATTTTGTACCACTCTTTCCAAACGAAGTGTCAACCTTTTCCTCGACGGAAGCCATCATACCAAACAAGAACGGAGAAACCTCACCATTAGCTAGCACTCCGGGCGTTTCAACTCCTGCCCTCACTATGCTCCTTATCTGCATAGGTACAGTATCATAAATATACGGGTTTGTCTCCCGTATAGACTCCAACCTTTCCTGAACTCCTCTGATAGTTCCTACATTTTCAGATTCATAGACTCCATCAATATTGGTTGTCAATCTCCTTGATAACAAGTTTACAAACTTTGATGCTGGAGATGCCATCAGGTTCCTGGGGCTTGTTGGCAAACTCCTTCTTGCTATCCTGTCGTTCAAGCATAGGTTCTCACCTGATCCGCTGACGGATGATGCTAAAATTTTTGGATCTGATATAAATTCGTCAGCATCATCGAAATCTTGCAACCATGTTGTGTCTCTCAAGTAGGACGGCGTTTCAAGAGTCACTCCCAAATCATGTATCTTGTCTATATTTATGTATGTTGACTCTAGATTTTGCAAAAAATTGGTTCTTGTCTGCAGCATTGCTTGGCTATTAATCCTGAATGAAGATGCCTCGTCTCCAGAAAAAACCATGTCTCTCGAAGGCACAAAGGGAGTCCTGTGTGATAAGTTTACGTTTGACGCCATGTTCTGTCCACCAGTGTACATTGGTGCCACAAGCGCTCTGAGCCTTGTGTCTTCTGCGTTTCCGAAGTTTCCGGCAGTACTTATAAATCCTATTTCTGGTGAATTTGTTCTATACCCCACTCCAAAGTCGTTCTTATTTGCAAAAGTGGAATTTTTCATTATTTCTGGGCTGCTGATGTGGTACTCGTTTGGTGTTAATTTAATTCCATTTTTGCGAATATCTGCAGACGAACCATTCACTAAAGCCTGAGAGTCTCCAAAAAACTGGACATATTCCTCTCTTACTCTGTCTTCCATCTTTACTATCTTAAGTCCATTGTTTACATTAGTGTAATCACTAAAATATGTTACAGAAGGGTTATTAACAACCGATGCATCATAAATTTCGTCAAACTGAATGTCAAATTTGAACACATTTTTTTCTGGATACCTTGACGGTGCTGGTGTTTTTGCTCCTTCGTCTTTTCCCCTTGCAGTGTTGTATTGCAGGATATCTTCTATTTTCGATAGGAGCGACTGTAAACACATTATAAAATTCTGTATCGATTCTGGTGAAGCGCCACGACGAGGATTTATTATGTTATATAACATATTGTTGTCCCCGGAATCAGCACTACCATAAATTATCCTGTATGCTGCCAAGTATCTTCTGACTGCTGCTGCCAAGCCTGAAGTCTCCCTCTCGATGTCCTCTAGGTATCCCTCTGTATACCTGAGCCTGTCATAGTCGTAACTACCTTGCAGTCTCGCTCCGGCATTCAAGTATTCTGCCAGCTGATCTGGTGTGGCATTTCTGTAGTCTGTGCCATTATACCCTGGCACGTAAGCCGGTATTGATGCTCTTTCCAGAAATTGCTTCATGAATCTAAGACTCTCTTCCAATTCTGATTTGTGCCCCTCCATTATAGAATCAATTCCGTCCACTACTTCAACTTCAAGATAATATTGGTATTTTCCATAATTCACGTTAGCTATATCCGCATCCGTGCCTCCAAAAGATCTATAATAAAATCCCCCCGAAGAAGACCAGTCTATATTGACTTCAGATAATTGGTTTGTAGACACCAGGGCTCCTTCCCCTTGAGGCTGGATTGTTTCACTGTAAGACGCTACAAGAGTTGGTATCTCGTTCTCATCCATTATTTTATGGGCGCTGTTTCCCATCTTGTCGACTCCGATAGGCATATCAGTCATTCGCCTCCTAAAAAGCTTCATGCTTCGTATTAAGCTGCTTGACAATACCCTAGAAAAAGAAGATTGAGGGAACGACGTGTAGAACTTGGCTAGTCTAGACTGATATTTGACTATCTGTGCCCAATCAACAGTAAAAAGAAAATTACACCTTCTTCCCAACGTTGGAGTGAGTATGAGTTCACTATCAAAACGGGCGCCTCCATACTCCGTCCTCCTATTTGTCGGCGACATAAGGCGCTCAATCATAGCTTCCCTCAAACTTCCCGCGCCTTCCCTAATGTTTCTCATTCCATATGCGCGGGCAGTTAGACGGCGCATGCGAAACTGTCTCTGATACTCATGAGCATCGTAGTACACATCCCCTCCATCAAATCTATCCTCAACCGGGGGGAGTGCCAGGGGGCGTAAGTCGTTTATCTTACTATTATATACTTCCCTCTTGACAAGTAGCGCATTGGCTCCTTCGTAATCTCCGTGCACCGCTCCCTTCATTATCTGATCAGTATCAGGCATCTGATGGACTTCACCTAGCCACTGGTTGCCTGCTCCGTCCAGATAGACGAATGCTCTTTCGTTTACTTTACTCCCCCTTATGACAGACTGATACGTCACCGAGCCGCCGGTTTGGTTTAGTGAGTACAGGTGTGCAGGATCGGGAGAGGCAAGTTCGCCTCCCTGAGTTATTGCTTTTTCTGCATCTATATGCGTAAACACTCTGTACTCTAACGAAGTAGGGTTGGCATCTGGTATGAAAAAAGACACCTGAAAAGGTATTTCTAAAAGAGAAGCACTCACATACGCTCTAGGATCTCCTGAGTCTAATACCGTTGATCTTGTTTCAAGCAGGTTTATCTTTGCGAATTGAACTTTGTCAGTCATTGCAGTTAAAGCATTCAATGTCTGAGTCATACTACGAGAGTTTTCCAAAAAAGACTGAACTCTGGCTCTCGGATTTGCCAACACCGATCCCAAATTTGATGGCGCAACTGTGTTCCCAAACCTTCCAGACTGAGATGGAGTAAAGGATTGCACCACGAAAATGTCTATATTTTGCATCAGAGCGAAGAGGTTGTGGTACTCAGACAAGCCGGATGCTGTTATTTGTTGTTTTATACACATGTCCAAAACTATAGTCACACCTTCAGATGTTGCATCCCAGCGATTGTCGACTATAGAGTTTGGAAGGCGATGAGGTGTCAGGGTTATGTTCTTAACATACACTTTTGGAGTTATGCCTTCATATTTTATAATACTAGCCATTATTACTCACACTCCTCTGTAGTACTTACTATGGACTTCCTATATGTGTCGGTGTTGACATAAGGTACCATAGATCTTTGAGTTGGAAGACTAACAAACAACCCTCTTCTCTCGCCTGCGTCGGCAAGGTTATCAACAGATATTTCGAAATAGTTGTTTAAATCTGCTATAGGGTTTGCGCAATTCTCGAAAAATAGAGGCAACAATATCTGCTCTTCGTCTGTTGCGGTGCCAGGAACCACCTCAAAAACTTCAATTTCAAAATTTTCTGCCAAGTAAGGCGCGTTCTCTTCAAGTAGCTTAAATTGCATTGGGGCGCCGCTCAACAACTTATACGCTGTACCATCTTCAAATATTATTTCATCCTGCATTACATCCTCACTAAGCTGATATTCCTCTGCAGAAAGCCTAGTTTTCATAATTATGTACTGTGATTCGCATGTCAACTGTGGGATTGGTAAAGACACATTTGAGCCACTGTAATAGCTCAGAGAGCCCGTAAACGGCGCTCTAAGAGCGTTTACTGTTACTTTTGTAGCCTCTTGCTCTCCTAATATTCCAGTATAAAGGGGGTACCTTAAAGCGTTCTCCCTCTCTTCGTTGTCGGGAGTCAGGTTTAGCAGCTGATATAATTCTGCTTCTCCTTCTCTTATATCTATATTTGCCTGGCTATATTTTGTCTCTATTCCATAAAATGCATTTTGAGGGCGAACATAAGGAGTCTCCTTTATCCTATCCTCTGCGGCATTTTGGCTTTCTGGTACTCCTGCATAATCTGCGTCATACAAAATATCATCGTCAAAAAAACAATAATACTCCGGCTTAAACCTCCCCTTTGAAAGAAGAAGTTTGCCATATTGAGTCAATTGTATGTCTATGACATCTTCTTTTTTATTAAAAAACGACAATTGAAACTACCTCACTCTATTTCGACTTCTGCTGTTACTTTAATTAGCTCGACGAGAGAAAAGAAATCATATGGCCAGTTATAAGAATATTTCGCTCTCTTTTGCAAATCGTCAAGCGTAGAACTAACGAGCTGCCTCTTTTCGCTCTCGTTGAATATTGAAATTCCCCCGTGCTTGTGTCCCGTCAGAGAGTCAGACAACTTCTTAAAATAGTTTGCACTGGCGCGGCGCTTCACTTTGAATACCATCCACCTCAACTTATCTGGGAGGACACCACCCAAAGGATCTTTTATGTCCGCATCTGGACTCTTGAGGGAGTGCCCCACTGTCACTTCTGTGCTGCCCATACCAAATGGATCACCTGGGCGTGAACCTATGCCGTGAGTCCCAATATCCGGAGGCAAGTTTTGCCAAATATCAGACACATCCTTTCTGGATAGTTTGTGTGAGAACTCGAACACGTACATCGCTATAGGTGTTTTACGCCTGTTGTTAACAAAGTCCATTTGGGGTGGGAAAACATAGCGATTCATCATCTCTATTTGGTGCTTTATCGAATTATCGACAGATTCAAGGTTTGTGTTGTTTAAGACATTCTTTACCTGCTGCCTGTCGAGCTTAAAGAAGTTCGCCTTTGATCTCTTAACATAATATGGAATAGCGACTACAGCCTCTGATATTACTCTTTCTCCATCTTCCGGAAGCTCCCCTAGTCGTTGGCGATTACCACGAGGGAACCCTACCGCTGCGGCGAGAGATTCAGAGCCAGTAATGTCACTTATACCTAGAAAAATTCCTCTAGACTCTCCCGGAACTGTGCCATACTGGTGCCACATACCCCTTGATGACATCAAGTATTCATTATTGCTAGCATTTTCGAAAAACCCAGTTGTTGTCTGCGTCTCTGTTTGTCCGGAATTCAAGTTAAGCACTGTCATCGACTTATCTGAAAAATCTAGTATTGGACATTCCCACTTAGGTTGAATTACCCACCTCTTTCTCTTGTTGCTGGCACCTCTTCTTGCAGTTCGTACGTTTCCATTGGCATCGTACTCTACGTCTAAATCCTCAATGGTGCCAAACAAATTCACAGAAGAGCTTATTCTCATCTGATATTCTTGATTTGTGGAAGATCCTGTAAGAAGTTGATACGCCGAGCCAGTCTGTCTGGAGTTTTCGCTGTAAGAAGGCGCCAACACAGCAAACAATTCCTCCACAGTATAAGAACTCTTTGTGGCAGTAAACGACAAATCAACATACGCCTCGTCATCGTAACGCTGAAATGCTGGACAATATGGCGCAAAGCCATGAGAGGTTCCTTTGTCTGGAGAGCTGTTGTCCACCGGAGGGCCAAAGGCTGCTCTGTTTTCATACATTACTACGTTTTCGTTAGCTAATGTTATTCGCATAGCATATGTTCTGCCAACAGTAAAATTGTATGTATCAGGTTCTGATATAAATGATTTTACTGATGAGTCCTTAAGGAAAAAGTTTATCGACTCTGCGAAGAAATTATTAGCCGCCATCGAATATAAGTCGGCATTCTGCACTTTCAGAGTTAAGCCGTTTTTGTGAGCTATATCTGTCAATGTTCGATATATGAAGCTTTCATATAAATCTTCTGTATCTTCTGATCCAGTTAGTACCGATCCATATATGGGGTGCAAGTCATAATATTTTGCCACTCCATACGCACTATGGTGCAGAAACGGCACTATCATACTGGCTGAAGGGTGAGGTTCATTGTCATACAATATTGTACCTCTCATGGTGTCGGGTGACAATATAGCCTCAAAGGGCACTCTCACGCACGTCGAAGAGGAGAGTCTAGGTATGCTCTCATCCGCCGTTCCATTTGCCCAGGAGCCTGTTACGCCCTGTCCATACCTGCCGTGCCTGACATTGAATGACGCCGTATGATGGAACCTACCCTGTATTGAACCTTGGGTTCCTCCAGCTGCTATAGCTTCTGCCACAGTGTTTTTTGTTATACTTTGATAACCCACGCCGGCAAGATATTCTTCATCTCTTACGCTGCCAGTGCCGGGATTCCTGAAGATAGGATAATCCACGGCAACACCAGATTTAATAGAATTGAACAAGATGCCAGGAGCGAAAAGAGGCTTAGCTGCATGGTTCCTGTTGGCTTCTAGTCTAACTTTCGTATAGAGGTTTGTGGAAAGATTTCCTCTTGTGTAGTCGTCGTTCCACATCTTCGCCATCTGCAGGGTGCGGAGAGCTGGATAGAAGCCATCATATGGCAAAAACTTCAATAAAGCATTGCACTTAAGCCATATCTTTGATGGTTCCTTGCCCATATCTTCCGATGACATATCCCGAACCACCTGAAAATATTTCAGAAAATCTGTATTAGAATATGTTTCAAAGAATGCTGAAAAGCTGCTATTAGCCACCGAAGAGCCTGTCAAAGTTAAAAATGATTCAAGTGGTGCACTAAAACTCGATCCTGTCAAAACTATCGACTCCATATGCTCACTCATTCTAAATTCCGGAACTAAGCTATATTCCTTACCTACCGCTCTCAGCTCCTCTCTGTAGTTTTCGTATGAATCATAAAAAGGAGTCTTTCCAGACTGTTCTCCCGTCTCCCACTTGGAGTGTCCTGCTAAATATTCTTTATTATCATATTCTTGAGGTATCAACCTATTGTACAATGGAGCCATCTGCAATTGGTGAAGTGATGCCCCTTCCATTGCAGAATGGAAAAGACTATAATCATTCTGCAGCTCACCAGAGCCACTAACCCCCAATTGATCATGAAAATTGTTATAGTTGAGTGCCCCTCCCTGTTCTATCGTCGGAGGCACTTTGGAGAAGTCAGTGCGAGCATCCAGCGGCCACATGCTGGCTGAAATGTAATATGCTTTGCTAGTTCTTCTATAGATTCCGAAGCTGTTTGTCTTTCCAGATTCATATGTAAGCTCTTCAACTCTGTCTGCGTGCGAATCTCTCCAAAAGTCATTATTGAAATTAACCCTTGTTCTTGCCTTCTTGGTGAAGGTGTTATCCTCACGAGGATAAACAACTTCGCTGTATACAATGGAGTTCGGAATTATACCATTATCAACCATTATATCGTGAGCATTCTGATATATTCCTTCTTTACATTCCTCTATGCTTAGTAGCTTTATGATTTCGGAGTTTGCAAAGGACGTTGCTGCATTGCCATAGCTAACCTTCGCAACAACATTTCTTTCTCCTCTGTGGAATATTCTAGTATTTTCATCCGGAGTTATTGTCATCAAGTCTACATTATCTACCATCTCCTCTTGGAGGGTGCCTAGTATTTGCCCCTTGAGATTTCCAAACCCTATTTCAACTGGCTTATATTTTGCACTTACCGGAGTGTCGTAAAAATTATTGATTTCCCTATCTTTTGTGCTAGAAACATTTTCTGGTATCTTTTGTGGCCAATCATAGATATTCATGGTTCTCTGGTTTGGAGTGCCATCTCGCGACTGTATTGATATTATGTTGTTTCTTCTATGCAATCTTGCTATGGGATGTTCAGATCCCCGCATCTGCTTCCATGATGGCCATCCGTAAGGGCCCTGCCTGTTAAGCAATATGTCGTTCACAGAGCCTTCAGTGGTTGATAAACTGTTGCCGATTGTGTTGGTGCTGGATGTTAACGCTCTGTTAATAATCCTATTCAACCCAACAAAGTCATTGTTTGCGTTATTTTCACTAGCTGTTAAGAATCGAATTTCATCCTGATATACAGAGTCAGTATTTCCAGAAGGTATCGAGAACTCATGTACATAACCAGGAAAACTACTGGTAGTCTCTATAGAGGATGCAGTAACCCATGAATATTGAAGTTCGTTTCTAGGTATCGGACGTTGCACGAAAAAGTTATCCCTCTCGAGCCTATCTTCGATGACGTGAGTCTCGCCCGGAAGAGAGGGGACAGATACAATAGTCGGGCCCGAAACTGGCGTTGCATTGTATGAGTTTGCACTCATGTCAAAGATTGTTCCTCCGGCGCTGTCCGGTGTGCCAGAGCCATTATCTCCGTCTCCCATTCTGTACCATGCTTGTAAGTTTGCATTTGCAGTGTGCTTAAGCAAGTCATGAGGGCCCTTAAAGAAGCCGTCTGAATAGATTTCTCTAATTTGCGCTTGCGTTAACGACTTGTTCCATATTGCTAAATCTGCAATATGCCCATCAAAGAAGTCACTAGCCGTTGGGCCGGCGTCCCACTCTTGGCCAATACTTACCAAGTCTGTGCCTGCCATTATGGATGCTATATTTGTAACCGTCAAGGCATCCCCTTGAGATTCCCCATCCAAATACAGCTTGAGAGTATTTCCTGTTCCCTCGTATACAAATCCAACCAAGTGCCACTTGTCATCGTCTATCCTTGTGTTGGATACCTTTTGCCAACCAGTGGAATTTTGGTAAAACTGAAGTGTGCCGTCTGTGCCGGCGGTACCCCTTAAGAGAAATAGGTGCCTATTTCCTCCCGAAGAATCATGTATAGAGAATATAACATGGGCATTCGCGTTTGATACGGTTGGGTGTTTTATCCACGCAAACAAAGAAATCTCATTATTATCTGTGAATATTGCTCTTGCTGCATCTAAGCGCAAGTATTCTGTCGAGCCGTCAAGTAAAACAGCTTTGGTGTTGAAATTAACTGTTCCCACCGACTCTTTTCTTGCGGCACTGTTTCTGTTAGTCATATGAACTGAAGCGTACCCAGCACCGGATCCTGACATAAATTCGTAAGTGTTCGATATATGCACGCTTCCGCTTCTAGCTCCAAACTGGTTAGAGTGCTCTGCATAAAGGGTATCCAAATCACTTCTTACTATAGAGTTTCTATAGTTCATAGAATTGTATATTGAAAATTCTGACGTCTCTCTGTCCAATCCCTGTCCACCATCAGCATCGCCTGCTGTTTCGGGCCCTCCTGGGGATGAAAATCTATTCACCAATACGTGATTTGTTCTTTCTCTTTGTATTTTTGGCAAATCAACAAAGTCATCAAAAAATTCAGAAGACACAGGACTATATGTTGAGTCAGCGTAGCCAGAATTCTTTATAAAATCTCTATTGTTGGATGCCCTGCCGCCTGTAAACACGATATCATAATCATACTGATAGTTCCCGACATGAGCGGAACTTGTAGTAGTTTGTATGTTTCTTATGTTTACCGGACGCTTTGCGAGTCCTTCACGGGCGCAAAAAGTGCGCGGCGTTTCGAAACCTTGGTGGACTAGTACAATCTGTCCCGAGGAAATCTGCAACTTATAAGTTTCTGGGCGTAATTGGGGATCTGTCTCTCCTGCCTTCACATGCCTATTAGCATTCCCCCCAACGTGCTGAGATGTATAGACACCCTGAAGTGGTGCTATTATTTCATTGTTGTAAGAATCATGATGAATATTTGTTATTGACACTCCTGCCTTAAACGTTGTCAAGCCAGATATATACCCGTCACCGATGGACGAACTGTAGAATCTAAAAGGCAGAGCCAAGTCTGTGCCAGTGTCAGTATATGAATTATCGCCCAAATATACCGCTTCTGCTCTTATTCTCCTCTTGGTTGTCGGAGTTGAATCATCACAATCTAAAAACTCTTGAACACTGGATGCTGCAATAGACAATCCGGAAGTTGTGCCAGGGCGCAATGCCATGGCATATAAATTAAGTATTCTATTTTCCTCCATCGAACCTATTACCCTGTCTCGCTTCATATCCAAAACATATGGGTGAGACAAAGCGCGGGTATAGTACGAAGAGCCCGAAACTTTTGTAATCTTTATTCTTCTTATTGCTTCGCGTGCTTCGCGGACTTCATCAGAGATGTGAGCATCACGGAATATCTCCGTAGTTGTCCGCTCTGCCATATTCGCCCACCATGAGCAATTTTCAGACTCCTTTCTGGGGCTAGAGGGCAGCGGGGCATGATCTCTACCCCAATGAAATCCTCTATGCTCTGCCGCACCGCCGCGTAGCTGGGCAATTGGATCTACCGATTTCATCTCTATAGTTGGAAACTTAGTCCAGTATTTGTTTCTTTCCAGAACGTGACTCTCTATCATCGTTCTTATGTCTTCAGAAAATCTAGTAGTTGCCGGCTTGAGCTGATCTATCATCACGGAGAGGGCTGAGTCGAACCACTTGTAGTACTCCACATACTTCTCTATGTCTGGAGTGTTATCCACCCTCCTAAAGAACATTTCTTTCAGCTTTTGCATGCCCTTGTAGCTCTGTCTGTATTTATTTACTGGTTCTCCGATGAGGTTGTTAAAGTCCTTTATTGTTGCAAAGAACTTAAGCATTTCTGCAGAAATAGTCTGATACATGCTCTTTTCGAAAGAAAAGAAGTAGTTTATTGGGCGCGAGTCATATCTGAACACTTCACTGTCAGAATCCAAAGCCTTTACCATGTCTGAGCTATAAACATTCTCTGGTAGCGCTTGTTGAAGTCCCGCTGTCCACATAGTCGATACTACCGAGGTGCTGCTAGTTGGAAATCCATACCCGACGCCAACATGGTGTCTTTTTGTCATGCCGTCAAAAGTGCTAAGAGCACCAACCGAGCCGGATGAGGCATCTACTACAACAAATTCTCCTGAAGAATCTGACGTGGTTACTCTATCAAAATCCCAATGTAGAGCGAGAGTGTCTGTTTCCCTGTAGTTGCTATCAAGAATATCCGACTTATTCACATACTCTGGCTTTGATGGGTGCATTCTACCGAAGTTATCTGGATTTTTAGAGTGAAAATCCAGCTCATCGTTTGACAAATAAGCATTCCAATATCGTATATTCGATATCTTTACATCCGAGTACTCCGACACTGAGCCTGTGTAGTTTACTCTGTGTGCCCCCGCATACAATGTCTTGGGTGCAAAACAAAGCCTTGTAGCATTAGTTCTCGAAACTGCACCAGTTACATGAAAGCTATCTTCGAGACTATCTAGGATATACCTTGTTCCTCGAAATTCGACAACAAAGGCTGCGGCTTGTGCAGCCACAGAGCCATCCATAGAGCCACTGGGGGATGCTGCCATGTGAGGTGCAGGCTTGACTCTAAAGGAAATGTTCCACTTATTATCCCCATAGACGTCATGCACTATAGGTGACGTCAACTCTGGTATTATACCCGCTGAACTCGTTAGCATAAAATATGCATCCGACTCATACTCTGATGTTCTCACTACATGAGCCTGGATGCTGGCGAAATCATTTGATGCCCACGTCATATCACCCGCTATTGTTGATGGGGTGTGGATGCCAAACAACGAAGATGTGATGAATCCCGTCTCTTGAAAATACTTTGATCCATACCTCTCCTTCCTGGGGAAGAAGATATCTGCTTCAACAGTTGTTGATACATCGGTTTCCCCTGTGGTGCCAGAGCCTGAAATGTAGTGTGCTCTATATGGATTTAAAGAGCCAGACTGAAATATTGTAGCCCCATATCTGTCGGGAGAATTAAAATCCACCACCTTTTGTTTATGAGATTTGTGCAAAAACGTATCAGAAAACGAGTAAGTGTGATTATCCGCATACACATTTAGCTTAATAAGTTCCTCGTCTATCCCGAAACATCTAAAAAGATTCCGGAAGGACTTTTCAGTACCCTTTGATTTATAGATGTTTGTAAGGTTATTATATATGTTTCTGTATATGAAGTTCTTAACTTGATGTAGTTCAAATTCAAACTGTCCGTCCTTGTTTCTGGTACCAAACTTTTCCAACACTTCGGCATCTGCGAACAGATCCGGAGCAATGAAGCCACTAGATTCTAATAGTTTTTCTGTGAATGGTGCAAAATCCGAACCACTTACGTGTGTTGGGGATGGGTAATCCCTATAGCTAACATCTTTCAGAGACGTGATAGCCTCTATTTGCAAATGCAATGTATCAAAGTAGCTAGCCATTATCTGCATCATATCCGAAAGAGTACTCTTGTCTTCCGTATGGGTGTTCATCTGCTCTTCTATTATCCAAGTTGGCAGAGAATAATATAGCGCAGAAGTATTCTGATAATCATGAGATTGTCCTAGTTGTCTTTTTTCATCCAAAAGAGATACAACGTCTGGATGATTGCTATAAATTATAGGATCTTGAAATTCCCTCAATGCGTTACCAGAGTCAACCATGGCAGATCCGGTGTTTCTCGATGAAGAACTGTACCCCACCCATGAGCCGTTTGACACTCTGCCAGAGTAATCCAAAGCTACCGAGTCTGTTGTTGCATCTGTTGTTATTCCTTCGTTAAACTTATAATACACGCCAAGCTTAGTATTGTGTTCGTACTTGTTTGTTCCACCGCCAACATTTGTTAACCAGTTTTCTCCTATTTCCTTAGCATTCCTCTCTACCTTCCAGAATCTAAATTCATCCATCGAACCAGACAACTTTCCGTAACCAAGCCCAGCTGAGCTAGCTGCCGTTGGAGAGTCGACAAGTGCTGCGATATTTGCAACTATGTTGCCATCAATTGCTCCAAATGTCGCAGCTGCAACAGAAACAGTTGCGTTATATGCACCGTCTATGTACAGGTTTGAGTCAATTTTTTCAGTTGTAGGGTTGTGTTTGAATGTAAAAGCATAATGATGCCACTTTCCGTCTGCGATTGTATCCTCGGTTATTGAGGATCCACCTATCGCAGTATCTATAAACCCTAAACTTCCTGATTGATATGTTATCAAAAAAGCAGAACTAGCTGGATTATTGTCTATTGTAACTCTTAATCTTCCGTAATCTGCGTCTCCAGGCGTTGAACCCGAAACAGTAGCGTCAAATAGGACTTCTAATCTAGTTTTCGAAGTGTCATATCCGTCTTTTTTGAGCCAAAACTCGACAGTATTACCTGTGGCGCCATCAATTTTAAGATTTGATTCTCTATAGCTGGCGGAATCATATATGTTTGCCAGACTGTTTTCGCCCTTGATGTCGCCATATGGATCTGCATGGGGCCCACCCTTAATATACACATACTCAGCAGTACTTGGCAGTCCATAATTATCGTGATTGGCGGATTGAGTGCCCCAGCCCGAAGGAGAGAAGAGAGCAAAACCATTTGTTCTAGGGTAGTCAACCCTAAATATGTGATTATCTAAATATGAAGAACTTAAGTGCCAAGCTTCTTTTTCGTAGAACGTCCCATCGTAAGGATAAGTTTGGTATATTCTCTCTATAGAGTCCGTATAGTATCTTTCTGCCAATCCGTATCTAGCAAAATTCTCTGGTTTAGAATAATCTACCGTTGGAAGAAATCTTTTAATTTTCTTATCTCGAACAAAGATGTAGTCCTCAGACTCCAAACTCTCAGTCAAGTCCTTTACCGTAGTCTTTGCTACTATCTTTGATTTTTCTTCAAAAAGGTTTTTAATTGACATTATTCAACCCTAAACTTAAATTTCTCATTCTGCTCTTTGTAAACTCCGTCCAACTTGAAAACCAAAGAAACCATGTAAGAATAGCCAGTTTCCAACAAGGACATGTCCAAATCAAAATAACTGCCGCTCATATCATACGAAAGCCTCGTGTGATTGACGCTTCCGGTTCCATAGTCTATAACATCTAGGTTATCAGATTCTCGAGTTATTTTATAATAAGAATTTTCAATTATGTTGATAGGTGCAGCATTTCTGGCAACAGTATAAATGTTGGGTTGCCAGTTCCTCTTCCTTGTGTATACTCTAAATCTGGGCTTTTCCTCTATCGTATATGAAGATCTGAGGTTTGTTATTTTAAGTACGTAATCTGAGTCGTAGTTTGCCGCTGACATCGAGGCACCATAGGTGACGGGAGAAAAGGAGCCAGTATAGTATTGAATTTGCTTATAAGCGCCTCCTCCTTCGGGATTTTCCTCTGTTAGCCATATATCTTGCACCGTAGAGGCAGTAGTTTCCAATGCGAAAGAGGCAGTGTATATTCCCGTTGAATCCCAGCCACCAGTTACTGGATAGTTCGGCTTAGCCTCCAGCTCGTCTCCAGTAGTCGCATCGAACAACCTAAGATATATGCCTCCGCTACCGCCGGAAAAATTAGCTGGTGTAGTGCCAGAAACTCCATTATCCCAGTTTGCTGCGTCTGTGACAGCGGTGTTACCAGTGTGTCCGGCAGTCACCTGAGTTAGTGTTACCTTAGCACCTTCCGCGACAGCCGTGATTTTGTCACTTATGTTGTGCCCTGCCATGTTTACTGCTGCAGCAAATTGAGAAGCAGCCAATAGTGCGTCTGCGGCGTCGTCAGCACCCAGATTGCCCCTATCAAACGTCACAGCACCTGCAGCAGTTACTGCCGCATTGACTGAGCCGCCTCCCAATTGGGCGTGATCGTGATCTCTCGCGGTAAAGGTTACACTAGTTCCATCAGAAGCTACCAAGTTTAGCGTGCCTCCATCGATGGCTGCAGAAATAAATGTCATTTCCAAAGTAGCCTTGTTTATCACCGTGACTGTTGGAATATCTCGCAACGTTCCTTTGTAGTTATTATAGAGATATAGTGTCTCCATGTTTTCGGCGCCAGATATCAAAGAACTGCTAACATGAAAATTTCCTCTGTCATCCAATTTAGAATCGTCAAAACGAGCTTCTATCATTGGGCGCTTAAAGAAGAACTCAGAACCTCTCGCAAAAAACTTCTTAGTATAAAATGTCTTCTCCAAAGATCCGTCTTCATAAGAGCCCGACAACTTAAGCATCATTCCGTTGTTTACCAGTCCGACACCTCCATTGAAAAATCCGCTATTTGAAAAAGTAGCCTGAACTGCTCCGTTGCTATCCACCTTTCTGTTGCCTCCGAAACCACCAAGAGACTGAGTTAGCCTGACTATTGCCGCATTGTTGTCGACAATTATTTCGTCCCTATGTCCCCTTACTGATCTTACCGCTGCGGCGAAGGCAGCTGCCATTGTAGTGGTGTTTGCATCGGTATCAACATTTACCTCTGCTGAATTGTTGGCATTTTGCGTTCCAGTTATTGTTCCGTTTTCAAGATTATACGTTACTGATTTTCCGTTGGTGCTGACTAGTGTTATTTTCGAGCCGTCTGTTGGCTGTCCTGAAAATGTTATTTCTGCTGTCGCTTTGTTAGCTAGTACGTCACCTGCTGCCTCGGTAGTGAGCCACTCCTCCACGAGAGAAGTCACATCAACCTCCAAATCTTCGACGTCTTCAAAATATTGACTATATACGGGCAGAGTAGTATGTTTAACATTGCTTTCTTTGTATATGTCTCCTCCTTGCTCTTCCCACAAATGCGCACTCTTTCCAAACGTTTCTACGTCGGCAGTGTAGACTGCGCTCATCCCATCAGATGTGACAGGCTCAGAAACCTCGTTAAGAACATCGTTTGTCAAAAGAACCACTGAGGTGCTACTACCACTAAACGCAGCTGTAATACCGGATGTTGCTGCTGTGAGATTCACCTGATACTTAAACGTAGAAGCTATAGCCGCTTTGTTTGCGGCGGTTTGAATGTCTACTTCATACTCTGTACCTGTTAGCGTTGGTGCAGTATCTCCACCCGCTGTCTTGAACCAATAATTCTGTCTTTGGCCTCTGCCATTATATACGGATACGTGCTTAGATGCCCCGTAACTTGCCCTAGTGTCAGACAGAAAGGAAACCTTCACCACCTGAGCTACTGCATCATCGGATGATGATACCCAACAGGCTGATCCATTATCTAGGTAGCCCTCCATGTCTAGTCCATGCCCCTCGTCCCACGCAGCGGCGATAGGAGCAATGTCTGCATAGTATTTCTTTGGTACCGACTGTCCGTGTTCGGCATTAAAAACCCTTAAGTAAAAATTGACACTTCCACTTGAAGGTATTGCTCCAGAGTTTCTATCTGCCAAGATATCAGCAATAGGATATTTCATAAGAATCCTACTCTGTTCTAAGGAGGATGTCGTCGACTGAGCGTATATACTGAACATTTCCAGTATGTCACTTTGTCCCATGTTTGCGTTAGAACCCCTGTTCAGCAAATCTGATTTGAATGCATTTGTTATTGTTGTGTCAGAATTTGATATGTATCTTTTTATTGCCATTATCTAATAGCTCCTACAATATCCGTGTAAGGAAACTTAATTTCCAATATACTGTCGAAAGGAATATGCAAGTATCTTCCGTCTGGTGAAAGGTTCTCTCTTATGCTTATGGAATTCTCGCTGTAAGAACTACCCGACTTGGACACTATTCTAACGTCTGTAACGTCCAGCAAACCTTCGACATCTTTAAGGATGCTGAAAACATCTGTTACGTAAAGAGGCTCACCTATGTCCCTGTGTATCTTTGTCATCTTCTCAGACAATGCCTGAATTGCGTTATTCAGTACTGCGTTTTTGTCGCTGCCGTCTTGAGCCACTGCTTCAAACTCTATGCCTATGTTGACTATTTTCGCATTCAATATATCTATTGTATCGCCAATCATCCTGACTTCATTAAGCCAAGTTCTCAGATTTTCTTTTATTGAAGAGTTCGTTGCAACTAACTGCCCAGTAGAGTTTTCAGATATTACATACAAATTTAAGTTTCTCTTAAGTTCGTCATTATCTCTGTATACAGCACATCTCTTGACAGCACCAAACCTAGAAGGCATTGCATAAACGCAAGTAACATAATCCTGCTTAGTGACAGCTCTGTTTTGCGTCGCAAATACGTTTATTGCTCTCCTTTTAATTTCTTCTGTCGAAGGTAGAGATACGTGCCCAACTACTGGGCTTTCGTTTGTGCACTCTATGTTCGATGAAATAAATTGAATCTTTGCGCTATCTAGCGAGGCTCGTTCTGGAAAATACAAGTCTACATTTATAACCTTATTTAAAACTCCTGCTGACACATTTGAATTCTCATTGGTGTTTCTTCTATACACCACCGTCAATGTTGTGTTGGATGGTGCAATACCAAACTTGTCTGTGGAGGTTAGGTTTTTTGGATCGAAAGACGTGTTGGTTACATAGTTCTTACCATGCACATTCAAAACAACTTCTGAAGGATCAACAACAGAGTTGCTAGTTAGTTCTGAATCTGATCCATACCCAAACTGAAGGTGGGTTACTCCCTTTTCAACCTCTACAACAAACCTGCGCTGGGCTGGGTATGCCTTCATTATACTGGGGACTGATTCTCTGTGTGCTCCTCTGTTTACTATCTCTTTATATATTACATCTTGTGACAAGAAATCCACTTCATAGTATTCATTACCTAGTGAATCCATCACAGTCACTATCTCGGATATGTTTGAACCTGCTAGCTCAACCTTGTTGAACCTCATAAAGTCGCCAATCTCTACCTCTTCTATCATCAAGTCTCCGGAGACAACTTGCCCTTCCGCACGGATAGCAAAATATGTAGGGGCGCCGTTCGCGTCAGTTCTTGCGACAACCATTTCGTTACTAGGGTCAGCAAAATTAACATTCTCGTTTAAGGTGAAAACAGTGTCTGCGGGAGAGGTTACCTGCGTGCCCTTAAGCAATGTGGGTATATATCTCTGATCAGGAGTAACTGTACCTGCAGCGGCTGGTATTAGAATATAAAAGGTGCACTCCCCATAAGTCATCGGAGTTCCAGAAAATTTATACCCCATCTGCCTTGCGTGCTTAACTACGTTATCATACTCTATAGAGGTTTCCAAAAATGACTCGTTTGCCTGGTAATCTAAGTAAAAGGAGAGCATGTCCCCAACGTACGATACGGTATCCAACATAAGAGATCCGAAAGAAGCTTCGTTAAAGTCTTTGTACGTGTCTGGATAATATCTTTTCACATATGTTATCAAATCATTCCTAATAGAATCGAAATCTCGACTAGTGTAATCTATTGGAACAATCTTCTTTTTTGCCATTTTGCCTTCCTCTTAAGTCATTAGTAATTAGAGTTATATTTCATTTTGTGACAAAGATAGCGTCAATACGTCCTGCTCTGAGGTTGGTACCAAGAAATAAGATATTGTCACGCTCATCAATGATGCCGGTTCGTCGCTGGTATATATGTCAGTGACTTCTAAGAATGGCATGTATTTGCCCACCTGCTCATGAATCCTAGATGAGATTCTTTCTTGAGTTCCAAAGTCGTTGGGCTCGAATAGGAATGTTTGTAATCCAATTCCGAAATCAGGATTCATCATTCTCTCGCCAGGTATGGTTAACAAAAGCATTTTAAAGTTTTGTTTAACAGTTTCCTTCAACGTTTTGTTAAGAGTGTAGGGTCCGTCGAACTCACTCATAGACAATGGTAATTTTACTGATATTCCTGCCATTATAGTACCCTGCTATCGTGTAATATTAATTAGTTATGAAAATTTTTATTACTCTTCAATGTCCGGACATGGCTCTGGGCGTGTGTATTCTTCCTCTTCGGAGCCTGGCGGAGGACAACCGGCGTCTTCGCCGTACATATCTGCCTCTCCTGGCATCGGCGGTATACCTAGAGCGATTAGCCCCAATGGGCCCAAGAAAGTTCCGTATCTATCGTTCACTCTTGCCACCAACTTATCGTATTCTGCAGTGTCTGCCGATCTTGCGCCGGCTTTAATCTTCGGAGGAGGAGGCAAGTTGTCTTTTGCAACAAAATTAGCGAACTTAACCAATGCTTTAAAGAAATTCTTATTAACAAACGGAGGCGATATCTGGGTACCTCGATAGAATAAATCTGCGGGAAATGCAGTACTGACTGGTGCATAGGTTCTATTCTTGGTATCTACGCCCTTAACCATCTTGTTATCAAGTGCTGTCTTTGTGACATTCTTCCAGTTGACTCCATCTATCTTACATTGAGGGTTCATTGCTAGCTTTCTCATGTCTTTGAACGCAGGATCTAAGCCAGATGCTAAAGATCTTATCAACCATGGTGGCGTCATCATTGCGTTGTACGCCAAATCAGATATGAAGTCTCCAAACTTAGCCATCATGAAGCTTGGCAAGCCTACTGGCCCATCAGGACTCATCGAGCCCATAAACACAGATCTAAAAACGCCTCCATCCATAATCTCAATCGTGTTTCCAAACGGTGGACGCTCTGACATCAGCTTCATCAGCTTTGCTATACTAGCCTTGGTATTGCTGAGAGTATCTCTGACTTGTTCTCTTTGAGAGAGCGCCATCAAAGAATATATACTAGATATGCTTGCATACCTCTCGACTGGGAAAGCGTATTTCGACAACATTCTATACTCAGGCTTTTGCTTAAGTCCACTGAGGACTTCTGCACTCATTGAAGCTATTTCATTCTGAAATCTAGTATAGTGGCACTTCATATCTATTGGGACTTCATTGAATGCCAGTGGGATGCACCTAGATCTAAACCACTGCCCAGTTGATTCATCCTCTACAGTTACCATCCAGGTTCTTTCTTCTCGAGTTATTTCTGTAAAATCTCTATATTCATCTTGTGGGTTTTCGCCGTGTTGTGTCCAAAACTCTCCGGAATCTCCAAAATTCGGATCCGTATCTTCCGGGACTATATACACGAGCCTAGATCCAACAAGGTATTCTGTTTCCCCAAACAACACTTCAAGGCGCCTAGACATCTCAGCTGACAGCCTCCTATTTAAACTTTCGAATATGCCTATAGGCTCTCCTTCTGGATTGTATTCTCCAGTGCCAAATTGACTTAATTGTGACCAAAAGTACCTCTCTTCTTGTTCTGCCCTCAGTAGTAAGTTTATCGCAGCATTTGCAGCATATATGTTGAACCCATCAGCTAGTGTGTTATTGTCCGCTGCGGCAGTTATTTTCGCCTCTTTGTCCCCAGTCCCATCTAGCATCTTCCTGCTTTCAAAATTCCACATATCGGCTGTTGCCATGTCTGGTGAGTCTATAAATTGGTAATCCCCAAAGACTATTTCCCCTACTCCACCAGCAGATGGTTCTCTTCTTGGCGAATCTTCTTGTCCATAATTTATCCTTTCTGTGCTTGTCATTTCCGGAACAACAATGTTAAACGGACTCATAAATGATTCATGCCTATTTTCTGCCGGCAGTACTTGTGGGTGATTTGCGTCGCCCTGCACATAACTAAAGCACTGGCTAGGCATGATAATGTTGTTATGGTGTTCAGAATCATCGGGCACGCCGCCGTCGTTGCCCCCGTATGACATCAATGCCCAGCCTGCGCCGTATCCAACGAGATGTACCATATCCCACAAATCTGGCCAGGTTCGGATTGTCGGATCATTGTCAAAACATCTCTTATATTGATAATCCCAGCTTATCGACATTGCTCCAGCGTTCTTGGCGCCCTTCCTGTAGCCCGGCTGTTTTTGAGGTTCGGGAATTATATCACTAAGCCAGGTTGTAAATGTCTCAGATCGGCCGAGATAATCCTGAACGATTTCACTTATGTCTTCATCGGCGTCATCAATGCGGCGTACGCCCTGGACCCTTGGGAATGCATTAACGAAGTGTTTTACGGCTTGACAATTCCAATCTCCCAATTGCCTAAAGACAGCTACTATATCATTCGTATATAAACTCTGAATTGCCATCATGGAATCTTGCCTTGCTACGTTTTCAGGGTCGACGTCGTATCGGTTAGAGTAAACATTATTAGTAGTTCTATACCACTCGTATGGACCATACCCACGGTGAACATTTACATTTCCTCCATAGTGCCCTCTGTGTCCGTCAAACCAATTGCTTTCATCGGCTGCAGGTTCATCACGGTTTGGGCGAGTCAATAGTTTCTCCACCACATATGCTACTATATCTGAAGCGTCATATTGGAGATGCAGCCTATAACTGTTCTCATATTTGCCCCGCTCCTCAGACATATTGATGGGTCTGACTTGTTCTCTTCCGAGGTGATCGCGGCTTGTAGTCTGCAATGTCCAATCCGCGCCTCTGGCGCCTGGATAATAGCCCTGTGCACCCCACAGCCACCATGGACTAGAAGTCCTCCCCCAAAAACCTTCGTATCTTCTACAATTTACGTAAGACTCCAGAAACCTAGTAACTTCCCCCTTAAGCTCTTGGCTGTTGGCGTTTGGATCACTCAATGCCCTAAACCATGGTGTGCCCAAAGTCGATTGTTTAAGAAGGACTCCTCTTCTTTTTTTGTAAAACAAGTTATCTAGTTTTGCTTTGTAAGGATCATCTCTGTCATCAGGATCATAGATATACTCGCCGTCATATGGGCTACCTTTACCCCACCACTTATGCTTTGCCTCTTGGTGTGCGCCAGCACTATATACCTTCGAAACAGATAGTGCTGGGCCGTGCGATACCTCTTCGGGCTGCAATCCACGACGTGTGGTGCGTGCGGCTTCAGTAGTATAGTACTGACTGAACGGCCTGATTCCATGCGTGTCTGCCGATATAGATAATAGCTCCATGTGGATTTCATCAGCAAACATTCCAGTAAAATCATCTGGATTCCACAAGGGGTTTCTGATTTCTGATGTTACAATTGATGCTTGATTATCTTCTTCTTGTCCTATTAATCCATTTTCAGTAAACTTAGTTAGTGTTATCTTTTCACCTATGAAAGGCAAATGGCCGCCGCGATAACTAGAGTCGTTGTCCGGACCATAATTGCCGGGCTGAAATCTTCCTCTCCATATTGCCTCTAAAAATTCGATGTTAGCTGTCGTACCGGGCTCGAATCTGCGCATGTGAGTTATCCAATGGCGGTGCATTATGTCGGCTCCGTCAACATCGTCCATCCCACCACCGATCCGGCCCATGATGTCATAATCTGGGTGTAATGGATTGTTTAGCAAGTTTTCTCGTACGAACATTTCGCGGCGCCGCAATTGTTGAATTCCAGAGCCTCGATTATCGTCGCGAATTCGCTCCATAGCCCGCTTCGCTTCATTGTAGTAGGAGTTTGCAGGATTTGGCGATCGCTGAGCGGGTGGTGGGTCGTCAGGCCAGATGTCCTCCCATCGAAGGGAGTCTGGAGGCGCTTGTTCGTTGTCGGGCTCCATTATCCATGCGTGAACTCTCTTTTGAAACCTCTGGAATACTTCGCCTTCGGGGTTCACGACTCCGCGAGCTGGCCAGCCATAATGAGCGAACATCCTTGCCCTATTGGAATCTCGCAACGAATTAGATCTGGTGCCCCCTAGGCAGTATTCAAAAGCCAACTGATTCAACCCTCTTTGCAGGGAGGTTTTCCTATCAAAATTCATTTTTGCCAAGGCAGGCTTAACTGTTTGTCCTCGTTGTACGTTTACAGGAGATGAAAAATCATGCTCAACTATTTCACCCTCATTGTGCCCCAGCCCCTTTACTGCCTCTGGGAGTTCATAGTTGATGAAGCTTTCTGAATGTAGTATCTGAGATCTTGTTACGTTTCCTTGTTCGTCATACATATCCTGCTTATAATCTACTTTCGTTACAAGCATCCTTACTGGGACAGCGTACTGATTAGCCCTCAATTCTCGAGAATTCTCTGGGCCGGCAGGCGCTTGACCAGCTTTTGAGTGTCCCATTGGGCGAGACAATACGTATCCAAAAGACATTGATTTGCTTCTGTTAGCTATTAAACTACTGCCCTCTGACCACTGACCATCACTCATGTGTGCACCGGGATACCATGCTCCCGGATTAAACAAGTCGGGGCGAGAATTTTTCGGAAGCCTCCTGAAGGAATTATGCTCTGTGATGGCATGATTTCCTCCAAACGGATATTGATCCAACGCGAGGAAGACAGGGCTCGCCGTGCCGGTGTCGTTGAAATTTCGTTCCATGGTACGCGTGTTCCTAGGTGCAGTGAACGTCGTGGAGTACACTCTTGGATAATGAGTGCCCGGATTTTCGTGATCGCAAGCCCTCATCACTGCGGCATGTTCATCAGCACGGTATCGACTTGGCCTGTTTTGCCTGGACCATTGTTCACGTGGAGCGCGCAGGCCTCTGTTTTGGCCACTATACATACTTGGAGCGAAAACAGACCGCCCGAGGACGTTAGGGCGGCCGGTGTTTTCGTCGATAGCAGTAAACTGCGCTATCTTAGACATCACCAATGACGTCAGTGCCGGCATTTCATCTGGGTGGTGCCAACTTTCTCCCGGATGATCGAAGACATACATTTCGTGATCTATCACATACTCTGTCCACTCTTCATATATGCCCTTTGGACGTCCCAAGCCCGGTGTTTCCGGAGAGTTTTCTATTAAGTGCCCTCTTTCTTTGTGATATTCGAATCTTTCTTCCGTTAACTTGCCCAGATTATGGAAAGATCTACCTCCAAACCGTTCTTGATCGAGGACGTCACCCCAACCTGCACGTATCCATGGCGCATCTGGATCGAGTGGATGCCACTCAGTCTCGCCGTCCACCTCATACGGGATAGCTTCATCATCTAAAAGTTGTACTTTCTTTATTGTTAGTCCGCTCTTAAGCCTAGGGTATGTTTCTTTGTCGTTTACCTCCGAAGGGCGGTATGGATATCTATACCCCACTTTACCACCAGTCACCAGGCGGACTCTTCCTATCGGAGTGAACTGATTCATCATCGATGAAACTATCGCCTCACCTCCGTTGTAATGATCCCTATCTGGAAATTCTGGCATTTCGAGAGGCTCTAGAGCATATATTTTATCCACCATATCCTTTACCTCTAGAGATATAATTATATCCGCCCTATCGCTCGGGGCACGTGGATCTTCGCCTTCGACTGGTGCAAACTGATTCAAGATATTGACAAATGTGTCTTCTTCCGGGTTATCTATGTTTCTGTAGTTTTTTGATATTTCACATACATTTGCAGGAACAGAATAATATTCCCATGGAGAATTGTTGTTAGAATCCTGCACGCCCCATCGGGAATTATCTTCCTTGTATTGATGAGCCTGCATAAATAAGCTTATGTGGGAACCGTCCTCTACGGCAACATCTGCAGGGCCGAGATTATATGTCGATGAGTTGTTTGGGCGTATTTTTAAAAACTTTCTTCTTTTCTTAATAAGCCTTGTTGGAAATCGATAATTTGATTTTGGAGACATGTAACACGGATCTAGAGGGTTGTCCGAATATATAGCTCCAACAATATCACACATCTCTTTATCGAAGCCTTCGTGATATGAAGCTCGGATAAAATCAACCAACTCAGTTGAATTAACCAATTCCTGCGATTGTCCCACGGGAGCAGTTGGAGGATCTACGGTTAAATAATTATCGTCATCGGCTATACGTACCGGCTCCATAACCTCAAGCTCTTCAAGCCTATCTTCTATTTCGCCTACAGCGGTGTTGGTTCTCTCCACCTGTGCTTCGAAGCGATCCAACTGGAAGTCTACCTGGCCAAACGATGCCAAGTGAGGACTGCCCAATGATGCAATGAATATCTGTTCTCTCAAAGTCCTTCTAAATTCTTGGAACTCTTGCCCAAACTTAAACTCATCACCCTCAAGACTGCTAGCGCCGGGCCCGATGATTCTTATATAATTCTCAATATAAAATCTTCCCTTCTTCTTAACATCATCAAGATGGGGAAGCTTTATCGGCGACAAGAGGAACTCTTGTTCTGTTTCAATTAGGTTTGGGGGTGTATTATCATACCTAGTTATTTCCAGGGTCGCGGAGGGCATTGTGTGCGAAAAGTTTCTATATTTCTGCCACAATTGATCAGTTTTTGGTATCCATCTAGAAACGGGAACAATCTTAAAGCTATCGTCCAGGGAGAAAGTATCTGTTTTTGTGCCAAATGCCTTATCTATTCTTTGCGCTATAGCAACACCCTCGTCAGTAAGGCTGGTTTCTCTAACCGACGATGTATTGTCCGCATTCCACAGCTTAAGAGCCAAGAACTCCAATAATGCTGCTCTCCTTTGACTATCGGTGCCAACAGGCATACCAGACAGGGATCCCAATTTTTTATAAAAGACATCATAGGCGGATCCGTAATCGAATCCCATTCTCGATATATCGAGTACGCTTGAATCGATAAACTTGAGAATGTACTCCCTGAACACAGTATCATTTAAGAGTTTTTCCGTACTGTAGGTTGAAAAGGCTACGCCGCCTCTCATGGCTATCTCAACCAATAGGACATCCACCATCAAGCTAACTAAGGCGGTTAAAACACCTTGTTCAAACGGGCCTGGATCTGAATAATCTCTATTTGCTAGTGCGTTTTCAGGTTTCTTAAACTCCTCTCTCACCATGTCTGTGGCATTCTTTATTAACCTATCAAAATTCATTAAGCCTTCAGACAACCTCAAACAACCCTCTGGGCTTATCTCTGCCTTTCCTCTGAGTCTATTATCTATCTTTCTCAACTCTTCCGGATCAAACATTGGACTTGAAGCTAGTTGATCAAAAACTTTCTCGAAAATGACTTCTTGCATATGCTTATACAAGCCAGTATACACATAGTCGTGAAACAATGGAAAAGCATTCGAACCTCTTTCGAGCATGTCTGGCTTATTGAGCCCGTATCTTTGATAATCTAATTCAAAATTCTTCTTTGTTAGGTGAAATAAAGACTCGGGACGCTGATTTTTGCCCGGAGGAATAGTGAAATCTTCAAACAAAGAAGGTGTATTATCGGGATAATCTTCTCTTATTAGCTCGATAATAGATTCATCGCACTCGTCAACTCTTATAATTGTCGCAGCGTCCTGCTGACTGTTTTTAAGTACGACGTTATCTCGAATAACCGTTGAGACTACGTTCCTATTTTGAGAGTCTGCGGGATATTCTATATAGGTTATATCTGCATCATAAGAAGTGCCTTCGTTGTCCACGACTTCTGGGATCATCATCCTGAACCCTTCCTCATCCGCATAAAAATGCTCCAAGTTGGATACCTCAGCGGCGGGCCCGTAAATTCTCTCTAGAGTTGCTGGTAGCTGTTCTCTCTTTATTTCTTCTTCCTTTAATATCAATCTCCTGACATCCGGTGCAATATTAGACTCCACCCTTTGCTTATGGTTAACCTCCAAATCTCTCATTATATGCATTTGAAGCTCATTTAGTCGAGATTTTACATCATCCATAACTTCTTTAATAAAGTCAGCAACGGCAGTTGGTTCACCTGCTTCACCGTAGCGTCCGTCTGCCGCCAATTGTATGTTTGCAATATCGCTAGCGGACTTAACTTTTCCATATTTAGTTGTATATTGCCAGTCATCATCGCCAAACAATATGGAACCGTCTTGTGGCTCAGTTTTCGATAACATAGTTGCAGATATAAGCTTTGGGCCCAGTTCTGGATGCTCTTGGACTGAGGTGTCTTCTTCTAGTATTACTCCCTCCTCGTCATCCAACACTGTTCTTAGCACAAATTGCCCCATTGGACTGCCCTCGTCAGACATGAGATTACTCTGCTGAAGCCAGTCTTCTAGACTTCGATAGCTCGAACCAGGCAAGCCACTCGTTTCAAAAGCGTTTGGAACTTCAATTACTGTTTCCTTATACTCAATTCGATAGGGTGGCGAAGAAAATGGCATCGGAATCAATTGCCTCTGGAATCCTTCAAAATTGTATCTGTATGTGGTGTACAGAGAATTTCTAGCCTCCCACTTAGGTAGCGGCATATCGGAGAGCAGTTTGGGAGTTTGACTTTCAAAGTCCATTAATATCTTCATTGCTATTTCCGCCTGAATTCTAAAAAATATGTTAAATTCAGGATCTAGAAAATTCATTGCTCGGGAGTCAGTATCATATAGAGATGGGACATATCTTGTTATTTCCTGCAAATACGTTCCCTTGACTGTTCCTATTATAGATGATACCCCATTTGACAGTTGATTCATTAAAGCAGGTGGTATATCTGAAATAACAGCATTAGGATCTGAAAAATCTACTACATTTTTTGGTACAACACCATCCAGCGGATTTGAACTTGCTAGTGAGTTGGCGACTGCCAATCTTCTATCTGCCTCTGCTTTGGCTATAGCTAGTGCGTTAGCTATCTGTTGAGCGTCGGCACCGCCAGCTGCCAAGTAGTCTCTCAAGTTAGTGCCGTCATCGCACCTTCCGGAAGACATCGCTTCGGCGGGGGCTCTACTGACAATATCGCATATCTCTTGCCCCAATAAGCCTCCAAGAGAGGAGAAGAACTGAGATACCGCTGTATCATTTCTGAAAAAGGATGCTAATGACGGCTGGGTTGATATTATTAGACTTCTTACCAACTCTACTGTTTCGTGGTTAAGCGCTCCCTGCAAAAGAGCACAAAGTTCTGTAGGAGTCAAAATTCTCGATACATCTTCGAAAAGAGCCGAGACAGTTTCACCGTCAAGATTATTGTCTTCCATGTATTCTGCAGATACTCCAAAGTCTGCCAAGTTTTGTATGAATCTTTTTTGAGCCTCTGCTTGTCCGGGAGTTTGCGCCTTTATCAGTTTCAAAAATTCAGCATTTATAGGATTAACTCCGGAAGTTGCATTAAAGAGTACAATACCCCCTTCTCCGTCCTTTTGGTTGTGGTACTCCTCTACTGCGTTTGCTATAGACGATATGCCGTACAATGCAGCGTCGAACAAGTCATCACAATTCGGCAACCTTATCATATCCAACAGCTTCATAATTATTGTACAAAGAAGTCTTATCAGCATCTCTAGGAGATTTGCTACAATTATAGGATACAACATGTATAAATCAAATGTTGGAATCTTTGGCCAGTCGAAGTCAAAGTTCAAATCCCAATCAAACTCAATAGGCCAGGGGATAGCTAAACACTGTGCCCACTCACACAACATCATTTTGAAGTCAAACTTTTTCAACACCTTTTGCTGTATTTCTTCCCATGTGCACAATTCGCCGAGAGGCAGCAAATCGTTTATGTCATATACCTTGCCCTGCTCCACCTTTAGGAGAGCGTCTTTTTCTTCCTCTGATATGGCTATCTTTTCCGAAACAGCTTGACTTGCAGTCTTTATCTCGCCCATCATCTTAAGCATTGAACCATCAACTTGCAGCGCTGCCTTGTCAAACGAATCGGGCCCTTCCTTTGGCTTCCCATAGTTATCTGGAGTTCTTGGCTTGATACCAGGTAGAGGATATGTAAACTGCATGGCAAAAGGAATGGACTTTGGCATTAAAACATCATTACAGTCGCTCCCCCAGTCGGCAGGCTTATTGATGTAGTTGTACATCTCCTCTAGCTGCATCAGGTATGCCAGAGTTCTTGGGTTGTTGAAGGGGTGCTTAAGTTTAGAATAGAGACTATTTCTCCTATTCACGATGGCGGGATCAGATATGTCTTCTAAACTTTTTGCTTCTATGTGCGAGTCGAACTCTCTAGCGCCTGCTTTCACGCGGATTGTCATCTTTTCGCTTTCTTCGTCTGTCTGGTAATCCCCTCCCACAAAAGCTGATGCAGATCTAGTACCAAAAACACCTTCACCCTTCCTAGGAACAAAGGACATGGTAGCTATCAATGCCCCTAGCACGTTTTTCGCGGACGTCTCATCTTTGTCTGGTACGTAGGAGACTTTTATATATTCTCCAAACTTGTCTCTTAGTTTGAATCCGTTCCTTCCCAATATTCTTTCGAAAGCTGGTATGCAGTCTCGTAAGTTTTGAGCCTCCACCGACAAATCCAACACCGGAACAAACGAACCTCCTGATGTTTTTACATTTTTAACTGAGGCTTTTTGCCACTCTACCAACTCTTTCTGAAACTCATCCATCTTAGAGGCGACAGCCTCTATGTGCTTTTTGAATGTTCTAGCTTCATATGTTACGTGAGAGGGAGTTGGGAAGCCGGACTTTTTTCTAGCTTCCAATATCTGTGCAGCGCGGGCTTCGGCACTAGCATACCTTTGATCCGCCTGCCTTCGTCTGGTGTCTTCTCTCCACTTCTTCCAAACGTTTCTTGCCACCTTCTTCTTGTTTTGATCAGCATACCTCAGATTAGAGCGAACATAATCTTCAGCTGCGTCGACAGATTTATTTATTCTGTCTTCGGCTTTTCCAACCCATGCTTCTACTGCAGCGCCAGGGTTTTCCAGAAACTCTCCGGCAGCATCAATTGCCCCAGCTGCCTTTTCGTAATTAACAACTGCAGCAGTTATAACATCAGCTGGTGTAAACCTAGTTCCCCCTGATGATGCTCCTTCTCGCAATATCCCTTTGTTAACCCAGAACTGAAGCCTATACACATCACCCGGACGAGCTTTTGGAGCGCGAAAAACTTCTCTAACAACAACGTCAATGTCGGTAAAGTGCTGTGACGATCTATCTTCTTCTGGTAAATCTGGCGTTGCTGCTAAGCCCAGCCTCCACTCTTTCGGCGTAATTACAACTCCTGCCTCCGCCCACACTAAAGGTATTCTACCTCTCGCTGCGGCACCTTGTCGAAGTGCCCAAGAGTAGCGCGCTTCAAATTGATCATAGCGCATGGCGCCGGCTGGAGTTTCGTCTATAGTGACATTTATAGCTTCCGGCATGGCTTCTATATCATACCAAGCGGACATTGTAGGCTCTTCTTCGTTCACCATTCTACCTATCGGGAATGGCCAAGTGCTTGCCTTTCCATAATGATCGAACACCTTCTCGAGCGCTTCACGCTCCTTCATTAGAAGATAAGATATCATGTCCTCCTCATAAGAAAAAGAAGGAGGATTTTCTAAAGTAAAATCAGTATCAACGAATACGCCTATTCTCTTTCCGGACGGATCTTCCCATGGCGCTTGATTGCCGCTAGGCTCTGGAGTCGACAACTCTGATAGTGCGTGCTGCTGATGTTGTTCCTTTGTCAGCTCCCCAGTTTCAATTGCTCTACCTTCGTTGTCTTTGGGGACAGCCTCATGGATTACATCAGCGACTCGGGTTGCAGCCATATGTAGGCGGCTTGGTGATGAAGGGGGGTTTGGAGATATTGCTTCTCTTATCTGCTCTGTTGCCGCGTCAACCTTGCTCGGCGGGGATCCAAACCCCTCATCATAAAAATGTTTTCTACCCTGAGACCAGCCGTGAGCTATAGCAAATGAAGCTAGCCCAAAGCTGCCTATTTCTTCACTGTAATGGCTGTCTGCGTCCCGTGTCCAACCCAAATGAGTAATTCCGTACTCTCTTATACTGGCACTGTTGTTCATTTGCCATATTGTTAGGGCTGCTTGAGTCTTTTCATCGAAAGTAAATCCGTCTCTCATCGATATAGGGGAATTCCTATCTGTTGCCGCCTCTGCGTCGCTTGAAGCTACCCTTGTTCTTCGGGCTCCGAAAATTCCCCTATCTTCTATCCTGTACGTGCTTGGATCAACCACCGAGGCTAAAAATTCTTTTATCGCCAGCATCTCCTTTCCGGAGTAGCCTAGCTTATATTCTCCTTTGCCGATGTCATTATACTTGAACTCAAAAGTGTATACATCTCCGGGAGATATAGTGTTGATGCCCTGATCTTCGTCTTGCTGTCTGGTTTCAACTGATGTGCCATAATAATACGCTCTCAGGGCAGATGCTGAAACTTCTCCTTTTACAATTCGTATTTTCATGTTAGCCATATTAGTTTACCGTATTCCAATTGCTGCAAATTTTGGCGCCCGGGCCCCCTTTTCCACCACCGGTTTGCGAGGTAGCCCATGTCGAAAGATTCGCTTGCATACCTATCACTGAAGACTGGACAAAAGTGATATTTTCAGTAATAGCCTGAGCGCCTCCCATAGTTGCGGATGGAGACAGGAGAGTAACTGCGCCGAGGGCTGTTTCTCCGTGAGTGTGATGCATCAAAGCAGTGTACATCTTACTGTTCAACTCACCCTGTTTGGCGACGACACCTGCCAATTTTGCCAACTCTGATCCCAGTTCATGCAATGCTGCACAGAGAGCAGTACCTAGAACAATGGGGTGCTGCTTGACAGGCAAGCCGTTCTGATCCTTGCCGTTTCCTGCCACAAGCGCAATTCCTTGCACTGCATTTATCTTTTTTCCATTAGAATTGTAGGTGCCTGTGCCGCCTGGTGTGCCGTGATTGCCCATCGTAACCAACTTAATGCCTTCTCGCGCAATTATCCTAACGCCATCAGCCTTCATAGCTATTGCAGATCTGGGTGCCACCCCTCTTCCGGGAGAAGGAATAGCTCCTGCTTCGACTAATCCAAAATAATGATCTATGTCAGCCTTCTGGCTTATATAAATACGCGCGGCGTCGAAAAATATACCTTTTTCGGAACAACTCTGAACATGTTCTGAGTCTTCCTGTGGTGTACCAACTTCACCAATCTCTTCGTAATCTTCTCCCCCTACAGCTGCAGAGCCGGCATCCACAGTAATTGCTTGTCCGCTTCTGGCAGGATCCTTTTTCTTTTTAGTTCCTGCTAAGCTTGAAGCTATTATGGGGGTGTACATAGGGTCGACGAAAACCTTTTCTTTTTTGCTTCCCTCGCCCATGACACTCATTGGGACTGGTGTCATTCTGCCTACGACTATATCTATTGCACCCGAACTAGAGTGCCCAATTCCACCATAGCCTGAACATGCATCGTTTAATCTATCTCTGCCCAAAACTATCCATGCGTTGTTGTTGACACCCTTGTCAGTTTCGCCTGTTATAACATAGTCGCCTTTCCTAGCGTTATAGAGAGGAACTTCTTCCTTCTTCTTATCATAACATATACCCTTGGTTTCTATTCCATCCTTGTCCCCAAGAGCTAGTCCTGTCTTTTTCTTAGCCATATCAACCTCTTCTAATCGTTCAAGTTATTTAAAGGCTCAAACGTATCCGAATCTTCTTTGCCCTCTGGTGATTCCGATTGCAGGGGCGCTCTGCCTCCATCCTTAATCGACTTATGTCCTGTCGGTTTCGTAGTTCTCTCATCCCAGCGAGCTTTTACCCCTCTTGTATCGTAGTGTACAAACTTATCATAAATTCCTACACCACCTTCTTTTATTTTTCCCTGCTTTATGAGGTATAATAATCTTGCATGCACTTGTTGAGGGCTTCGGCCGGGAACGACAATATCCGCTGCTCTGCATTTTATATGCTGACTTGTGTATACTCCGGCTTCTTTACCGTCTTTGATTCTAAGCTTGTCATTGTAGTTCTTTGTTCTATACGCTGATATTATAACCATTTTTCTACCATCCAGTTCAGCTCTTAATATCTCCAATTGAGTTGCCAATTCTTTAATTCTGTCTTTGTATTTATCAGGCACGGGGGTACCATCTTTACATCGGAAGTCTTTAAATTTAAAATTGTCTGTTAGAGGCATCGCCTCATTGACTGGCGGTGTATTGTCAAGCGGGGCGGCGCCGAGATTTCTAACTGTTCCCCCAGAAAATGAACCCATCGGAGAAGGGGATGATGCTGGGCCACCGGGCATGCCCGTGTCGGATGCAAAATCACGAATTATCCCTGTTACTTTCGGACTGAAGTCCGTCCACTCAATCTGTATTGAGCTACCCACAACTGGCAGTTGTGAATCGTTCGTTATCGCGTAGAATTTAGCAAATTTACCTACCGCACAGCGCTCTTGAGCTTGGGCATGTTGCCAGTCTTCACTGTTGACGTAGATGTTTTCTGGTGCGTTATAACAAGCATGCTCGAAATCAACACCTCCCACCACCTCAAGTAACTGTATGTCTTGAGCTGATGAGTGAATTACTTGATTATATAATTTCTTATAAAGGTTGTTTCCCAATATTGTCGACACCTCTTCAACCTTCAACAGTCTTGCGAAATAAACTTGTGCCCATGGGTACTGAGCTGTCTCTGTCCGGCTTTCATAAGCTCGTTTTGCCATTCTCTGAGTTTCAACTTGGGCGTCCACAATTCTAGAGTGCCCTGGACGTGTACCTATTGGGGCTCTAGTTTTTCCTGATTTTCTTGTTGTGGCGTTCGTTGTTCCCGGTGCCAGAGGACGTGGGGTTTTTGCTCCGCTTTCTATTGCTCCTGACATTATTCGGTATCCCCACTCTTGTTTGTGTTTTTGATGATATCAAACAAATCTTCCCTATCATCGTCCGTGAGTCCGGGAATGGATGACTCCTTCTTTGAAACTAGGCTCGCTAGCTTTACTAGTTGTTCATTTGATCTCTGCAGGGTTTCTAGATACTTTGCAGCTATCAAGCCAACTTCCTTGTGTCTATCGTCAGATATTTGCATGTACTTTAGCAAATTCACAAGAAGTGTTTTTGTTGCTGCTCTATCTTCAGTAACGTTTGAAGTGGCTTTCTCTATGTAGTCGTCTAATTTGCTCATACAGTAAATAGAAATAACTTATATTTTTAAAGCTGCCCACGGTTCCACTTATGTCTAAAAAGTTTATATTTCTCTCTCAACTTGTTTAAGTTGCTCACAACTTGCTTGGTGTTCAGCCCAGTTATCTCCCTCAAATACAAATACACAGCCTTCTTATTGAAGATATCAATATCGTCAACATTGTTCAACAATATCTTGACTGCCTCTAGGACTTTCTTCTCATTTGGTTTGAGACTATCAACATTCCACTTATCCATCTGTCCCAACAGCAGATTCCAAAACTCAAACTCAAGTCTCCTATGCATATAAGTCTCGTCTGGAGCTACTGTTTGTCTTATCTCGTGCCTTCCTGTTTCTATCATCTCCTCATACGAGATTTCTTTCTTTGTTCTTGCCGAGTTCTTTTTTACCTTGTGAATAAACCAGTTTTTTGTAACTACTGAAAAATAAGAGAACGCTTTCGAGCCTTTGTTCGGATCATACTTGTCGAGTATTGTTGTTAGCCATATTTTACACTCGTCTTTGAGAGTGTCGATATTAGGAAGTGTTGTGAATTTGTAGGTATAAATTATCTTATCAACCATCTCATCAAGAGCGGGCTGTATAAATTGGACGTACAGTTCCGTTCTCCTTTTAAGACAATCGGTATTCGTATACTCTATGATTGCGTTTTCGTGAACTTTTGTAAAATAATTATTTTTCTTTCTTTTTGCTCTTTTTCTCTTAAAGACTTTCTTTTTTATACCCTCTTCAGCTGTCATCTTCTATATATTCTCCGTCCGTTTCAATTTCTTCTTCTGGTAAAAGTAAAAGCTTATATGAATCTATTTCTTCTGTTACTTTTTTTGAATGTTCCATCAGCGCCTGAAGGTTACTGTCTCCATAAAACATCTCTGTTTCATGCAGCATGTCTACGTGTTGTCTGAATTGTTCTATCAAAACCCACAATCCATCCATATTCTCTGATATAAATGTCATGCTTCGAAGAAGCCACCTTATATAGAAGAGAAGAAATATATTTATACCTACAGACACTAATGCAATAATTGTCGCTGTCATTAATCTGCCTCTCTAATTTTTAGGTTTTTCTTTTCTTGCTTAATTTCTTCTTTTGCGTCTTTTATATACTGCTTCACGACTTCTCCAACCTTACTTGCATCTTTCTTAACTAATTTTCCAGTGAGAGATGGTATCTTCACAAGAGTTCCTTTTCCCTCACAAGCGGCGCAGTCCTCCCTCGACTCACTCATTAGATGAGTTATTACAAGTTCGATATTGCATTCTTTACACCTATAACAGTATCGAGGCATCAATCACTTCCAACTGTGAAATTCTTCTCTACAAATGTCTTCTGTGCTTTTACTATTGGTGGGTTGTTGATTACGAGTTTTTCTTCATCATCCACCTGAAATGTGAACTCTTTCAAAATCTCTGTGATATCACTTTGCTCCATAAGGCACTTTTGGAGCGCCATCATTAGTGCTCCCATTGCTTGATCAGATAATCTCATCTAATGTCCTCCTATCAATTGTCTCATATCAGCATCATACATCATTTTTGCTAATTCTTTAAATGTTATTTCCGGTTTCCATCCTAAAGCTTCTTTTGCTTTGCTGGCATCACCTAGCAAGATTGGAACTTCATGAGGGCGGAAAAACCTGGCGTCTATTTTCACATGTTTGTTATAATCTAGTTCAGCGTATTCGAACACTTCTTCTAAAAACTCTCTAACAGTGTGTGTTTCTCCAGTAGCAATAACGTAGTCATCTGGCTTGTCTTGCTGGAGCATCATCCACATAGCTTTTACGTAATCCCCTGCGAAACCCCAGTCTCTCTTTGCTTCGAGATTTCCTAAAAACAAAGTATCTTGCAAGCCTAGCTTAATTCTAGCTGCAGCCATTGTTATTTTTCTAGTTACAAAAGTCTCTCCTCGCCGGGGTGACTCGTGATTAAATAGTATTCCCGAAGAAGCATGCATACCATATGATTCCCTATAGTTATTTACTAAGTTGTGTGCAAACAACTTTGCACAAGCATATGGCGATGCTGGTGAGAACCTTGTATTTTCATTTTGAGGGTACTCTTTTACATCGCCATACATCTCAGATGAAGATGCTTGATAAAACTTGCAATTGGGACTCAACTCTCTCAAGGCATTCATTATTCTTAGTGTGCCCATCGCTATGCCATCGACGGTATGTTCCGGAATGTCGAAAGAAACTCTAACATGAGACTGAGCTGCCAAATTATAAAATTCATCTGGCTTAAATTTGTTTATGATTTTCCATATGCTTCCTGCATCGTTCAAATCATAGTACGCCATGTGAAACCGTGCATGTCCGTATACCGAATCGACTCTTTCAGAATTTATTAATGAAGATCTTCTTTTCAGTCCGATGACTCTATACCCTTTTGACAACAAAAGTTCTGCCAGATAGCTTCCGTCCTGTCCGGTGATTCCAGTTATTATTGCTAATTTGCTTTCTTTATTCATACTCCCCTCACATTCGGATAATTCTCAACGAACCAATCACAAGTCTTTTCTAGTGCCTTTTTGGTTGGAGTAAACAAGTTCCTGTCATACCCCAACAGCTCTAATTTCTCTCCAGAGGACGGCTTACTGTATTGCCCTTTTGGTTTTGATGTATCCCAAATAATGTCTCCTTTAAAGTCCATTATATCTGATATTGTAGTGGCTATTTCCTTAATTGAGTGTTCGTAGGTGTTGCCAACGTTTATCGGGGTGGCGTCTTTATAGTTTTTTAAAACAAACATCAGTGCTTTTGCCATATCCTTAGAATACGTAAACTCCCTCAACGGAGAACCGTCTCCCCATAATAACACACTTTTATTGTTTTTTTTAGCTTCATATACTTTTCTTATAATAGCTGGAATTACATGGCTATTTTCCAAATCAAAATTGTCTCGTTCTCCAAACAAGTTGTTTGGAATTGCTGTTATAAAATTGCAACCATATTGCTGCCTATAAGCTCGAGATTGGACGTCTAACGCGCGTTTGGCATATGCGTAACCAAAGTTAGAAGAGTGGGGCGCTCCGACGTGGAGAGAGCCTTCCTTGAGAGGTAACTCTGCATTTGCTGGATATACACACGTACTCATCAGGGAGAGAAGCTTCTTTACTTTGTAGATTCTTGCGGCTTCTAGAACGTTCGTATTTATTAGAATATTGTCTCTATAAAAGTCAGCCTTGTTTTTCATATTTGCGCCCAATCCTCCAACCTTTGCTGCAAGATGAATAACATGGGTTGGTTGATATTTTCGCAACATGTTGAGCGCGTCGGTGAGATTTGTTAAGTCAAATTCACGCGAATTGGTTTTTATGATATTCTCGCCCTCGAAAGCGGAACCAAGCATGCCCGTGCCACCTGTAATTAAAATCTTCATTCAAGAACCTCTTATGCCAGAATTTACCAATTTACTAATCTGCGTCACTTCTTCTTTCCCCATAGATCCATGGTTTGGCAAATACATTCCATGCTTATGAACAATGTCTGCATTTCTCAACTCCAAGACACCACGCTTCTTAATCCACACAGGCTGTCTTCCGAGACTACCACATATTAGTGGGCGACACTCAACCCCCTCTTGCTTTAGGTTTGACACAACTTTATCTCTCTGTTTTGTTATGACTGGAAATGCAAAACTAGACACCCCTTCACTGCTTTTGGGTGGTTGCCAAAATTCATTTTTTATATTTTCGTTATATAAATCATAATTTTCCTTCCTCTTAGAAACCAAGCTTGGAAGTTTATCCAACTGCCTAAGCCCCAAGTATGCCTGCAAGTCAGTGGATCTTAGGTTGAATCCACTATGATAAAATGTATAACAAGAGCTGAACTTGTCTACTTTGAATTCCCTTTCTAAGTCTGTCGCCACACTAGTGTCCATATCTCTAGCCCAACCATGACTCCTTATTGATTTAAGTAGGTTTGCCATATTGTCGTCATCTGTACACACCATGCCACCCTCTATCGTGGATATGTGGTGTCCAAAATACGTAGAAAAGGAAGACATGACACCAAAGGAGCCGAGCTTCTTTCCCTTAAACTCTGAACCCAGAGACTCACACGAATCCTCCAAAAGAAGCACGTCATATTTTTCACACAATCTCACCAAACTAGACATGTCGGGCACCATACCCAGCACGGAAACCAACATTAAAGCTTTAGGGCGAGTTGTATCAAATATGTATTGTAAGTGATTGATATCAACTGAGAGGGTTTCCATATTACAATCACACAAAACAGGGTTTAAACCTAGCTGAAATACCGGAGCCAAATCTGTCGACCATGACACTGCCGGCACTACCACCGTGTCTCCTGGAGATAAAGAGCCATTCTCCACCAGAGTATATAGCATCAACAAGTTCGCTGATGATCCTGAGTTTACAAACACAGAATGCTTTACACCCAGATATTCTGACCACTTCTTTTCAAACTGAATTGTGACTTCACCCTTTGTTAATCTAGGATAAGTCTTAAGCCAGTCTATTAAGTAATCAATATCGCCTTCGTCTATTGTATCTTCTGCTAATTTAACTTTCATGAAATTTCCGCACTTCCTTAATAACTCTCATTTGCTGCTGCTCTGTCATTCCATATGCAGACGGGAGTGACAATCCCCTAGAATATGCGCTAGTGCTGTTCTCGTATGTCCCCGACATTTTAACCAAACTTGGATTGTTAATATAGCACGGCTGCAAGTGTAGTGGATAAAAAAAGCTCCTGCTTCCAATATTAGCTGCGGCAAGATGCGCCGCCAAAGCCTCCTTGCTATCGGTATATATGGAAGTAAACCAATGCACTGGGTTAGTATCGTTGTCCACTTTCATGAATTCAAACATTCCACCCAAATGCTCTTTGTAGGTTTCCCTTATCTTTTTCTTTTTCGATATTATTCTATCTAACTTTTGAAGTTGAGATAACCCCACTGCTGCCTGCATTTCGGTGAAAGCAAAATTATACCCTATCTCATGATGAATGAAGGTGCCTCTTTCCGGTCTACCGTGATTCTTCAATATGCCGCACTTTCTATATATCTCTTCATCATCTGTCAAGATGATTCCACCCTCACCGCAAGTGATAGTTTTGTTTCCGTAAAAAGATAATATAGAGCAATCCCCCATCGTCCCAACATGTCTAGATTTCCTCTTCACGCCGACGCCTTGTGCGGCGTCTTCGATAACCTTAATGTTGTGTCGTCGAGCCAAACTCATTATGCTTTCCATGTCAGCTGAATTGCCATACAAGTGAACTGGCATTATTGCTTTTGTGTTCTCGGTTATTAAAGATTCTATTGCTGAAACGTCAATACATAGTGTGTCTGGATCTACATCGCAAAAAACAGGAATTGCGCCTGCCATTATTACAGAATTGCTTGTTGCCACAAATGTCAAATCCGGCACTATAACTTCATCACCAGTGCCGATGCCCAATGACTTAAGACAGCAAAATAGTGCAGCAGTGCCATTGGTTACTGCCATGGCATACTTAGATCCAGTCAGTTTGATTATCTCTTGCTCAAACTCCTCCGTTAGAGCATGTTCCACAACATATGTTGATTCTATAATTCTTTTAAACTGATCGAGTTCTGACGCATCTATCCATGGTTCGATTTGCGGTATAAACTCTGTCATGTATTTTTATGATCCTTTTGCTCTTGAAAGAGGGAGTTTGTTCTCTTGTTTATGTCGTTCTTCATTCTGAACCTTTCGTCATTTAGAATGTATATCGAACGCGACAACTCTATGAATCTTTTTCCGAAGTCATTTTCCTCTTCCTTCTTTCTTATCTCATCTTCAATGTCCCAGAGTTGATAATTTATTTCTCTAAGTCTTACATAGGAAGAGTCTTCGAGAGAAAACTCTAATGAACCAGCCAGGCTCTTGAGGTGGGCATGCTCTCTTTCGACATGTAGGAGCTTTTCTTTTTTCTTTATTTTCTCCTTCTTTACCTCCAAGATAGAGAGTTTGTCAAGCAGTTCTCCGTTTGATACCTCAACCTTCATCGTTCATAAGCCTTTCTTTAGTTTTTTCAATATCTCTCATATGATAACCTATTTCCATAAAATTTTTAACATTTTTAAAGTCATATGTCTTGGAATTAATATGAGAAAAGAAACTCTCGTCAACCTTGAGCCAATCGTCAACAAACACAGAGGGTAGCTCATTTCTATCGTACACTCCCTTGACGGTACTAGTTTTCATTATGGGCACAGAACCAACCAAGAGAGACTCATAGTTTCTATGAGTGTCATACCCTGCCCCCTCTAGGCATATAATATATTTAAATTTTTCTAGTTTTTGTAAATACTCCTGAAATGGTAACCTATTTTCTTCCACTTCGACAAAATCCAAAGATGACAGATGTCGTATAAACCTATCTCGAGAAGGATTGTTCCCAACGGTGTGATATGGCAAATAAAGTTTATTTTCTTTTTTGTCGAAATCATGTATCTTTCTGTTATAGTGGGAGAGAACTTCTTGATTCCCACCCTCTCTTTCTGGCTCTTCAAACCCTATGGGAATGGGAACTATTTTTTCAGACTTGATGTCTGGAGGGTTTGTGCAGAACCACTTCATCACCCTGCTGTCTTGGAGTATCTTAAGATAACTGTTGTCTCCGTTCGCTCCAGGCTGATATGAGGACACTCCACTTATTAGTATGAATGGATTCTTTATTTGTTCCAATATATCTTTTTGAAATATCCCGTGAAATATATAATCCGTTTTGACAAATACCGAATCTCCTTTTTTGACTTCTAGTGGATCTAGGACGTCCTTATTATGTATCCTGCCGCATCCAGCTCTCTTGTAATAATCCAACGGATGATCCAAGCAATGATCTGCTTCCAATGTCATATAGTTGTAGCAAAGGATACTTTCTCTTGTTATCTCACTCATATTCAACAATCTCCCATCCGGCTCTTGCGTCCCCTAGAGGGTGGTTGCGAAAATCATGAAAATATAACTTAGACTCCACTCCCACAAGCTCTACCAAGGACTTAAAGCTACTCTCCATACAGTGTATCTCTTCGGCACCCCTCAGTACCTCTACAAAATGAAACATGTTTTCAGACACATCATTTGTTATAACCCTAAGTTCTCCGGAATTTATCTTTTTCCTATCTATCTCGAACCCTCTTTCAGGATCATCGTGAAGAAAAATGTAGGGCTCCCCCGTTGGATTCAATTTCTCATATACTCTTTTTTCTTCCTCTTCGTTTCTCATAAAATAAAAGCCTCTCCACCTTTCCTCCATGGAGATATCTGCTAATAAATAAAATTGCTGCCAGCAATTTAAATTATGAATCTTTTCCAGCATAGGATTATAATTTTTATGCCCTATTACCCTGAACTCTATTCCAGGCTTGGTATCTAGAAAATCTTCTACTTCTTTGTACTCGTTTTCTGATGGATTTATCGGTACAACTGCTATCTTTTTGTTGTCTCTATACATGTACGATATCATTTCATGGTGGTGCTCTTTAGCAAACACATACACCTTGTCTCTCGTTTTTGCATAATGTCTCACCAAACCATTGCAATCCAGCTGATCTCCCAAGCCAAGATGGTGATGAATACAGACTTCCCTAATTGTCGTTGTCATAAATACTCCTGTCCAAACGTCATCAAATCGTTTACCTTGTTTTTCAAAATATAATCTTTGTATCCCTTTACCTCTGCTAGTTTATCATATACAGACGCATCAAATTCAATGCCCTCAACTATCTTTCTAGGCACTTCTTTCTCCATGAAGTTCATATTGTTAACCACAGTATCATATCTGTGGTTTATTTCGTGTATCGAGTGATTGTATTCTTTGAATTCAAAATGCTTATACCAAAGTTGCTTGAGGGCATAAAACTCTTTATTGATTGATTGCAGGTGGATAAACCCAACATCCTTTGTTGCAACATGAGGTAGATTAATAACTGGAGTTCTCGGTGTGTGGTACTTCCACCCTCTCATGTCGAACTTTCCAGTGTTTGCTAGTGGCATTATGAACGTTCTATAATTTTCTATATAGGAAGGATCCTGGCGCATGTGGTTTATGTCTCCGACAACATTGAACCAATAATACATTATATTGTACTTTGAATTCATCTCCAATACTTCCTCAAAATTATCGACAAGATTTCTGGACATAAGCTCGTCAGCGTCGATGGCTATGGCGTAGTCTGCTCCGTTATCCCTGCTATATTCCAGCATCCTAGATCTGTGGTGTGCTTCGTGAAACTTTGGCAAATTATCATTCAACACGACAGCCCTTTTGCCAAGCTCTTGTCTTATAAGTTCTTCTGTGTTATCTGTCGAATTGTCATTGTAGAATACCCACTTATCTATTTGATATTCTTTCCAGATAGGAAGTACTTCACTTAAAAGCACTTCTTCATTTTTCACCATCACATTAGCGTGGACAATCATACAGTAAGTTCTCCCACAAGTAGTCACGAAAGTATCCGTCAGCATCCAGTATCTTATCATCGCCGGCATATGCCTGCCCTACAAAATGCTCTTCGTCACGAGGGTACGGAAATGGCTTTTTCTCAAAAAACTCGTCATGAACATGCGCGTTGTCTTTAACCAGCGGGTATATTTTTTCTTTAAGGAAGTTCTGATCAAGTTGCTTAAAATCACCCTTGATATATTCCTGTATCATTTCTTTCATTTCGGGGACTGCGCCCTTTTTGGCTCCCCACATGCCCGCCAGTATTTGCGTTGCATGGTACGGATGATCTCTCATGATATGAAACCCCCTGCTACCGGACAGCCATTCATCTACTGCCGACTTCTCTCTCAATGTTAGACGACTGTCTGTATCTCGAGATATCATTACGTCAATCTCTGGATTTGAAGCATCCTCCAATCTCCAGAGCGTACTAGTCCAGTCACAAGCGTCGCTTCTTTCTATTACTTCCACATTTTGAAAGCTCTTGAGTTTTTCCACTATTAAATAAGGAGTGTTTCTCCCAACATGAAATCTACAAACCCAGCCCGGATATGTTCTTTGTGCCAGTTCTGCATTTCTTATTGCGCCGATGGTGTATCTGGAATTTTTACCCCACAGGCTGAAGCTTATAACTTTTTTCATATCAGGTATTCCTTTCCAAACGTTATTAAATCAGGGACAGAATTTTGAACAACATATTCTTTATATCTTTTGGCGCGGGCTACTTCTTCAAACACTGAAGCGTCGAAAGATATTCCTTTTGTTATTTTTTTCGGTGTCTCTTCTATGTTAAATTCTAAATTATTTATCAACTTATCGTACGCAGAGTTTATCTCGCTGACTGACATTAGCTCTTCTTTGTATTCTTTATGCTTATACCACAAATTCTTAAGTGCATAATGCTCTTTGTTAATTGAGGATAAGTGTATTATTCCTGCATCTCTTGTCAGGGTGGGAGGCAAATACACGGGAGGACTCTTAAGGTTGTGTGCAGACATGCCTTCATTCGTGAACTCTCCTGTGAACGAGAGTGGAAAAATAAAATTCCTAAAATTCTTCTCGTATGCGGGTTCTGCTCTGTGGTGGTTTATGTCCCCTACCGCTTCGAACCTATAATACAATATATTATACTTGCTGCTTAGTTCTACCATTTTATGAAATTCGTTCACTATATTAGAGGAAATTAATTCATCAGCGTCAAGAGCTACCACGTGAGAGGCATCGCTCTCGCGGCTGTAGTTGAGCATTTCAGACTTGTTTTTTGCTGGATTGTATTTTTTATTTTCGCCTTCTATGATGTGCGCCTTCGTACCCAGCACGCTTCTTATCAGATTTGACGTATTGTCTGTGGAGCCGTCGTTGAAGAATACCCACCTATCTATAGGATAAGTCTCCCATATGGGCAATATCTTTTCTAAAAGAACTTCTTCGTTCTTAACCTGTACATTTGCATGAATAATCATTGAGAGAAGTGTCTCCTGTATTTTTCAACATTTTCTTTTCCAAAAATATGAGAGTACTTCCAAAACACGTCCTTCTCCTCTGAGAATCGGGCTATTGCTTTTTCCTTATCATTCGTAGTGGACATTCCCTCGGGATTCATAAAATACAACCCATGTACGCCGGGCACTTTCTTGAACTTAGATCCAGAGTCCACTGCACGGAGCCACATTTCCCAGTCGCCAGCACTCTTAAGACTTTCATCGAAACTGCCAGCCTTATCGTGCATACTCTTTCTCCAAACAGGCATTGCGCCAGGGAGACACTTTACCATATTGCTTTTCGAAAATTCGTAAGTATCATACGTCCTACCTGATGAAGAATTATTCTCGTACGTTTCGTTTTGCCTTGTTGTGATATAATTCGAAGAATAAACCAAATCAATGTCAGGATTATTAACCAGCGATCGCGTTAGTTCCTCTATTTGATTTTTGCTTCTTCTGTCGTCCAGATTTGCGTTTGTCAACAACTCTCCTGTGGAAATTTCAATTGCCCTGTTCCACGCCCCATATATGCCTGGATCACTGTCCAGTCGTTCATATATTATGTTGTCATGTTTTTCCAAATACTCGTCAATGACACTCTTCTCGTTGCCGGGGGAATTACAATCTATCAATATCAATTCGCTATTGTGAAACATGGTTTGAGAAGTCATGTCTTCCATGAACTGTCTTATGAATTTGTCCCCATTGTAGACGGAAGTTATTATCGATACCTTGGGGATATCAAACTCAACAAAGTGTTCCTTCGAGAGATTCATTGCATCAGTTATTTTCTTTAAAATTCTTTTCTTGTTTTCTCGCATTTCGTTTATCAACTCAGTGCCAGAAAGTTTAAACCACTCCTCTGAAGTTGCTCCTGCCAAATTTGACGTCAGCACCGAACAACCAAGCATCCTAGCTTCAACCAGCACGCGACAGCAAGACTCACAAGTGAGAGGAAAAAATACTACTGTCTTTCCAGTGGACAAATTAGAGATAAATGTTTCAAACTCAGCAGCAGGCACCAGACTGTATGGCATATCATATCTCTCACAATATTGTATTGCGAATTTGGTATTCTTTATTGGGTTCTCACTGGAGATTACCAAATTTTCATTAACCTTTTCAGTGTTTGAGTATTTCTCTATTACCTCAAACTCCTCTTCCGACCACAAGCTTCCGGCAAGATTTACTATGTTGTCCAACATTATATTTTTTCTGAGTAGCTCGGTGTGCATCTTTGTCTGGCAAAATACAGCTTTTGCATTTTTATAAAACTCCACATTTACAACTTCGTCCGTTGGAGCTTCATAGTTGTGGTATGTTGCCGGATTTCTGCTTTTTAAGTATTTGTGATCATGCTCCATGATAAAATAATTCTTATTAGAGGAGAGGAACTCCTTGCATTGTTCAGAAAGGTTGACAAAATTAGACACCAATATCGAATCATATTTTTCAGACTCCAAGAGTTTGATGTCTACCAGATAACTGTTTATCATATCGATATCATTCTCTTTCGACAGTAATGTAGTTAGCTCGTCGTCAACCAACTCGGCGCCGCCAGTAACCCCATCTCTAAGAAAAAAATCAGATATAAAAAGGATGTTCATTCAAATTTCCTAATTGTTAGCGCAGCCAACTGCTCCTCTATCGATGTAGCTGATTCATCTCCGAGCAAAGTGTGACTCATCTTGTCTAGTATTTTTTCCTGTTCGTACTCGCCAACAATGTGCTTTTGCAGCTTCTTAGCCCAAGACTTGTACATGCCATGGTTCTTGTACACGTTCCTTAGCTGATTCTTGAAACTCTTCTCTCTTGGGTAACACCACATAGAACCATCTACCAAAACGTCATTCCACACAGCCTCTTTCTGTATCGGCTGAATTGTGTATTCCACCTTTGCATACAACTCTTTCTCCTTCACCTTTCTAGTTTTAGATGTAGTCTTGACGGGTGCAGTAAGAAAGTCAACATGCCCACTCCACGCTGGAGCTAGTACAGGCAAGCCATTGACTGCAGCCTCGAACAAAGGCAGTCCGAACCCCTCGCCATGGGATGCTGAGATTATCGCTTTTATGTTTTTATGCTTGTAGAGAGATGTCATTTCTGACTCGCTTAAGTCTCCATGAAGCAGATACACCTTGCACTTTCTATCTGGTACTGTTTCGAGAGTTCTCTGGATTCTGAATTCTGTCATCTTCCTGTCCAATATGGAACCTCTTGATAATCCCGTCTTGAGTACTAAGCCAACCTCTTCGTCTTTAAACTCTTCAAGGAACCACTTAATGGTGTTTTCCATGTTCTTTCTAACGCCCCACATCGCAACTGAGAGGAAGTTGAAATCAAAATCCAAATCTATAGAGAAGTCTTTATCTTCCTCTATCTGCTTTGCGGGATAGGGAACTACCTCAATTGGCGTTTTGCAGGTGACTCCAAACCTTCTTCCTCTATCCTCCACCTCAACAGTTGTATTTTCAAACGCCCACTTAGAGTGATTAGACGGTACAATTATCTTATCCATCTCAAAAGTTTTCTGCAGCCACAAATCAGATATTCTTGTTGTTTCAATTCCCGCAGTTACATGAATAGCATGCGGCGCTTTCTTTTCGAACTCGCTGGGTATACCTACATGAATATGAACATCATACTGTGGGTTTTCTCCAAATTGCATAACATAGCTGCTTGTCTTCTGTACCAGCTTGTCCATCTCTCTTCTTTCTTCGTTGTCTTCCGATAGCCAACTAGTTGTCCCCCACGCTAAGGGCTGGATGTATAAGTCTACATCGCCTCTCTTTTGTAGTGCCCTAAGAACGAATCTGGAATGTTCACCATAACCAGATTGAGTCAGCAATGGGCCCTCTATCAATACTTTTTTCATGCTGCTATCTCCTTGAATTCCCATGATTTATATCCCTTTCTAGCTTCCCAAGATCCATGATTCTCTTTTATACTCTTAAACAAGTCATCCCACTTCTTTTTGTAGTCGTCGAACCCATAGTTAGTCAAAACGTGTTCCCTTCCCTTTCTTCCCAATTCCGCTCTCTCCTCTGCAGTCATACTGTATATCTTGTTTATGGCGTTCAGAAAGTCTTCTTTTGATACTCTATCTTCGTATATATAGGGTACTTGCTGTGAGCCTATAACTGCCTTTGCGGATGGCTCTAGCCCCACTCCGAACCACTCACTGCCGTCAGTAACCTGCTCTTGCAGTCCTCCAGTCATAGTCACAATTATTGGAGTTTCACATGCAAGAGACTCCAAAGTACCCAAACCAAAACCTTCGGCATCCGATATGTTAATTGTGCAGTCTGCTATATTATAGAGATCCGCTAGCTTCTCGAGTCCAACCTTTTCGGTGGAAAGCATCACTTCCCCATTAAGCAGCCCCAGCTCTCCCAAGATGGCTTCCAAATCCTGTCCGTGAGGATCGCCGGGCTCTGTGTGCATAATCAGCATAGCTTTATCCCTGCCCACCATATCTAAAAATTCTTTAAACCAGAAAATCAATGTACCGCTATGCTTCCTTCTGGCATTTCGGTTGTTCCAAAAGAAAACCACCTTATCTCCAATATTTTTCTTGAAGTCTGAAACCTGAGAATCCACTGGTTCTCTCTTGTAGAAAATATCTGTTGGTACCGAATGAGGGATATGGTGAAGCTCCACACCTGGGGATACATTTGCCACTATGTCATTTGTTAATTTACTTATTGAAACTACTACATCATTCGAATCATAATAAAACTTATTAAATTTTGGATAAGGATAGTTGTCCCATACGTGATAATACACCAAAGGAACGTTTGCGCGTATTTCATTCTCCATCATCCAGAGCCACTCCCAAAACCTTGGATCTGTCATAATCCAAACAGCATCCGGCTTCTCATTAGCCAAAAGAGCGCGAATAACCTCCGGAGTTCCGAATTCGTCTACTGGGTACGTCACCCAATCTTCCCCGTACTTCTCTTGCCTTATTGGACGATAATCCGCGTGGCGAATCGCTCCTCCGAGAGATATAAAATTATAATTTCCAGTATCTAGTAGCCCCTCAATCATGTACCTTGTCTGCATTCCGACTCCAGATGGGGAATATGGATTATCAGAAATAGTTAGAATCTTCATTTTGTCAGTCATTTGTTCTCCTGCTGTTACGGACAGTGGGATGTCTTGTGGTAATCGCATCTTGCACAAGACATCTTGTTTTTAAAGAAATTTTCCTCATTTATATTTTTAACAGCTTTTTCCAAAAGTTTTAAGGCATTATTTCTTTTTCTGTCCCCACTTGTAACTCTGAAGAATTCTACGTTTTCTTTTTTCGCTGTGCGCTTGAGTAACGCAAAGTGTGTTTCTATGTTTTTTAAATCTATGTTGTGTTTTTTTGCAAAAAAGTGTTTATACAAAGTAAGCTGGTACGTCGTGATGCTATCGCTTCTGCGTTTCATATCCCACCCCCAACTACAAGACTTCCAATCAATAATATGGTATTTACCATCTGGTGTTTTTACCACCAAGTCAATAAATCCCTTAAATTTAAGCCCTTCTGACTGAAAGTCTTCAATGCCTTCCATCAACTGCTCTTCAACTGATACTACCTCATACTCTTCGAAGTAATCGTTAACAGCCGGCATTACATAATCACATATATTTTGCCCCTGCTGCCTCATTTCTAAAACCATGTCTTTCCGAAGAGGGACATTTTTAGACTTTAGTTTTGACAACTCTTCTAGAAAGGTTAGCTGAAAAAACTCTGCTGGATTAAACTCTTGTTCTAAGAGAAAATTTTCACATACAGAGTGCATCGCTGTTCCGAAAGCTGTATATTCATTTCCAAAAAACGTTTGAATTTCGTCCAAGTAGTTCAGCTTGTGCTTGAAGGCACAGTCGTTCCACATTTTTAATTCAGAGTAACTTATCCGTCCCCGACTTGGATACTTCCTCTTCTTTTTTTGCTTTTGTTGTTTTGGTTCCACCAGTTGTACGAGTTGTTCTCTTGGTAGTTGTTTTCTTTGTGGTTGTTTTCTTTGTAGTTGTTGTGGTTCTTGGTGCTTCAAAAGTCCACCTTCCATTTAATTCCGTATCACTCTTGGAGTTTGAAATAGTTGTACCAGATATAAGGCTTCCCACCTCGATACCCGCATTTTTAAGAGTTTCAGTTATCGTACTATTATTGCAAGTTACCTTTTCCTGTGTCGCTAAAGCTCTACGAGGCACCTCTGCCTCAACAGTTATGGTATTATTACTCTCTGTTATCTCTATTGTTGTTCCATTCTCTAGAGTGGTTGTTGTTTTACTCATCGTGTTTACTCCTTATTATAAGCTATTATTTGCAGTTTGTCAAACAAATTTGGACTCACCTTTTTTAAATAGTGCACATCGCGATGATAAAAGAAGGCTTCGAACCCGTTTGCGAAATATTCTCGCAAAGATGTTGCCCCATACGGAGAATAAAAAAGATTAACTGATAAGGCGGAAAGCATCGGATACCCAACCTCCTTATATAAGAAAGAGTCGAACTCCTCCGTGTATTCAGTTTCGAAAAAATAACTTAGCTCAGTGTTGTACCCCTCTTCTTTTAAAATAAAATACAACTTTTGCCTTTTTGCAAGAAATTCTTTTTCTATCTTCCCATCGCCATATATTTCAGAAGTGTGGCTCTCCTCCAAAGAGTGAGCTACTTCATGAATTATGTCTTCAACCAAGTCTGTGCTGCTAGCCTGATTGTTTGTTACGTATATTGCGCCGTCACTATACATAGCGTGCACTTCTCTGTCTATCAGATGTTGAAATTGTCCTATATATATAGAATCAATATCGCGAAAGAAGCTCAAGGGCACAAGCTTTTTCAGTGTTGACAGCACGACGTCAATGTCAACATTGTCGGGAAGTTTATCTTTGGCTATCACAATTGTGTTGCCCAGAACCTTCTCTATGAAGCTGTTCCTTCTATTCTGCAAATAATTCTTCATTTTTTCTTTGCTTGTAAAGCTTCTCTCCCTGCTCGACATCACTAAGAGCCTGGCGGTATCCAAGTATCCAGTTCTCTTCCGCTATAGCCATCAAGAATTCCGGAAACTCATCAGCCATCGTTTCGACTATAAGTTCCACCGTTATTTCATCATTTGCGGGATTTTTCTTTTTCCCAACATACTCTACTATAATGTCTTTAAGTTCAGAGTTTATATTATCGTCAGTATTCATGTTTTTCCTTTCTAAAGTATTTTTGCCGCTATGGAGGCGACACGGGAGCGCTCACCTTTCTGCAAAGTGACGTGCCCTGCTATTTCTTGATCTTTAAATTTTTCCACAACATAACTTAAGGCGTTGTTGGTTGCATTGACATATACATTATCTATTTGATCAACGTCGCCGGTAAGAACTATTTTTGTTCCTTCAGCGACACGTGTCAGCACAGTCTTTATCTCATGCTGAGTCATGTTTTGTACTTCGTCTATTATCATATAGGCGTTTGCTATTGATCTACCTCTTATGTATGTTAGGGCTTCTATTTCTATTTTGCCCTCCTCTACATGCATCTCAAGAGTAACCCTGTCGTCGGCAAACAAAAATTGTAGGTTGTCTTGTATGGGCGCTAACCATGGTAAAAGCTTTTCTTCTAAAGTACCAGGCAGAAACCCAATGTCCTTACCAACAGGTTCGACTGGCTTCATGACTGATATCTTTTGATATGTCGGCTGCTCCAACACCTGCTCCAATCCCGCACCCAATGCTTTCAATGTTTTTCCGCTCCCAGCTTTACCGACAAGAGTAACAACCAACACCTCGGGATCCATCAACAATTCTAAAGCGAACTGTTGCTCCTTGTTTCTCGGGCGAATGCCCCATACTCCGCGTTTGGAATAGTCCTGAAGCGGCTTCAAGGGAGAGTTGTAATTTCGAAATCTTGCTAATGCTGTTTTTTTCTCGTTTGAGTTCGATATCAACATTATAAACTGATTTGGGAATATTTTAATCTTTTCTTTATCTAGAAATACATCACCACCTTCGTAGAACGTATCGACAACCTGATCGTCTACCAAGTAGTGCTTTAACCCATCGTAAAGCCCGTCTGCCGTGTCGACAACTTGCTCCATGTTGTAGTCTTCACAAAGTAATCCTAGAGCATCGCATTTTACTCTCATGTTAATATCGCGTGAGACGACTATGACTTTTCTTCTGCCGTTAATTGCTTTTTGAGATAATGCCGTTGCTATTATTTGGTTATCTGAGTCATCTAGTTCTAAGTCGTCTGGTAGCGCAAAAGGATCATAACCGCGAACAGTCACTATGCCCTTTCCTTTGCCAAGCCTGATTCCTTTTACTAAATTTCCTTTTGAACGAAGATTATCTAATTTTCTTATTATCGATCGAGCCTGAACACCTACCATATCTTGTCTCTTCTTGTGCATGTCGATTTCATCCAACACCTTTAGGGGTATTACAACATCGTTGTTCGCGAAGGACTCTATAGCATTTGCATCTGTTAGGTAGACGCTAGTGTCGAGGACGTAAGTTGATTTTGCCAATTGTTACCTCTTTTTTTCCAATCTATATTAATTAGAGGCTTTAACTGGCTTTTTCTCAATTCTAGCCCACTCAGTAGGCAATTTTATTAGATGATTCTTTTTGAAATTTTGTTTTCTCTCCTGCTCCATAAAATCAATGGTATAGGAATACTTTTCAATTTTTTCACATGGCGTGTTGCTGAGTGTAATGGGGGACACCAAAAACATGCATATTTTCACAAATTCTATCACTTTTAATCTCTCCGTCAAGAAAAACATTAATATTTTAATGATTATAACCTATAGTTATATTGTGGAAGGAAAAACTACCAATAAATTTGAAAAAATAATCAAATACATTACACTATCATCTTTGATTTGTCTTATTTTTGCAGGTAGTTGCACGGGATGCCATTCTTCAGTCGATGTCTTTGCGGATATACTACCAAAAAAGAAAAGAGTCCCTACTGAGTCTTTCGTTCAAATAATCAAATACGCCACTGTTTCGAAGTGCACTCCCGTTTCCGGAACCACTTGTATCAAGGGAGCAACGTTTAAATCTAGTGCTTCCGGAAGCGTTATTCTAAACGACAAGAAGAAAGGAAGCCTCATATTGACTGCTGCTCATGTATGCGATGTTAGTGAGGGGATTGACAGAACAGGAATGGCAATACAAGAATTAAATTTCTCTATAAAGCTCAAGTCTATCCACAACGAAGTATACGACGCCTACGTAGTCTTCATGAAGCTCGATGAAGGTGTTGACTTGTGCTTAATTCACTCGCCATCGATGACTGAATCAAAAGCTCTTAAAATTGCCAACAAGGGCCCAGAGCTTGGAGATGTGTACTACAATATAGCGGCGCCGGGTGGAATATTTCATCCACCGGCAGTTCCGATATTATCCGGACATTACAGCGGCTACATGGCTGATATAGGTGCATCGATGTATACTATCCCCGCCATCGGGGGTAGTTCCGGGAGCCCTATTTTAAATTCTAGATTCGAGTTGGTTGGAAATGTTTTTGCGGCTTCTACGATATATACACACATGACGATATCCACAACATATGATAATATTATCTTGTTTCTCCGGGAGGCGCTTGAGGCTTATTCAAAAGGAAAAAGAGAACATATCGGGAAAACAAAAGAAACTTCTAGCTGGCGTTAATCCAATTTTGCAACTTGCGCTCTTTCATTTCTTTAATTAAGTTAAGTCGCTTTGCGTGTGCAGGTGAATTTTTCTTTTTTGCACTGTCTATCTCTCGTATCAATTCCTCAATCTCCATCTTGAGCTTTTCGATGCTCTTGTCTCTATTTTTCATCTTCTATCTTCTTATATTCAATATAAACTCGATATCGCATTGATATCACGTCGCCCTTGCCGGGTGGAGAAACTGATGGATGGAAATAAACATTTCTTACGTTCTTGTGTTCCGAAAGGTGGATGAGCGCGGGCAAAGACAGCGCTTCGGCAGTTATGCGGAAGGTATCATCCTTTTTTGGCACTCTCTTATGATTATCCCAATTAATCCCCAGCTCATTTAAGTAATCACCCATGATATCTTTTAGGAGATTCTTTGATTCTTCTTCTGTTATTGATCTAGACATTTGCTTTTTACCTCTTCTTAGATAATCTCATCTATCATTCCATACTTGAGGCAAGTCTCGGCATCCCACCACAAGTCATGTTTAAGTAGTTCATTTAGCTTTGTTTTAGGAATCTTAGTGTGTCTCTTATATATTTCACGAATCCTATCCATCAAAACGTCACAATTTTCCATATCATCCTGAAGTTGTCGATAAGTTCCCCACATCCCACTGGACAATTGGTGAATAAGCATAAACGAATTCCTGTGCATATATCTTTTTGCTCCCACTACACTCATCAGTGTGGCTGCGGAGGCAGCACAACCATCAATGACAGTATGTACCGGCACCTTTGATTGTAGGATATAATCAATTGCTGCAAATCCCGAAAAGACGGAACCTCCATAGCTATTAATGTGGAGCCTAATCGGTACGACGTCTGTCTCCAAGTGAAGTGCCCTATGTGACATGCTAATTCCCAAGCTAAGCAGTGCTTTATTCAACTTTAGCACTTTCCCCCTATCGACTGTTGAATAGAAGAATATTCTATTATTTGAAACATCTACAATGTTATTGCTGTTTCCTCCATTCGCGCCGCCGGAACCGTAGCCTCCATCAGAGTCTCGAAACTCTTTGTCTCTCTTGCGACCACCAGATGTCCAATATAAGTCTTCCATTGCTTTTTTTCTTCTCCTACATAATATTTGGTGGACCCCCACGGACTTGAACCGTGAACCTGCCGGTTATGAGCCGGATGCTCTAACCAATTGAGCTAGAGGTCCATTGTTTTATTATACACTATCTTTAGTGTGACTTTCAATTAATTTTTTACGAATAGTTGTTCTTATTCCAGGGTTAACCTTTAAAATTTGAGGCATAACATTGTGCCTAATGTGATTTCTCATTATGTTTTTTGTCATCCTGTTGGAAGGATCGTCAATCCATTCAACTGATTTTCTCTCTGCGTATGAGATTATTGAATTTTTATCCGTCATCAGGAATGGGCGATATATGTTCGGTTCCCTCCTGTAAGGAATTAAGCCTGGATTTCCATGCAGGCACTTAAACAACCATGTTTCCACAACATCATCCAGATGGTGACATGTTATAACAAAATTATCTCCCAAGCTTGTAAGAAAATTATATCTTTCATTTCTCCAAAACTCTTCAAGGGACTGCTTGCCGCGAGAACCCTTAACTCTTCCAACAGTTAATGTTAATTTATTTTTTGCGGCATATCTTTTTACAAATTGTTCAGCTTCTCGAGAGTGGGGAGTGTCGTGATTAAAATAGGCTAAATGCACCTTTCTCCTACCTTCCAGTAGAAAGTTGACTATCGACATTGAATCGATTCCACCAGAGCAAGCAACAGTCACTCTTCGTGGTATTTTTCCTATAATTCGAATCATATCTAAAGTCTTCGTCCATTAGTTGCTTAATAGTTCCTTCGAGATTTTCTCTATTTCCCACCCGTAACCCCAAACCAGCCTTTGGTGGTTTGCGGCAGTAAAGGCTTCAGGGAAAGTTAGTCTTTCGTAATCGATGTCTCTACGCTCTTCGCTAGACTTGTTGTAAAATGTTGCAATGTATTTTCTTGTTTTCATAGCGTACCTTTTCAATGTAATATATTATACTTCATGTATAATAAAATGTCAAATACTTTTACACCTCTACCTTAATGGCAGCAGTAAAAAATACATTCCCTAAAGCTCCAGAATCTGAACCTGTTTCACCCGATAATGCCACAGCGAACAAGTCTCCTGCCGTGACACTCACGCTCATACCAGTACTAGATACGGGCGTTAAGCCGCCAGAAGTTATTGAGCCGCCAGATCTAGTGACAAAAGCTCTTCTAGTCCAAGTAACGCTGGTGTCCTGATTCGAGGGAGATGCCTGCCACAAAGACAGGTAAACGTCAATACTTCCGTTATCTGATGTATACGCCCCATAAAAATCCTTAAGAGTGCAATCCTCTGGCGCTATCCAGCATGCCCAGTTTGCTAATGCCTCCACACCCGTAGTAGAAACGCTCGTACTGGTTGGGCCGCCCCAACCAGCCTTGTACTCCGTCCACTTAGTCCCCAATGTCGATGTTGAAGAGCCGTTTTCATGCACGGTGTATCTGTGTGTATAATTATTATACCCATATGCAGAGCCGACAAGTGTAATGTTTTGAGTATCTGTTCCGCCACCGCCACCGCCGCTGACGGAGGCTTTAACTAAGTTGTCGTTCGAATCTAGCCCTAGATTTGCACCAGATGCGATAGTTCCGTCTGGCACCTCGTCCCAGTCTAAAGTTTTTGGATTGATTTTTGTTTTTGCCATCCCTTAAGCCTCTAGGGTCTCATTCCCTTGCCGTACCAGCGGCGCTTATACCCTCTAACATCATAATGTACAAAATGTCTGTAAAGTCCAACTCCACCCTCCAACATCTGCCCATCTTCTATTAGTTCTAAAATAACATCTCTTAGCTCTGTTGTTGTTATTCCTCTTACTATTAAATCTCCAGCTTTAGCCAGCAAGTGCTGACTTCTTTTTGCGCCGTCTATCTTTGTGTTGTATTCCAGTGATCGATAACCTGATGTTATTTTTATAGGTATTCCTATTTTATCTCTTAGTGCCTGTAAATTTTCTGCCAACAGCTTTACGTTTTCCAAATATTCATCGGGCACTGGCGAGCCGTCTCTGCACTTAAATTCGTCAATATGAAAGTTTTTTGTTAATTGCATACTTTAATTATGGCTAAGCGCAAAATTCTACTTCATCTTAAAAGATATTTCAGCACCAAGAAAGTGTTCGTTTGCCCATTTTTGTTTTTTTGAATTTTGCAGTAGGTAGAACGTTTTGTACTGCACGGCATCTGATAGTTTGAATTTTAAACCTGCACATAAGGAATTCTTTACGAACACGCCATTATCGATTGTTACCTTTTCACCCACAAATACCTTATCATAGCCAACCTCAAATTTATTAGAAAACCAAAGTTTTGGCTCAGCGCCAACGGAACAAGGCAAGATTAACAATATTATGTATAAAATAAGCTTCATACTTTAAGTATGTAATAGAAAGAGAGATGGTGTTACGTGTAGGTGACTTATAGGCAATATTTTCAGCTACCTATGTTTGCAACTGTCCCTCGTAACGTAAAGGGTAACAAAGATTATTGTCCAAAAGATAATTTCATTCAACTCAAACATGATACAGCTACACTCTTCCGATATAAGCCTTTATTTTAATTGGGCCCGGTTTAATTTCTCCTTCTTCATCAAGAAAAGAAGCAAAAGTTCTATGGCGGCCGCCTAAAATATCAACGACACTATCTCCCTCCATCTTGAATATAACAGGCTCATGATCGCCGGCTCCCAAACCTGGGGTGGTTGTCTGAATGCGGTTAATTTTCTCTCTGTATTTATCCATAGGAAAGTTTGGATTTTTACCCAAGTGTTTGTTCATCAAAAAGTTTCTCTCTTCTGAGTTTATATCTTCCCATTCCAACTCCAAAACAACAGGCTTCTTAGTCCACTGCAGGTTGTATCTATCGTAAACACTTTTTGCAAACTCATCTGTCTTGAAGAACTTTTCTAACCCTATCTTGTTTATGTCTTCAGTCCTTTCAACAGCATAATCTTTTACGCCTTCGTGTCCGTACATGTCGTTAAACACAAAATCCGGTAAATGAGGAAACACCTTGTTCTTAAGCTCTCTCTCGAACCCCTTGAATCTAGATTCATTCAAGTAGCTTCTCCAACCTTCCATTATAATCTTCATATATTAAATAACCTCGCTAACGGAAACATTAAAAGTCGAACCCCTAGTTCCTTCGATGTCTCCTCTGGCTATCATGCATAAAATCATCTAAAGCCAGCTGTGCTTCATTGTCATTTTTGACAATATTTGAAATTTCTCTTACTTTTCCTTTAGTGTTCTCGTGGGATCCCGCCTCGTATCTTTGAAATCTTTCACTAGAGAGTTCATCGTTCATTATGCCTACGGCACTATCAAAACTCATACCAGTTTCAACAACCTCTTGAAAGAACATACTCTCCAAGTCTAAAAGCGAGACAAAGACATCATTCCTTACTTTATCCTCGGCGTCGAGGTAGCCGAGTTCTTTAAATTCAAACGAAATATCTTCAATAAGGGGATATTCTCCACTAAACAAATCATAATGAAACGTTCTCACATTGTAGGCTACAGACTTAAGAACCTTATACAATTCATGCATGCCTCTAGGAAATGCCACAGGCCTTTCTGAAGCGCTATCGCGCCCATACAATTCTATTTCTTTTTGTAATTTTTCTATATAACCAAGAAAATATGAGATAGTTGCAACCGCTTGCTTAGCCTCTTCTGGTAAATTCGCTTCTGGGTTGGCAGCTGCTTCTCCACCGGCATCGATGAATTTTCGAAAATTTTCCATTATACGTTTCATGTATTTACCACTTCACCTTGTCAGCCCAATATGCAGCGGACATTTTACCTTTTTTGATATTCTTGGCGTGACGGGACTTAAAACTCTTTCTCTTTTTTTTCATTTTTTCGCTTTCACCCTTTTTTGGCTTGCCCGCTGTTTTAGCGCCTTTCTCTCCGAAGGGTATTATTTTCTCTACACCATCCTCACAAGCTTTTACGACGTGTGATTTTCCTTTGTGACTCTTTGTTGTGCGAGGCTCGTTACATGGCATGGAGTCTTTGTCGACTTTTTCTTCAATGGGCTCATCTTCTTCAGTTAAGGAATCCTCTTTTGGCACACAATTTGGAACTTCTTTTCCATCCTTCATCTTAGTGCCAATCATTTCATACCCATCCCAGCAGGGATTATCTTTTTCAGCCTCGTTAACAAACTTTCGCCAATTTTCCATTATAAGCTTCATATTATTAATTAGTACCTAAACAGAGAAAGACTCACCGCAGCCGCACGTTCTTTTCGCGTTTGGGTTCACAAACCGAAATCCAGACTGGTTCAGCTCATCTACAAAATCTATCTCAGTTCCCATTAAATACAAGTAACTCTTTGCATCCACATAGAGACTAACCCCATGGCTTTCTATTACTCTGTCATTTTCGGCTTGATTATCAAATTCCAATTTATAAGTAAAACCAGAACATCCCCCGCCCCTGATGCCGGCACGAATGCCGGTTTCTTGCTTTTCGGCAAGAAGTGTTTTAATCTTATTCGCTGCAAATTCAGTCAATGTTATCATTTTTGCTCCTGTAGTCTTCAATAGCAGATTTTATGGCATCCTCTGCCAGAACAGAGCAGTGTATTTTTACAGGCGGAAGCGAAAGGTGATTTGCTATATCTTTGTTTTTTATTTTTTTGGCATCATCCAGTGTTTTACCTTTTATCCATTCCGTCACCAAAGATGAAGAGGCTATAGCAGAACCACAACCGTATGTTTTGAATTTTGCATCCTCAATTACACCGTCATTATTTACTTTGATTTGAAGCTTCATGACATCCCCACAAGCAGGGGCACCAACAATACCTGTTCCCACAGAGTTGTCATCTTTATCTAATGATCCTACGTTCCTAGGATTTTCGAAGTGCTCTATTACTTCTTTTGAATATGCCATACTTTAATTATAATAATTAATTATTATAATGTCAAGAAAAGTTAGTGGAGGTGGCGGGAGTCGAACCCGCGTCCAGAACATCTCAAATAATACGTCATTCACAAGGTTAGTCTGATTCTAGCTTCAGACAGCTATAAGTCACAAATATGTAAATTATCAAATATAACAAATCCAGATGTTGGGTTAGAAGGGTATCTGGAAAACCCTCTGGGTTATGCGGCTAATGCCACCTCCCCCATTGCTTCGATATCATCGTTTGCATTTATAGTTTTGGGTATTTTTACTGTGCCTACCCACACATCCTTGCACGTATTATTATCCTTACCCTGTCGAAACCTGATCACCCCCCTATTTGTTTATCCTCATCTTATCTGCAATACCACCAAGCTTTGACCGGCTTTCACGTGATCTATTACTCTATATTGATCCTCTACAACATGATAATAAAGCCGCGGCCAATAATCATGTATAAAAACATATGCGTTCGGGGATAAAAAATTGTAAATAAATTTTGCGCACTCCGGGCGAGCACGGCCATCGATCAAAACAGCATCAAATTTGGCACCAAATTTAGAAGGCTCTTTGATATATTTTTCAAAAAGATAATAATAGTCTGAAGTTTCAAGTTGGGACCATGGCACTGGTGTTTGCTGTACAGGCGCTGGTTTGATATCCTCTTTTGCTACTTCCACTAGGCTGTACTTGCAGATTTTGTTTTCTGTGTTTTTTAAGATTTTTGTTATTTTTTCGTACCACTCCGCATCGTGCTCGACACTATAATACTCTTGTACCAATCTCGAAAAGTAAAGAGTGCTCCCGCCTGAGCCGTATTCAAGCATTTTAAAGCTAGGTTTTAGATATTTCTCTATCGTCTCTATTTCTAGTCTAGACATCCATGGATTGATCACTAGTCCCCCTCTCTTCAAACACTTCATCACCTAAATTAGAATATCCAAATTCATCAGCCTTGCTGTTTAGGTAATCTTTAATTTTTTCTCTGTATTCTCCAGAGCTTTTTGACTGATCCCCAAGAGCAAATAAATCATCGCTTATATCGTCAAGAATCCAATCCATGCCTATTTCCTCTATTTTTGTGGTAACCTCGCCATGAATAATCTGCCTTGCATTAGGATCTATAGCTGCCTCTGACTCATTATCGTAATTGCCTCCGATACCCATAGACTGAGTAAGCCCCATGTTTGCTCTGAAACTTTCCATTATGAGTTTCATTTTCATTATCTATAAGCTACCTTAGAATCTATAGCCGCTCTAATAGCTTCCTCGGCAACTGGATCTGACATATTTTCATTTGCAACGTTATCTCGAACCCAATTTCTAAGTCTTACCTTTTGAGCATGCCCTAACGCTCCTGAGAAATTCTGTCCTTTTGAGGCGGCGTATTCTATAGCATACTCAAAAGCGCGCTTGAGAGGCATACCTTCGCCGGCAGTAGAACCCCTAGCTTCACCTATCTTCTCATTGATTACGTTATTTCGGAAATTTTCCATTATATCTTTCATTGCCTTCTCCTTTCATATCTTTTCTTTGCTGATATCAGTTCTCTGCCAAAATACAACAACGAATAGTGTACGATACCTCCAGGGTATTTATGACTCCCCAATTTCATCAAATCGTTGTGAAGTATGCTCATTCGACTGTCTTCATACATACTTTTTATAGTTTGTATTAGGGTGTCAAAACTTAAGAATGCATCATAGTCCAGCGGCTCTATACCAACTGATCTCCAATTATCACCCTCACTGTCGGCAGCGTTGGTGTTCATCATACCTTCTATTGGGGAGTTTGGAAAATACTCTGAAATATATCTTTGAGCTTCTGCTCGAGCAAAATCGGAACCAGCCCACCTATCATCTCGAGAATGATATCTCTTCACTCCTTCTGGAGGAAGGGATTCTTCTATCCATGCTAATATCAACTCTCTCAACGTACCATCTTGAGCATCGAAAAAAAGTTTTGCATCTGCTCTCCTCTCTTCCAAGCCCTCCTTGATATAGCGTCTCCAGTTTTCTACTATGAGTTTCATTATTAACTACAACAAGCCTTCTCGCATGCGCAACATCCGCAACAGCAGCAGCAGTGCTTTGGGTTAAAAAGGTTCAATAGTTTGTGCATAAAATTCTTCATATTAATAGTCTCCCTAGGGTGTTGTTTTAGATTCCTGGTATACCCGCTAGGCGGGCAGCACGAGCTTTGTAACTCTTGTCCATTTCTTCTCCTGATTCTTGTGATATCACTCCCCGCTCTTTCATCATTTCCATGAACCTGCCGGCAAGTGCTCGATAACCTGAACTTTGGTTATCTTTTAAAAGATTGTATACTGATCTTACCACGTCTTCGTCTGTGACTGAATCTCCACTGGGGGATGGATATTGCCCTTCGGCTTTTACCTCTTCTTTTGACTCTGAGATAGTTTCCTTCTTTTCGTCCATGAAGTATCTTGGATCTATTTTCTTTTTGTTTTGTCCATTGAATTTTGGCATTTATATCCTCTCCTTGTGTCTTCGTCTTCAACGTTGTATAGTAATTATTTCAGCAAACATAAAAAGGCACGCCAATCGACGTGCCTAATATGATTTAATCTTTTTTTGGCTCGAGACTATTAGCGACAAAACAAAAAGAACTATAAAAACTTGCTTGAAAGCTGTCTGAAAGCTTTCATAATTAACTAGTTCTTTAAAATGTAAAAAGCAAAATTAGCCATACCCTCAAAGTCAGCTGGCAATCTAGGATCTACAGGCTTTTGAGATTTAGTGTTGACATATTCGACTGTTGTCTTTTCCTTTGTTTTTTCTGCCACAAACAACGCATAATGAGTGACTACCAATTCTGTAAAAATTCTTTCTAAATTTCTGCTTTTACCTACCCAGGAAACCACTAGTAGTGACTTTGTTTCTAAGCAATTATCAAGCTTGATCAAGTGCACCGCCGGGCCCGGATCATATATTGTTTTTGGCATTGAATAACTTTCTGATAAAACTGGACAATACTTAAAAACCTCGTCCAATGAAGCTTCTTTAATAGTTGGGATTTTTGGTGGTTTAACAGCCTCAACTTTTGGCGGTGCTAACGTAGGCACCAATAGCGATATTAATAAAAATAAATTTGTCACTTCTCATCTCCTGATTGCTTAATATTAAATTGTTTAATGCTTTTTCTTAATTCTGAGAGGCTTATTCCAAGTATGTTTGCTGCCTCTTTATGAGATGAGGCAGCTGACAGAGCAAAATTAATTAATGCGCTTTTAACAATATGAAAAGAAGAATTCCACAATGGAAACCCAAACAATTTACCTTTTAAGGGGCCAGCTGACAATTCTAACTTAAGAGCTATTATCTCTTCTAGTTTTAGATTAGAAAGCATCATTTCAAATTGCTCAGTTGTTTTTCTAGAATTTCTGAGTTCTCTAGCAAGACTATATTGGTGTGTTTTATTGTTTTTAGATCTAGGGTTCTGCATATTCAATCACACGTCTTAACATAAGACATAGCTATACCCTTAACGTAAGGTAGTTTCTTAACTTTTCAGTAATCATAATATTTTAATTTTCATATTAATTTTTTTCTATACAATTTCTTTAAGCTTCTTTGTTTTAATTAACTCAACAAATGCTTCGTTAATACAAAGTATTTATAGCATATATTTCAGGAAAAGTAAAGAAAAAAATTAAGCTAGCAAGGAGTCGATATCTATGTCTGCTTCTTCTTCTGCGCCTGGCTCTTCTGGTGGAGGCTCTTCATCAGCTAGCGCCTCATCAGATACGGCATCTTTAGCGTCTTCGTATTCTGGGTTGGTGGGTTCTTGAATTTTTGTCGACAATTCTTCTTCAAATTTGTCGAAATATAACTTAATGTTAGTTATAAGATAGTCATAGAACATTTCTTTATCTTGCTCATTTCCAAGTACGCTAAAGTAATCTATTATTGATTGTTCTATTTTATTATAAACTTCAAAAGCTCTGTTTCTTCCGGTTTCATCTTCACCATCTAGTGAAAAATCTGCTTTCGGATCCTCTTCAGGCTCTTCTTCTACTTCGACATCATCGGTGGGTATGAACTTGTCATCTTCTATGTCAATTTCGATTTCTTCTTCTAAATCTGATGAAGGTTCAGTAGAAGCTTCATCGTTTGCCATTATTGGCGCCAAAGTGCTCTGTACAGCATTAACAATGTGCGCTCTAAATGAGTCTCTTTGGTTTTTGTCGGTTGTTAGAGACTTGAATGCCTGCGATAGTGTTTTCAATATATTGGAGTTCTTCAACATATCTCTCAATACATTGATTCCTGTGTTCTCATGAGGATCCTCTTCTGGATCAGCTGCAGCTTCAACTATCAGAGATTGTATAATGGAGCGGAGCTTGATTTCTTGCAAAATTTCTGTAGTTCTAGCCTGAATGTGTCGATTCTTAACTATCGATACGGCTTTTTGGATATTTTCTCTCAAAACCATTTCTTTTGCCATTTCTTCTCTTGATAACATTTAAAAGTCTCCCAATTTATTTTAATTAGTTTCTTCTTCTTGGTTTTCGTCTAATTCTTCTTCGTCTTCTTTTTTGCCGATAGGAGCAGAATATCCTTGCACTGCGCCGCCACCGGCGCCGCCCATTGCAGATATCTCTTCAAGCTCTTCAGTCTCTTCATCGGCGCAGTCCGACTCTTTTGCCAAAAACGCATTTGATGATCCTATGTTTGGATCGATGGTGAATGGTTTTCCATGTTTGATGATATCTTTTTTTCCACCAAAAATTCTTTTCATACCCTTTCTCAATCTCTTTTTCGCAACCGGTTGCCAATCACCTTCTGAAACTAGTATCTTTTCTATCATTGAAAATAAAGTTTCGTTAATGTTTGACGGAGATTCCTCTTCGCTGGAGAAAAAGTTCAACAGCTGCCGAACCTCATCTTGCGAAACACCATCAGGTATAAACCTAGATATATCTTGTGCGCTATCTAGCGCGGCTCGAAAATCACTAGCATTATAAGTTCCCTGCGAATCCAGTTCTGGATCTACCGCCCAATCCCGCACATCAGCTGGCACCACACCTTCTAGTTTTGGACTGTATTGAGAAAATTTAGCAAATCTTTGAATATCAGAAATTCCTCGCTCGTCTGGCTTGGTGCTAGCGACTGGTATTATCATGTCCCCTGGTTGAGGTATACCTTGATTGCGTAAGCCAGGAATTGCCTCATCCATTATTGAATACGCTGCCATTACTGGGGAGTTATATGGAGATCTCATTACCACAACCCTGTTAGGATCTATCGCTGATGAGCGAAGATAAAGATTCCAAACTGATATAGATTCTTCAGCTGATATATCTCCCTTTGAAAGAGGAGAAACAAATATAACTACTTTGTCTGCTCCCTTTGCTAGAGTCTCCTTCACTAAATGAAGATGTCCGCGATGAGGAGGTTTAAATTTTCCAGGAAAAACTGCTATTTTTCTAGAAACTTCAGGAGACTCTTCTTCTATTTCTGGAGTCGGATCTTCACCTAGAATGTCTTCTGAAACTTCTTTCTTTGATCCTCTACTGTACCTTCCCAATCCCATTATTTGGTTTATCGGTGCGAAGTTGCCTGTAAACTTATATGTCTTACCTTCGAATTCGAAAACAATCCCCTCTACAGCTGTCGTTATTTTTTCTAGTGCTGCAGCAATTGAAGCATCGCTGAGAACCTCTTCTGCCGATACTTCACCACCTAGTATCTTTTGCAGCCCTATTTGAAGTTTTTGAAGATCATCAGGATCAGCAGATGCTCTGATATCCTTCATTTTCTGTCCTATTTTCTTTCGGAGCTTTCCGACTGTAACGTCAGCTTGCATGATGTAAGCGCTTGTAAAATTCTCAAGTATTTCAACTGCAAATTTATGCACTACATTAATTAACGGCTGTGAAGCTGCGTCTGATAATTCCTTGAGAGCCACCCTGTCTCTCAATATATTAACACATACTTCCCTCTCCTGAGTTAGATGTTCTGGAATTTCAGACAGCGCAATTGCGATTTCAGTCTTCACTCTAGGCATCTTCTTTTCACTACCATAAAAAACAACAGCTTCAGCCATGGCGTCGACAGCCTCTTGACTGAAGTTCATGTTTGCCAACTTTCTACTTAATATAATAAAAACTCTTGTTTTAAGATAATCGCCGAGAGTCTGTCCATGAGATATTCCAACGTCGCGTATTATACTATCGACATTGGATATAGCTCTTTTATATGCATCCTTCTTTTCTACAAAGTCTTTAAAATCATTAATGGCATTTACTTTGACAGAAGGCATACTAGAGTCATCAGCCATGTTGTCTAATATTTCTTCTAGCTGTATCGCGTGTCTTTCCGCCTCTTCTGATTCTAGTTTATGAGACACGCCGTCTATCACAACTACGTGTCCAACTCTATGAACTGCAAGAGTCTGAGCATCATAATCGACTACATTTGGGCTTCTAGGATCCATAACTTCTGCATTGTAAAAGATTAGTCCTCCGTCTTCCCGAACAAAATACTCGCCAGGAACAAGGTTTGCGACAGTTTCGAAATTAGTGAGAGCGTCAACATAAGCCTCAACAACACTTTGGGGAACTCTTTTGTCGACAGGCCTGTCAGTTGTGAGGGCAGCTATTAATGTTTTCTTATTTATGCCACCGGCTTGGGCATGAGATTTGTTCCTTATTGCCAGAGCCTCCTGCCTAACAGGGTTGTAGGAAATAAAAATGTTTTGCCCATCAAGCTTTTCAGTAACCTTGAGTCCGGGAAACCCCTGTGATGCTATTTTAAACATCTCCTTAAGTTTCGCGAACGTCAAACCTACGTTTTCATAGGGGTGGGACATGTGTCCTGCAGCACCACCCTCTGTTAGAAGTTGCTTGTTAGACATAATATGATTATCCTACTACTTTTTTGCCCACTTGTTAAGCAGTCTTTCAAAAAGTTTGTTGTCTCTGCTTGTGAACCTGCTTTCGTAAATGGCGTTTTCTTGTTCTGGTGTCTGAACCTTTGTTGTCTCTTCTGTATCTGTCGAAGCTTCCTCTTCGAGAGTTTCTTCTTCATTTTCTTCAAGTGTTTCTTCTTCAGTCTCATTAAGAACAGAATCTAACAAAGCCTCTTCTTCTTCTGTTAATTCTTCTTCGTCGGGGCGCCAAGATTTTGAATGTAGCCTAGGCGAACCGTCCGGCCAGATAGGATCTCCGTACCTGTTTAAGTGTGTACGAGGATCTTTAGGATTCTTTACGTACTCCTCGTCTTCTTCCTCCTTGCGTCCAAACATGTCTGTTGCCTCCTCGGGCGCGCGAGGAAGATCATCGAGACTCTTGAATCCCTCTTCAACCTTGTTTTCGTCTAAAACTTCTTTAATAATTTTTCTCAGCAATGATTTAATACTGGTGCTCATGTTACTTGACTCCTTTTGTAAAGCTTTTTTTCTATCATTTTCAAAATCTCGTACGTCCAATCCAGAGGCATATGCTTCAAATTCCATTTTTCTCATATGATCATCTGTCTGGGCGTAATCCTCTCCTAGTTCACCAATATTATCAAACTCCCCTCTAAGGTTTTGTAGGTGGTGAGTGAGTTCGTGTGCCAAAGAGCGAAGTATATCTTTCGGGTGGCGATTGGTTATGTACAGAGTTATTTCTTGTTTTTGAGGATCGTAATATGCAGTCTTACCCATGGGATCCATGGCATTCTCTTCGTCTTCTATAAAATTCATTACAGGAGGTTTTTCAAACCCATGCTTCTTTTGACAGTAAGACATGAATTCTTCAGCTAGCGGTTTTATATCATCTATCATAATATGGCGCCTCAAATAACAATAATACTTAGTAATTAGAGGTTTTGATCGTTTATGTCACTTTAAAGTGGTTTTATAGGGTATTGCAGTAGAACGTTTTCTTATATTGAAGGCGCCACAAACTCCATACACAAATGGAACAGCTTTTGATGTAGTTGTGGTTGTGCTATCAGCTGCAGTAGCGGCAACCCAGTCACTGGCGTTTCCGCCTAGTTGTCCATCATTTAATTCTGTAACGGTTATTGTAACGCCAGTGGCAGGTGTGAGAGTTACAACGTTCAAAGAAGCGCTAGCTGTTATGCTTAGAGAGCTAGCATTGATTTTTGTAGCTATTTCAGCTGCAGCCTGCGCTGCTGTCCTACCAGATCCTGTCTTGAGTTGTGTAGCTGACGGACAATCTGAATTGTCTGAGTTGCATGCCTGCAAGTATGTATATGTCACAGATACGGTACCATCGCTAACGCTGAATTGTTCATCTTGCAAATTAACTCCGCTCATTCCAATATCAGTACTGGCTGATGAACCTATGGTTATTGTAGTGTTTCCGGCAATTGCGGTAGTTTTTGCAAATTGTTCGTTAATATCATCCAACTTGTTGCTAGTATAGGTATTTTCGAAGGTTGGTTTTCTTTTTCGTTTGAAAGACATACTATAAATAGCCCCTATATAGCATCTTTGCAAGAAGAAAACATTATTTCCACATCTTTATCTTTAAGATTTTCCTCTATCCAGAATTGCATGTCTGCAGATTTGTCGAATTCGAATTGGTTAATTCCAGAATAAACACACCACCTGCCTACCTCTTCTAGTACATCTACCTTGTTTATCACTAGCTTGTTAACACCATTGATATCAATAGCTTTAATCATGTTATCAAAATCCATCCAATTTACTTGTCTTGGGCGTCCCGTTGTTGCGCCAAATTCTTCACCTGCTTCTCTAATCTTTGCAAAGATTGGATCGACGCCTTCAAACAATTTATTTCCGACATAGGTTTCATAAATTTTAGCTACACCCCAGACATCACGAATACTTCTAGCTGGTACTCCATTTAATATAGCACCACCAACCGTGCAATGACTAGAAGTTACGTAGGGGTAATCACCCCAATCAATATCCAGCCCAAACCCTTGTGCTCCTTCAAAAAGTATTACACTCTCTTCATAGAATGGACTATCGTGCAATTCCGTATACATGTCGACAATGAAGGGCTCAAGTTCAGGTATCTCAATTGCTCGAACTCCTCTTCTTGCGTACTTATCTCTATATGCCGGTCCATTGCCCCTCTTTGTCGTACCTATGATTTCGTCTTGCCCATCTTGAGCCATGTGAAAGTCAGTGATGATATGAGCATTTGATGCCACCCCTATTAGCCCACGTGCATTAATTCCGTGAGACTCCAATTCATCAATCTCATCAAAAAACTTCTTTACGTTAATCACACACCCGGGCCCGATAATAGATCTGATACCAAAGAACACTCCGCACGGTATATGGTGTGTTACAAACTTCTTCCCTTCGTGATAAATCGTGTGCCCAGCGTTACATCCACCATTATATCTTATTACGTGAGTATACTCACCAGTTCTAGCTAGGTGGTGCGCAACCTTACCTTTGCCACAGTCACCGTACTGCAAGTCAACAATTACATCTGCTATCATGATTAGTCCTTTTTATTTTTAGAAGACAACAGTATAGTAACAGATTGTTCAAAAGTCTTTAAGACATCTTCGGGTAGCGGGGATATTTTTTTTAATATAAGCCAACAGTTTAGATAGTCTAGCGCTAATGTGGGTTCCACACCCAAGAGAGACAAGAGTGTGTCTGTTTCATCTCTAGTGTTGTCGGGTATATCGCTTCGCGGCTCTTTTGTGAAGGAGTTGACAATTTGTAAGAAAAGATCGGGGAAAACGATTCTTTTCTTTTTTTTCACTTTCCTTCTCTTTTTCTTTTAATGAATTCTTTTTTAGCTGCCATTGGGTTTCGAGCTGTCATCTCTATATCCTCTCTTAGTTGCAATAATTGCTTGGACAAGAGGAAAGGTAACAGCAAACATAGAAAAGAGTTAACAAGGGTAAAACCAGTTATAAGATATAGTAGAGAATCACTATTCATCATTTACCTCCCACAGATTAAAGTCTGGATCCATAATATCTATGATATCATACTTTCTGTTTTTTATTATGTTGTCTTTATCATCTAGTTCTGATTCTTTTTTGATTTTTGAGAAAAACTCTTCTGCTTCTTCATTCATGTGTTTTGCAGCCCTCGCAGTATCGCAATCATCATAGCAAGCAGTTTGCTTCTTCGTGGAGGGGCTAAGTACGGCACAGTCGCCTTTCTCCCCAGTTGTTTTCTTCGTACAACTTCGTTTTATATAAATTTCTTTAATTCTTCTGTTAAGGTTGCTGTTCATATCATTGGACTCCATTGTTAGGCGCATCAAATCATCTATCTCTGCTGTGGTGAATGGGTTTTGAACTTCATGGCCTACGTCTCCGTTAAACTTGAGTATTCTAAAAAGAGGTGATAGCACCTGAGTTACTAGTATTGACATTGTAGATATTTCGTCTCTTTCGTTTCTCCACGCCCCTATCGATATGTCTTTGACTCTATCCATCCTTCTTTTTGCATCATGATCGGTTGAGTTTTTGCCCAGTTCAAGCACCTCTTTTGCAACAGGGGGCAAGTTATCCATAAACTCTTTCTGAGCACTCCAGACTTCAGCTGCCAACTCTTGTGCAGATTCAATGGCAGCACCAACAACTCTTTCGTAATTCTCATCCAGAAATTGAACAACATCGACAACCATATCTATCTCTTCCTGGCTAGCCTCTGGGTTATCTATCCTTACGGAGATTTTGGCAAAGGTGGAGTTTTCATCATTTAGATTGAGGCTGTCGTAAAGGACAACTCGCAATGTCTCTGGTATAGCTAGTTTTCTGACAACGCGAGGATCGGCTCCCTGCAGAGGTAATTCGAGCTGTTGTGAGAGATAAGTTTGTATCGCTTGGTTGAGTTCTTTTAATTTTTCAAACATTCTCTGATTAACTTCTTCGCTGACATATTTGCCACCAACATATTCAGATATTTGTTTAACTAAGAACGGGCTAAAATCTGTTATTATTAGATTTTCCTTGCTAGCAAATATTATCTCCTCTTCACCAGCATATTCACTATAATCGGTGATTTTAAAGTTCTTAAGCTTCTTTTGTAACTCTTCAAGCGTTGCTTGAAATGTGTCGAACGCTGCTTTTGCGATATATCCTTTTTGCGCCAAATACTTGTTTATGATTCGTTGTATCGTGCCATAATTCTTGTCGTAACCGGAAAGTTGATATAGAAAAGAGTCATACCCTTGTGGATCCAGCTCAAAACCATCAGTACTTGCTCTAATTTCAAATATTACTTTTCCATCGTAGTCTGAGATTTCTACATCTTCATGATATATTTGAGCCCTTTCAAGTCTGCTAGATATATCACGCGTGACTTCAGTCAAATCCCGATAATTGTCAGGAAACTCGTACTCTCCTCCTTTGAACTTCCCTTCATCAATCTCTACTGTAAATCCCCCACTAAACGATACATAATTGCCTTCACCGTAGTCTTCAACTTCAGCGCTGTAGTATGCATGCTTGATTTTTTCTTGGTATTCCGCCTCTAGGTTTGTGATTTCCTCTTCCCAGCTTCCTGTAGGATCCGGAGGATTGTCTAGGACGTTTATATATCCACTGTGGACAATATCTGCAGCTATTTCATCTATTTTTTCCTTCTCTTCTTCACCTAATATATCGTAATCCTTGTCATTCCCGAAAGTATTTATTGTCACTGCTTTATAGATAGCTCTCTCGCCTACTTCATCGTCTGGTGCGTCGAACACCTGCTGTAAATCACCATCGCGACTATAAACAAGAGCAAGCTTGTGAAGCTCGTTGGTAGTAGGGATATTATCAAATCTCGCCATCACAAATGCTTGATATTCTGAAGTGTATTGTTGAAAATAGTTTCGAGATTCAGTAGCGGATATGCACCATCTGGTGTTTTTGCCATAAAAGCAAGAAGCCTCTTTTGTATATGGGCGAATTGCAAATATATTATTATCATCATACACGACTTCAGATCCTTCCATCGCTTCTTCTTTCTTGCGCTGTCTCTTCTCTCTCTCAGACGGGCCCATTTTTTCGAGCATAGAAAGAATTTCTGCCGAGTTATAGTTGTAAATATCTTTATCTTCTAACCTTTGATGTCTAATATGAAACAATTCAATAGTGCTTAGTATTTCTCGCGCGACAGCGAAAACGTCTTCGTCGAAACGAGCATTCGAGTGCCAATATTGATCTTCCTCTATGTCGTCTTTAAAATTATTGTGCATTTCACGGGCAAACCATAAGAGATATTTCGAAACTCCCTTGGGCCCAAGTTCGCTCTGTATTTGATCGCGGCCGTAATTTATGAAACCAGATAGATCTAAATCGGGGTATTTTGCTTTTATGTCCTTTATTCTTGCTTCTAGGAGTAGTGCTGGATCTGTTCGGAACTGTTTCCAAATTTTATGAAACGAATTTGGCACGCGACTACCCCTCTTCGTCTACATCTGATATATCGACGTTAAATTCTTCTAGTAGCCATTCGCACAATTCGTCAAGGTTGTTACCTTCCGCTTGAAAGGCAACGTCAGCGGCGAAATCTTCAGAGTCTATAAACTGTCCGGGGCTCTTAAGCCCTATTAAACGGGCAACAATATCGGGCGCGATTTGCATAACCATGTCTTGTAGCTTTCCAATCCTCTCGTTATATCTTTTTTCATCTGCAATCTCCCCTGGTGTTGGTGCATCCGGGTGATCTTCGAGGTACCCATACCAATTTTCAAAAAGCTTTTTCATTTTTCGTACTCCGTAGCGAATCCTTCATTAATTAGTACCTGATTCACGCTTTCCTTATGATCTTTTACGAATATTTCCCCCAAACACCTGCCGAACTTGCCATCACCATGAGTTATCAGCTCAAATTCGCCATTTGAGAGGGCTAGAATCTCGCTCAGGCGACGTAAAGTCATCTCCCCAGCCTTAACCTCATCTTTATCCGTAGAACGCGTCTCAGGGGCGTTAATTCCCCATAAACGAATCCTTTTTCTAACAAATACGTCAAAACCTACATCGATTTCTGCATCGATGGTGTCTCCGTCGACAATCCGGATTAGTTTTGCCTTATATTTAGTCATTTTTACTTTTCGAGTTCGTGACGGAGGGTTTTCATCCTAGTTTCGTTGGATATCCACCTACTGAGTCTGTTGGCGAGGCTACCAAACTCGTCAGCGTCAGCTAGTTGCTTTGCGGCATTTCGAAATTCATACCCAGGATAATAAGAAAGCTCTTTTTCTTTAATTTCTTTCTCCATTTCTAAAATTCTCATTGCCATGTTTTGAATTTCTTGCAAATATTCGCCAAGAATTTCCGAATCTCCTCTTCTCGCATCTACTACGGGGCTTTTGTCGACTACATCCAACTCATTTTCCTCTTTTAAAAGAAAATTTTTCCATTTTTTCATTGAATCATCCATTTACCAAGCCTCCTTTACGAAATAGTTTCCAATTTTCAGATATGTTTATTTTTTTTGTCTCTTCTTTACTCATTGACATCATCATATCATATGAGGTTGTCCTCAAAGACATCAAATCTTTGATTTCATCATTGTTTCTTAACATTTTAAACGCCAAATTCTCCGCAGAATAGACACCTTCATCCTCTAATCCTGCTACGCGCATGTTTTTAATCTTTTCCTTTAGTTTAGAGGCATGATCATAGACTTTTTTGTACTCTTTCTTTTGGAAAAGTTTCGAAAGTTGAGAAATTTCAAGAGATAATGCTTCGTACTTCTTTTTTGTAGTTTCGAAATCAATATCTATCTCTTCTCTGACTGGCATCTCAAGCCACTCGCCGAGAAGGACTGAATAAACCCCGTTTGAAAAGTGCTCTTCGTTTATATCTTGTATATAAATCTCAACTTCGTGTCCAAATATTCGAATATTGTGGCTATTGTTCCATTGTATTCTCTTAAGGGCGAAAAATTCCGATAAAATTTCTTCAGTTTCTCCTATTTCGCTAAAGTCTACCAACAAATGCAAGTCTATATCGCTAGCGCCGTGATAATTGTAGCTGGCGAGAGAGCCTGTGAACGTTATATCTTCGAAATTTGGAGCACTCGGAGCAGATTCCTGCACGGAAGAGTAAAATTCTTCTGCTATTTCAGCCAATCTGCCTCTTACTTCGGGCTCAAGCCTACCTCTGTTCCAAAATTTTGAATTAAGTTTATCCTTGATAGTCAATTTTGAAGCATCGAACTCTTGTTCGGTGAGATATTTGTTCCACTTGTTTTTAAAATCAGTCATTTTCGAAAATTTCCTGTACTATTTTTTCATATTTGTTAGGATTTTTGATGTTTTTTACGTCTCTCATCTTAGATTCCGAATGTTCAGAGCTTAATTTAACTTCACCTTTGGGTAAAGTAGCCTTGAAGTACTTGTGGTTTCCCACATCTTTTATTTTTTCGACGTTTTTTATGTCAAGTCCTGTCTCTTCCTTCACTTCCCTTCGAAGTCCATCAATTACGGCTTCGTTTTCGTGCACATGTCCACCAGGCAAATCCCACTTTCCGGCATATTTCTTCACATAGTTTGTTCTCTTAAGAAACAATACCTTGTTATCTTCGTCAATAAGAACAATCTTTGCCACTATCTTACTATCCTTGCTCTCATTCACAAAAAGTCTCCAGCCTTTCATAATAAGTTTCATACAATAAATAGTATTTAAATGTCTATTATAATAACTCTTTTCTCTGGCTTCTTTTCTGTGTTTGGTGTTTTGGTTTTTGGAGGCGGGGGAGGCGGAGGTTCTATTCTCGGTTGTTCTCGGGGCGTTTCCTCTTCTCTTTTCTTTATTTTCTGCTTGATGCTTCGTATCAAAATGTCAATAATGTCTATCATGGTACCCCCTCAACAATCTATATTGTCTGTTATATATCTACCATTGATCCAAGCCTGGCAGTATGGCCCAACCTCATGGCTGACATTTTTAATTATCCATAACGCTTCATCTATCTCTGAAACCTGAATAACCAATATTTTACTTTCCCACATTTCTTCGTCGGGTAAAGCAAATCCCATCTTTTCAAGCATCTTTACGTGTTTTCCTGGATCATGCATAACGACTATGTTTTCGCCTGGATGCATCATATCCAGCCAAGTTTGCACCAAGTCGTGCTGACTGACGGTATAAGATAAGTGCATTATTTTGTTTGGTGCGTCCATGTTACTCTCTTATTTAGAATGTTTGTCGGCTACAGATTGAGCAGCCCAACTGTCGGGTTTAATCTTGCATTCAAAGCCTGCGCCGGTTACATAGCCACTCAACATGTCAGCAAAGCTAGACGTAGCAGCTTTTGCGTGAAACGGAGAAACGTCAATATGCAATTCTATATTAGATGGTTCGATGTTGTGCGTATTCATGAAGTATTCGCCTATCTCAACAGAGCGACGAACCTCCTCTGTTATTCGATACACGAGAACATTGAATTTCTTTTTTGGCAAACATTCCTTATGAAAGAAATATCTACCTCCCTTGCCATCACCATAGAGACATATGGCTGTGGCGAAATTAACTTTATTTTTGGATATAAAAGAATCGGATCCAACAAAGAGTTTGCCGCCGTCAGATATACATGCTTTTGCTTTTTTAATAATCTCATCGAACGTAGTATCTTTATCGGAACCAGTGTGCCACTTAAATTGTTCGAGAGCATGCAACATAAGTGTTATATTACATTAAATTTATTCATTTTTAAATATCTTTTCGATATGATTCATTAGTATATTTCTAACCTCAGAATCATCTGTGATATCTTCCATCATGTCCAACAAAAATTCTGAATTTTCTTCAGCTGCGAGAGTCATAGCTTTAAGGACAATGTTTCTAAAATGCTCGCTATTTTCTTCTCTTTGGGGGTTAAGGGAGTCCAGAACTTTCCCCCAAGAGATTTCTCGTTCAGCTTCTTTGGAAACTTCGTCTTCTATGTACGATGAGGAATCGGGAGTCTTAGCATTAACCATATCGTACATTGTTTCTTTTATCAGATACTTTAACGTGTTTTTTGTTATATTCACTGTTATATCTCCGATTACTTTCTAGTAGTGTTTTTAATTTCCTGCTGCACTAGTTTTTTGAGTACGGCGGCAAATTGCTTATTCTCTTCTAAGTCTGCTGCGCTATCAACCGGTGGTGGTGCTGACGTCTCTGCTTGTGCTAGTTCTGATTCTTTCGCGCCTTCGCTTTCTGCCTTAGCTAGTCGGGTTTGGATGAGACTGCGAAATGCCTGCAGTTCGTCTACAGTATCCAATCCGATGGCTTGTAATATAAGAGTGTATACGTTTGCCTTTATTTGAGGAGACTTTTGAGCTTCAATGGCATCTGCTAGCGAAGCAAGTATCTCGTCTGCTCTCGGTATATTGAGGACTCTCTTAACTTCTCCGGGAAGCGAGGAAGAAGACATGTCAACCACGTCAGGTGCTGCTTCTTCGCTTACATTAAATCTATCCTCGAGAGACTCTCTTATCATTTTCTCAAGTGTTTTCTTGGTAATTTTCATAATATTATGAACTCCTTTTCAATATTAATATAATAACTAGTTTGTTTTTCTGTAATCTTGAATAAAATCGGCTATCGAAGAGACATGTCTTTTCTTGTGCCTAAGAGCTTGGGCATGAAATCTTTTTTTAGCTTTAAAAGCTTTTCGAATTTGACTTTCTGGCGTGCATCCACCCAAAGTACTTTTGGTTTCTGCACTTTACCGTCGATAAGTAAGTCGTCGAAGTTATAAAATTTTGTTTTTGCATCTTTATTTTGAGCAGACGCAGAGATAGGCAGGAAGGAGAAAATAAATAAAAGCGTTAATATTTTAACGCCCCACTTCATATCCTCGCTTTACCTGACACAATGTCTTCGATAACTCCGCCCCTAATGGATGACAAAGCTTCTTTAACCTGTAATTCTAATGCATCGAGAGCATCCTGGCTTGGATCATATGAGTAAAGAGCTTCAACAACAGCAGTCACTCCAGCTTGTATAACATCACCAACCTCATCTGGTTCCCAGCTAGTCTCCTCTCGCCCTTCCAGATCTGAGAAGTCATCAGGAGAATGTTCATTCAAAATTTGAGTTACTTCCTCTTGAATCATTTTAATTATATCTTCTTTTTTCATTGTTCTTCTCCAAGTTCTTCGTGAAATGCTGTAAGTATAGCTTCGGTAACTTCCTCGATATGCTCTTCTTCAATTGAGTCCTTCATTTCCCAAAAGTTTCGAAACGCCTCTGAAGCTGTGAGTTTGTCTTTTTCAAGCTCAATACATATAATGCACATGTTATTCTCCCAACCAATTGTGAAAAAAGTCTGTCTGAGCCCACTGAGCTGCGGAACGACTCTCTCCCCACGATGGCATGCCCCAATCTTTATAGTTCTGGAGAAACTCCGAAGAGCGGGGTGGCATGTTGGTGGACAGAATCCCCGTTTTGCCAAACCACTTGCTTCTCATAAACTCACGCATGCGAAAGAAAGCAGCATTGTCGGGCCCGCTACTCCACTCAGACTTCTCAATAACAGCATCCGCATGCGCAGTCATTTTGCGCAAGTCTTGAACAAAAAGCTCGACAATGCGCCGGGTGGTATCATCAGAATCAGCAAATTGCCCACCCGGCCCATTTAGCCAAAAGTCTCGCCACCTGTTGGAGTCGGGAAGATTCGAATCGATTTCTTCGCGGATAATTTTTTTAATATATGAAGTTTTGAGTTTCATTAATGAGTTCCTTAAGTTATGTTGTAATTAGTCGCGAAATTTTGATTTTTTTCGCGGGGAAATTTTTTTATGCCCACATTTGCACTTTTTGATTGTTTTTTCCAAAATGGCGACTTTAGTCTCGAGATCAGAGATATTATCAGACATTGAATAATATGCTCCACCGATAGCAATGCTTAGGGTGATGATGGTTATGAGGGTACCAATTTCAATCTTCATGGTGTGCTTCCTTAATAATAAAACTCTTTGCCTTCAGGTTCGGCAATAGTTGTATTACGCATGTTGAATGTTTTTGTTTTTCTTTGCTTTTCAAGTTCTTTAGTTAGATTGTTGTTTTGCTCTTCGAATTGCTTAATAGCGCTATTGACAAGCTTGATGTGTGTGTATACCAAGCAAGCAGTCCATATGGACATTATAGCACAGTTAATAATTATTAGCAATGTTGACATGGAAATAACTATAAGTTAATTAAATTAATTAAGCGAATTTCGTTGAACGCGTCAGACGCAGAGGAGCCACCTGCGCATCAGGATCAGCAGGCATCCTTAAAGGTGGAGGGGAAACAGGAGGCTTAGCAGCCTCCTTTTTGTCGATTATAGTTTTGATGAGAGAGATAGCCTCAGATAATATATTACCTATTTGAGCGTATTCAGGTTCACTAAACTGCCATCCTCCGCGTCGATCGACATACTTCTTGACAACGTTTAATGCGTATATGCATTCTTTGTCTTCAGTTATAACATCGATATTGTAATCGCCGATAAGTTGAGAAGCACCGGCTTCAATGAGATACTTGCCGATTTCTTCCTCAATTATAGCTTGAAGTCGCGATGACGTCATCTTAGCCGAGCCTCTTCTTGATTGCAGCGGCAATATCACTCAACAAACCGGAAACATCGTCTTTAAGGCGTTGACGAGACTCAGGAGATGAAATTTGGTTCATTGCATTTTCAATTTCTTTGTTGCCTTGATCAACAGCGTCTCGAAGTTCAGGATCTTCTTCTATCTGCGCAGCGATTCTTTTACCCAGTAAAGTTTTGACAAGCCAATAAGCCAAGCCAAGCCCGGCGATAGTACTAAAAAAGCCTTCTTCGAGGTTTTCACTCTCTTCGACAACACTATTGATTTCTTCAGCAATAATTTGATCTAGTTGTTCTTTTTTAATTTTCATAATTAAGCTCTGCTTTGCAGCTCCTTTATTTTACTCCATATAAGGTTAAGCTCGTCGATAACCCACTCGCCAACGGCGGGATCAACGCCCGAAGGGACAGTCTTAAGATGTCCGGGATCAAAGCTTCCTTCTTCGATATTTTTAACCAGCGCTTTTTTGATTTCTTCGTTAATGATAGAGCGCAGTTTTGATTCTGTGATTTTCATGATAGTTAAGCTCCTTAAGCGTACAGTATAAGTAGTTATTTAATGTCGATATTCAATAAAAGATAAACAGTTATTGGGCCGGCGCCTTCGCGAACAGCAACAATATTGTTATTTGAGTCTAAGGCTAGCAGTGTAGGTACTGATTTAATTCCGTATATACTTGCTATAGCATTAACCCAGCGTACATCGATATTCAGGTTTTCGACTGCGCTGTGGAGATTTCCCTCGCGCAATGCGCGGCGCAAAAACTTGCATGCGTCACACCAATCAGCTCCAAAAACCAGAAATTTTTTTCCGGGTTTTTTAAGCACTTCTCTTAAACGTGATTCATTTGTCCATGTGGGTTTTTCTTTTTTGATTTCTTTGCCGTAGTATGTAACTGTTAATTCGGCATTTCTAGGTGTTGGGGGAGCAGAAGAGCAGCTAATTACTGTTGCAGCAGCCATCATGATTATAACTAATGCTGCAATCAATGCTCTCATTCTTTATTCCTTACCGCATCTTTTAAGTCTAGCAGTTTTCTGAATATCATATCTGCCTCGAGGTACTCTTCCATGTTACCGCTGGATTGCAGTGCCTCGAGTACTTTGCCGGTTACCAATATTGCAGCTGCGTCTTGCAAGCTAGCTGCCACGTCTCTTAGGGAAGGTTGCGCCATAGCTTCTTCCAATTCTTCTTTAATCATATTCTTAAGCTTGTTTTTCGAAATTTTCATGATATTTTCCTCTAATTTTTGTCCGCGCGCTGCAGCGCCCAATCTTAAAGATTTGCCCAACTCTAAGTTTGATATCCATGCGGCGTTTATCTCGAACGTTCTTCTGGCTTTTTCTCTTTCCTTTGCGGCTTTCTTAATGCCGTCAGGAGAATTCTTTTTTATATAAGGGATTATGTACTGGTTTCGGTATACCATCTCGTATGTCTTAACACTCAATTCGACGTGCATGAACTTTGTACGTACGTCGTTTGATATGTTTGCCCATGCCTCTTGGTATGCGCGCTGAGCGTCTTCTTCACTAGCTCCTGCCGCGACAGCTTCCTTTTGCGCACCGGCTGCAGCTGCGTATACGCCCTCTACCATGCCGGCTATAGTTAGAATCTTTGTATCTAGCTCTAGTACTGCATCATGTCCCGCTCCGGCATATGCTCCTCTGCCAAACGCTGATGCTATAGCGTTAAATCCTGGGTACCCTGCTGGATCCATTCGTTCTCTGCCTACTGGCTCGAGCGGCTCTGCTGCCTCGATTGTTTCCTGCATTAGCTCTTCTAGGCTTTTTCCTTTCTTGGGGCTTCCGAATCCCATGGCGCTTTTAACTGAATCTATCCAACCTTCCGATGTTAGCTCTTCTTCTAGGTGGCTCCGGAATATCGGATCGTCTTCGCGCCATCTTTCGTCTGGATTATCATCTGCCGGCTTTTTCTTGCGTCTTCTTTTCAATTTCTCGCCATCTGTATACTCTTCATATCCTGGCAAATCTCTAAATCTATCATCGTCGCTAAGCACCTCTTCAAGTTGTGCTTTAATCATATTCATTAAGTTTTTCTTTGTGATTTTCATACCGGCTCCCAATATTGGTATTATAACTAGTTTACCTGTTTCTTAAATCTCAAAATTTCTCAGCGCTATTGAACATGTCCTTAGCGCGCTCAGAAGCGCTATAGGCACGGGTGGGACTTATATTCCGGGTACGGGGGGGGAGGGGGGTGCGTCTCTTGAACGCTCACAGAAAAATGATTTAAAGCCCTAGCGCCTTGAGTAGCGCAGCGTGTGGATCGCTTGGCTCGCTGGTAGGTTTGGACGTATACGTTTGAGGACATGCAACGCTCGCATCACCTCGCGCGATGTCATAATCAGGGGCGTCGTCATGCTCTAGCGTTACTGGTTCGCTCTCCTCTACTACAGGGAAAGCTAAACCCTCATCAATGGGGTTGATGTCCTCGTCTAACCCGGACAGAAAGAAATCATTGCGTACTGAATAAACTTCTTTTATTCTTTCTTCCTTGTCTCGGATTCTTTGCAGTCCCTTGATAAACTCCATCTCTCATCCTCTCGTGTTAAGTTGTGCGCTCACATTAGTCGCAGAGCACTCGCGCATGTCAATTGAAATAGTCAACGATAGCCAATAAGAGCAAAAGGGGAACAGTGCCGGCAATAATCGACAGACACACAACCTCAATCGCTCGGAATATCTCGTCACTCCCTCGCATTGATTCCCCTTTACATCGCGGCGTTAGAAAGTTAACGCTTGATTTAAGTGTTGCCAAGTGTGATGCGGTGGTGTATAAGGACATTCAGTGTCAACCACCGTACCGCTCACTTCATAAAAACATTATAGCAAGCTCATCGCGGAATGTCCAGTAAAAAACACAACCAACCGCGAAAAGAATAAAAAAGAACCCATGTTCAACGGTGAACTTCAAAACAGAGAAGACAAGCCAGAAGAACAGCCAAGCGCAGACAATAAAGCCCACAAGGAAAAACAACTGAACCACCAAGGGCATTAGCGCACAACCTTCGCGCCGTTACCTTCTGCCCATGTGATGATAGCTTCGGCAGTCTTAGAAAGTGCCGCCGATGCTTGTCCGTTTGAACGATGCATCGAGGGGCATCCGCGCAATGCGTCCTTAATCTTAGAGACTGCGTTAAAGTCTCGCATGCTGTAAGCCATCGTAAGGGAGCGCTTAGCGTATCGCCTTTGCTCCTTTGTAATAGCGCAAGGTGTGACACATCCGCATCGTGCTGTATAGGGGTTGTTCATGCTGAACCTTTCTTGTTTATTGTTCCTGTTCCCTCAACCTCTATACACACTATATCAAAGGCGCACAGTCCTTGTCAAGTGGTTTCTTTCACGATTGATAAAACTTCTTACTCTCGCGCGTTTCCATGCCTTCACCTGTTCGCGTGATGTATACTCAGCGGGAACATCATTAATCGGGTTCATGGCGGGCTCGTGACGGTGCATCATGCGGCTTATCCCTTCTTTGTTTTCTTCCATACCTTCGACAAACTCGCTCGCTTCTTGCGTCGACTCATAGCGAACCCCCGTCCGCATAATATGCATCGATATCGTTCAACTCGTGCTGAACCTGGCGCAACGTGTTCTCGACTGCCACCATCGTCTCGATCGAGCGCCCGGCTTGTCGGTTGTTGTCAATAAGATAATCAATGAACTGTGTCAGCTCAAACGCTGCATGCATGCGCACAGAATCGGGCGTCATGTCGAGCGTGTCCGCGTACTGGCTAGCCTTCATCGCTCATGCCCTCCGTGTCTAGTTCTTCAAGTTGCGTGATGTCCAGCTCTTCACTGTCGTCGACGTCGACTGTCGCGCATTCATCATCATCAGTATATGAGCGAATCCGACTGTAGTCATCATCACTGAACATATCAAACAAGTCTTTCAAAATATCTCTCCTCTGTCAAGTAAAAAAGCGATATCGCCCCAACCTCTGCGATATCAATGACGCTGTGCGTCTCCACTTGCGACGGGCGGGACAGATGCCGCAAGAACATCGCGGGCGGACTATGCCCGCGTCAGCTTGGAGGCGTTAGCGGCGACGAACTCGGCAACCTTGCCAGAGGTGAACATCTCGGACACCTTCGGCAGCTCCTCAGTCTTAAAGGTAATGGGGAACTTGCGCACACCATAAATCGCAAGGTGCCCGTTCTTCGTGATGCCCAGACGCACCATGTTCTTAGCCTGCTCGCGCAGCGCCTTGAGTTCAGCCTGCTGCGCTTCAAGCTCAGCGAGTCGCGAAAGAATAGCGTCGTTGTTATTGGTTGCGGTTGCTGCGGTGTTCTTCTTGGACATGATGTCCCCTTCGTGTTGTGGTGCGTTGTCTGCACCGTTCTTGATTGTGCCTCTATAATATCAAGGCGAAATGTGTTTGTCAAGAAAAAAAATTCGGTTGAAAAAAATCGCGCCGAACTCGCTCCCCTCAACTTGTGAACCCATTATATAAAATAGAATTCAACAAGTCAAGAGGTTTTTAAAAAAAAGTTAAAAAAGTTTTAAACCTTCGTCATTCTAGCCACGATGTACCCCTTGTAAACGTAGCCGGCTGGACTCTCAACCTCTGCCATCGTGCCGCCATAGTAAAGACGGCGAATCGTGTATACCGGCTGAGTGTCTCGTTTCCTGTCTACGATACGAGGTGCCCTGTAAAGAACCTTGTCACCGACTCTGATTCGCTCTGTCATCGCGTCCCCCCTTCGTTGGGTTTGTTTGTATATATAATGTAACAAACGGGGGACGGGATGTCAAGCGCTTTTTAACCGTCGATGATGTCCGCCCACTGTCGCGCCTGTCCTACGTGACAAGAGGTTGTCTGTGAGTAATAGCTGTACTTGTCCGAACCAGCGGTGTAGTCGCGAAGAACCTTACCGAGCTTGTTCGACGTGTCGCCGATACAAAGGTTATACGAATAAAGCTTCTCTCCATCCGTCCAAAAATTGCCGGTGTGTGAAGACGCTTCGACACCGTGAGCCCAACACCGGGGCACTTCTCTGTTTGATACTCTCATTCTCACTTGCTCCTCTTGATTACTGCGCAGTCCTTAAGGTAGACTGAGCAACTGTATAGGGTGCGGACTGTGCCGCCGTCAATCACTGCCAACTCTATCGGGTAATTTTCGCGCTCCAGCTCGGTGCCTCGTGGCTCACCAACCGAGGCGACGATACCCATCTTGTCGCGCCACCAGGACGCAGGACAATCAATTTTCAGATGCACCATGTCACCAGGCGAAAGATTACAACTGCTCATCATTTTTCCCCCTGTGCTTTACTTTGCGTGTGTAGCGCTTCTTATCCCTGTGTACCTTGACGCCTCCACCGTGTCGTTTTTGCAGGGCGGTTGCGTACGGGTTACGCACAGGAATCTTTTTTCTAGTGCGGCTCACTTGCTTTCTCCTCATCTTGTGTAACCATTATATGAAATGATTTTCAAGAAGTCAAGAAAAAATTAAATTTAGTTCTTTTTTTCTCTCACAATATACGGGAGCGCAATCACCAAAGCAACCAAACCGAGCCCAGCACCGAGGCACGCGCCTCTAATCAAGATATTCTTTATCATCTCCGAAAATCTCCTCATGTGGCGTCTTCACCCATCCGTACTCGATGAGAGTCTTCGCGGTTCTACCGTAAGAACCCTGTAGTCTCCACGCCATGCCGGTATCAACCAAGTCCTGAAAGAAGTCGATAACTTCGTCCTCTCCCATCTCTCCGTTCTCGTAACGGATGATATCATCTACACTAGGCATCATCTTTGCTGCTCCTCTTTCTTTCATTCTTTATCTCTCTCATTCTCTCTACAACTGATTCTCTCAGTGGGGCATCAAGTTCGCTTAAGAGTTCGTCTTGTCTCTTGGGTGATAAATCAACCCACATGTTCGCCAATCTCCTCACACTAGCTACGCTCGAAAGCCCCATTCACCATTCTCCTCGTGTATGTGGAGCGCCAGGGACTCGAACCCTGAACCAGCGGATTAAAAGTCCGATGCGCTACCATTGCGCCAGCGCTCCTTGATTTCTTCACCTATTATAAGAAATATAAATCAAAAAATCAAGAAGTTTTTTTCAATTTTTCAATTTTCTCTCTGATATACTTTCTTATTGCTCCCGCGAAGGGGAGCACAGACGAATCTTTTTTCTGTGGGGCTGCTCCGATGCCCCACGTCTCGTTGAAAGCCTCAAGTTCTTCTTTTGTCAATTCTTGTTCCACCATTCAGTGAGCTTCTGCCCCAAGAACAAGCCGAGCGCAATTGCTAGAACGGTACCAATAAAACTATCCATCACTCTACCCCTTTGGTTAGTGGAAACCTGATTACGTTTCCGTAGTTGGCTTCCTTTTTCTCTGTCATTACCCACCGAACCTCACCATCGTCGGTGTACTCTCCCTTGATTTTGCCCTCGCACAGCAGAACCATTAGTCCCATGAACACATCGTTGTGCTCAGGCACTTCGATAGAACCCGAACTGTAGTGTCGCATCAGGGCATGAAGGATTTTCACACCTTGCCCGAGCACGTTGCGGCGTAATTCTTTTTCTGTTGGTACTTCAATGTCGTACATACTAGTCCTCCCGCGCAGGGGGCACGTTCGCGTCCACCCAAATTTCAATTGCTGTCTCTAATGCCATGCTGAATTCAAATTGAGCATCAAAGGGAAAGCATCCGTACGTAGCCTCTGGGTAGCTTTTTCCCACAACCTCCCAGAACGCTAACTCAGCCTTTTCTGCGACAACCAATAGCCTATCATAATCTACAGTTTCTTTACGACTCATTCCCAGATATCCTCTCTTTTTTCTATAGAGCGTACATTATGTTTCATTGCCCACTTAGAACCACATAGGCAGGCAATCTTAACCTGATCATGGTGTGGGTTAACCTTCTCCACAACCAGTGCTAGTTTGCACCGAACAGCGCCGAGCATGCCAGAGCATGAGCCAAGCGGCTGAACCATATCACCGAGCTTCACTGATTACCTCCCATACTTCATTCTCTGCGACGTCGCTTTCGATATAGTAGTCAGCGTCTTCTACTTCGCCGGAAGAAGTCCACTTTATTAGTGTCGCCCAGCCATCACGTTTAACCACTAGGGCGTAAAACTCTTCGCCATGTCCATCAGTCCACTTAACCAAATCACCGACTTGCACTGACAACCTCCAAATCTTCTACCCAATCCATCACGTCATCATTTCTGTCGATTCGATTCCAAAGAACTCTTACTCTCTCTTTGTCCCTACTCGTGCGCAAAACAATTCCCAAGAGTGACTGTAGGTTGTTATGATACATCCTGTATTTTACTAAATCGCCGACTTTCACTGACAACCTCCAATTCGTGCTCAAAATAGACGCATGAGTTCTCTATGAAGCCATTTGGCCAGAGTATCATTAGGTTGTAATCAGCTTGAAACAAGACGCCTACGCCTTCTCGCAGCGCAAGCCGACGATTCCCGTCTCCGATAGATGCCTTAGTTATAACTAAATCACCGACTTTCACTGATAACCTCGTAATCTCTCATTCTTTCCCAGAACACACTGCCCTCCTCATCGAGAATCTTAATGTGTCTTCGAGGCTGATCAACAGTCACGATAAGAGCGTTCCAGTTTCTACGCTTGTGTCTCACCAAATCACCTACTTTCACTGACAACCTCCAGCCAATCCCGCTCTTCTGCCATTCTTTCTCCGTCGCCCCAATACACGAAAACATACTTCTTGTTCTCGCTGAAAATTATCCCTCGTTGACGATGGTGAAGAAAATCCTGCACAGGGTAACCTTTAGCGAGGTGCCAGGCAATGCTGGTGTCGCTCCATTGAACCAAGTCACCAACTTTCATCCTTGCCCCCTCAACCATTAAAACAATTATATATTTCTTTTTTTTAAAAATCAAGAAAAAAATGAAATTTGATGCTTTTAAGGCTTTGTTGCCCAGAGTGCATACCTAGAGACGAATCACCATAGAAACTCTCGTTAGACGTCAATACTGGCGCACTAGGGCACATCCCTGTCTATGATTATGAGCCATTCCTCACGCGGTTCGCAGTACGCATCAATCTCCTCGATGTAAATTAGGTGCTTTACTACTCTCACCGTTTCATGTTTATTTTTCTCTGTCCTGTCTATGCTATAGGGGCGTAGAATCTCTCCTCTCATGCCTCTAGCATTTTGCCCGAAAACATCATAGTCTTCTGTGATTTCCACAATCATGCCTCGGGCATATTCAATCATTCGTCTGCTCCGAACGGAAACCAATCCTCTTGGTTCTGCTAGTCGGCTCATATATTAGCCTACCCCCTGCTAAGAAAGTGCTGCCGATAGTAATCAGCGGCAGTGCGAGCATATTATGAAGAGCTATCCTCTTTTCGGCAGGTAGTCTAGACACCACCTCTCTAACTTTCGCAAAAAACATAAACACCCCTCTTGTTAAAAATGCGCCGGAAAGACGGCATCCCTGTCCTCGCCGGGAAGCCACCACCAGCCTAATCTAATTTACTTCGCTCTCGCAAGAGCCTTGCGAGGTTCATTTTGGCGCGGTTTAGGCATACGCTCCACATTTTATATAATATAAGACTTTCCGGCGCACAAGAGCTATCACATATCCTTGTCTGGTATCGCGATAACCCTCTCGTTAGTAGTGAAGTATGGGCGCTGAGCATAATACTCAGTAGTTATCCACATCCTCTGAGCCTTGGAAGGCACTGGTTTCGGTGCCATCAAGTCCGTCAAGACAATGTGTCCATCATAACTACGCTCGTTAACCCACTTCGTAGGAGCGTTAAAGCATGTTCCTCCACACGATACGCGCTCCCACTTGCGATTCTCTCCCTTTCTCCAGTCAAACACCTTGTCTTCGACAACCACAGTATCAAACGGAATCACCGTAAACTCTGCAATCTCAGACAACTTGTTCAGTTCCGCAAAGAAAGCAGCAAGCATCTTGTTAGACACCGAGCCAGACTGATCGATAGAGATTGCAACCCTTGCAACCCTGTCTGACTTTTTTCCAGCATGAACGTACGGGTAACGACGGTTGATACGCCTAATACTCGACTTCCTGCTGGACTTCTGAGACGTCTTTATGAAGTACCTGAGCACTTTTCGCCAGTCCAGGGTACTCTTGATTCCCTTGAGAATCTCCTCTCTACATGAAGCAGAGACAGAGCCCCAACTGTTGGACTTTGATGCCTCATCTGCCGCTTTCCTAATGATGTCCTTAAGCCTCTCCTTGGCAATCTCCTTGGCATCTTCCGAAACCTCACCCCAACCACTGTGATCGTCGAAAGAGTCGTACTCGGTTTCTCCGGGCTCGCCTTGCCCGGAACCGTTGCCGCCCTCTCCGTTTGGCTCTCCATTCGGGTTCGACTTCTTTTTTGGCATCGGTGGCATATTTTTGAGATACCACTCCGCGCTCTTGCCGGAAGGCAAATCAGCAAAAGGGGTATCAGGGACACCTGGCTTACAACAGCCCTCTGGCAAGTTGTGAAGATTGCTGTTGATAGCCAAGTCTGTCGCAATATTCCACAACTTTGTCATCTTCTTATCTCCCTCTACGACAGGCATCCTGTCAGTGACGTGGAGAAAGACAATGTGATAGAACTCGTGCTTAAGCACATCGATGCGCTCATCGTCAGTCAACTTGTGAAAGAACTCAGGATTATACAGCATCTCAAACTGAGCTGTATCAGGATTGACTCTAACTCCTGCTGTTGGTATCCCGGTATGTGGACGCTTGTCCACACGTCGGGAGATTGCTGCAAAGAACGGTTCGTCCATGAGCAACCTAGCCATGTGCAGGTTCAAATCGAAGTGATTTTTCTCTTCCATCTCGATTTCTCTCTCAGTTGTTTTTGATTATGTAATAAGAATAACAGACTTTTTTTAAGAAGTCAAGAAATATTTTATCGAACAGAGATAACTCGACTGCCGTTCTGTACGTAAAAGCAGTCGACGCCGCTCTTCTTCTTTTTCGACTTCACGCAAAGGATGTCGTCCCTAAACGCCTGCTTAAGAATGAAGTCGCCACAACCACCTCTGTCATTCAGCTTTACATAGGAGGGGTTAGTTCCCAGAGAACACCCCGATGCCAAGAACAGAGACGCAGACAGTAAAAACATCCTCATATCAACTCCCCTTCTCTTCTTCTTGCTCTCCAGCAAGAATCGTAACAATGTAATCGCTGACAGACTTGCCGTCAACAGTTGCCTGGTGCAGCTTAATCGTGTTATTAATCTCACCAGAACCCAACACAGTCCACAACTTCATCGCAACCTCGGAAGGGAGGTTCAAGAAGTATCGAGCAAGATTGTCAATCTTGTCCTGCTCAAGCTCCTCCTCAAACGACGCGGCTGAGTCGAACTTGTCAATGAGCGCAGTGTGCTCGTTGATACCGAAGTCCTTTGTTCTCTCAATCTTACCGTGCACGAGGATATCCTCAACAGACACCTGCTTCTCGTAGTTGGCAACAAAGTCGTTAAATGCTACCGCTGCTTCGAAGCCAACAAAGGCGCTCGTCAGAGTATAGAGAACCGAAGTTTCTTCGGCATCCAAGACACCACTCTCAGAGAGGCACTCACTCAGTCGCTCCCACGAACGTCGAGAAGGATAAACCTTGTTTGGCTCGTAGTCGTCGAGATGCTCAAGGTGATTACGGTTATGGTTAATGAAGTCCCACACCATGCCGTGAACCTTGCCTGTAGCCCAAGTTAGCCAATCCTCTGTCGTCGGCTCAATATCGAACACAGTCCACCTGTCAAGCTCAGCTGGATCCATCTCTCCAACCTGATACTGCTCACCGTGCTCGCCGCCATTTACAGCGGCGAAGACAAGCGTATCCGGGTGAAGAATGTGCCCATTCAGCTTGCGGCTATCAGTAAGCTCGAAAATACCCTGACGGACTTCGAGCGTTGCCCTGTCAACCTCGTCCAGAAACAGAACCACAGGCTCATCGCACGCCTGCTTGAACCAGTCTGGTGGGTTGAACTGCGTACTGCTGTTCTCAATTGAGGGCAGTCCCACTAAATCTCCCTCAGTCATCTGCGATGCGCGTCGCTCGACGATAGGCATGCCAATGCTATCAGCGTACTGATAGACTACGGTAGATTTGCCAATGCCGTGACGTCCACGCAAAAGTACCGGCTTCTTTACTGCCGTTACGTGCTTGACAACATTGGAAAAAGTCTTAAAGTCAACTGCCATGATATATCTCCTAAAGTAATTAGCAGTTATTGGTTCGTTCGATGTGTTTATATCATCTCATAAAAAAATTAATTTGTCAAATTTAAATTTAACTTTTTGAGTCATCTTGCCTTCTGCTGATAGCCACAAGCGCATCTCTTCCGGCAGCAGAAACATTTGAATTATCGTGCTGGCTTAATTGAATAGCCAACTTCAAACTACAGTTAGGATGACTGGCAAGGTTTATGGGCAGAGCGGTACTATAATAACTATAGAGTCCTCCACCTGAATTAGCCAACCTCTCCTTGTATCTGTCGTAAATATCCTCTAGGACGTCCGAAGGCGTGCCGTTAACCCATCCGCCTCTCCAGGCTCGGACGAAGAAACTGTTGACTCTCCAGTGTGCTAGTCTCGACTTACAGGAATCATAGATATTCCTAATCACATCACCATCGGCAACCAATCCAGTAGTTACTAGTGTAGCCTTTGCCATGTTTGATCTACCATTGAGGATGATGTCGATAGCCTCTTCGCACAAAGACTCATTCTCTGCTAGATAGTACCTCGCTTGAATGTGTCCGTTCTTGGCTATCCACACTTGAATCTCGTCGTCGACAAACCTGTTCTTTGCCAGGTTGTTCCATTCTACTCGCGTCATACGCGGAAGGTTTGCAAGCAGTCTAGACATCTAAGCCTCCTCTATTTTCTCTTTGACATTTTCAATAGCCTCAATGATGTCTTCTCTGGTTAAGCCCCATATAGAAGACGGGCGGGTTTCGGCTTTTCTTATTTCTTCATCTAGAATAACAAATATCCTTTCCTTTGTCAAGGTTTTTTTTGCCGATTCTAGTTCTTCTTTCGGAGTTTCAGGATGCTCCTCAAATGGATTAACACCACTCATAACAACTCCTCAATTACTTCTCCAGTCTCGCTCTCTCGCTCCTTCCATGCGGTGAAGAGCCTCCTCTTGTCGTACTCGTCGCCCCTGTCGGGGACAGTGAAGTGCCAAAACATGGACTGAGGTTGGCTGAGTGTCAGTGGAGAAAGCCAATCTTTTGGCATGTCTTTTGCTGGATTTGTCTGCGTCCAACACTCTACTGTCGCTCTGTGTGGAGTATCATTTATGTTAGTTTTCGTTTCGCTCGAACCCCTGTCGTAATATCCTTTAGCACTCACGGCTATAGCGCCTGACAAGATACTAGCCAAATTGAACATACTCAAGTGACTAACCTGTCCAACCGTTGGTGCGCGATACCAACCATTTCGTGTATCCATCCCCCTAGTGGAGTCAACATTGGCAATTCGAGTCTTCACTGGACGACGAGCATAAGAGCGGGTTGCGACAGCTCTGTCTGAATACAGCGCAGCGTCGTCCAATGCTCTCCAATCTATCGATTCAACCAAGTGAAGGATAGGATAGTTAAAATCATTGTTATGGTACGTCTTAACCAGAGCGCCTTTTCCAAGTCCATTTTCCTGCATGGATTCCAGCAGCTTCTTACGAGCACGAATAGTATCCTTAAGGATAATACCTCTGTCCCTAGAAATCACCGGACATTTTCGTCGGTTGTGCCCTTTTTGCTTGCAATATGAGCATGTCCTATTCGAGACAGACGCTTTGCGCATGGCGTCTTCTCGCGCCAACTCCCTCTTTAGCCATTGATTGCTTTTTGCTGCCTCTCTTCTGGAGGGACAACTGAGCTTGTTGTGCCCCCGCGTACCACACCAACTACAATGAACTGTTCCGTTGTATGACATTTTAGATTTCCTAGCCGTTATTGTCTTTACATGTTAAATGATTTTTATCAAAAAGTCAAGTTTTTTTTACCAACCTAAGTAATCCGAATCAGGGTAGTCATGCGGTGGTATTAAAACTTTTCCAACTCTTTTTTTGGCTTTTTCGTCGTGTGATTCGATAATGCAAATCGTCTCTATAACCTCATCGCTGGAGTTGCCCCCACGGTAAACCCTCATCTTTGTGCCATTCTCAAGCGTTATGTAGGGATCCCTGAGTTTCATATACTCAACAAAATCCTTTGCATAGTACGTCTTTGTAGAACTACCGGGACTAGTGGAATATCTATTTTTCCTCTTTCTCTTCAACATGAACTTGCCACTAGGTTGCGCTCTCACATGCACCCTTTCAGATTCCGACACCAAATATGATATAGATACTATCATTTTTTGATTCCTCTTGCTCTCTTTAAATCTGACTCATGTACATAATACGACTTGGACACGCCAACGGGCAATATCTTGTATATCTTTGAACCCTTTGCTGATCGGTGTATCGGTTGGGCGTCGCTCTCTAGCACAACTGCGAAATCAGCAGCGGGGCTCAGACGCTCCCTGTTCAAAGTCATCAAGAGTTTGTTGTCCTGATTTACCCTGTGTCCCTTTCTGAGTTGCACAACCGTTCCCTTTGGATACAAAGGTTCCGAGAAGTGAGACTCCAAGACTCTCTTTGCATATTTATTGTCACAAAGCCTCTTGTACTCCTTCTCGGAGGGGACATAATCCTTTTTTGTAAAGAAGTTCTCCACTATAGTCGTAAAGTATCCCACCGTGTTGTAATAGTGCGCACAAACCCTAAAGGATTCCTGCTTATATTCGCTGGCTGAATAAGACGTTTTCCAATCCTGTATTGACTGTAGTCTTTCCGGGGTATTCTGAACACACACTTCTGACAAGATTTTCTCTTGGTTCTGAGAAAGGGTAAAACCCCTTTTTACTTGCTCAAGGACGCTTTTCAAGAACCCCCTTTGCCAAGTGGAAATGTCGGAATCCGAAGGACTCAAATCTAAAAGCGACTTTATAATCTCTTCCTGTTTCACGTAGGAACCTCCCAAAGAATGATATAATTATCACACAAATATTAAGTTAAGTCAAGAAAAAAATAAATTTATCGAGCCAAAAGCACCAAGTCTTTCTCAAGTTGCCAATACTTCTTGGCAAACGGCGTTGCGACGCGCGGGTGACAATGAGAGAACATTACTAAACACCTGTCATTGGGGTTGCCTGGGTATGCGGCTTCTTTTTTCACTACTATTCCAGGGCAAAGCACTCCAGGCAAACCCTTATATCTTTTTCCAACCAAATCTCCAACCCTAATTGATTTATCCTTTTCTGGCATATTTGTCCCTCTCCTTTGCCAACCAGTATATCTCTTCTTTCAGCTTGCTAATCTCTCTGAGATTTTTGACTATCTTTTTTTGTGCGAACTCTCGCAGTTTCTGCATCTCATAGTCGCTAATATCACCGACTTTCACAGCTTTCTCAACTCATCATAACCGTACCAGTTTCTCTTGGATTCGTTATGATCTCTCCAAAGAACCCTATAAGAATAAGGTGGACGACCCTCGTCATATAGTGAGTCCCTCTGTAGAATGATACCGACTTCTTCTGATTGATAAGCGGTATTGTTATATTTTACCAAATCACCGACTTTCACTGATTACCTCCGCACCATTGTACTCTATTTGTCTACCGAGAGCGATGAATTTTCCGTCAGCAAGGACTAGCCAATCATATTCGTATTCGTCGTCCCTTGGTAGCTTTTTAATTAAGGTAGCCACATAACTTTTCAGTTTGAAGTGATTATATGTGCCCCGAGTTAACTTAATAATATCACCGACTTTCACTTATCACCTCCAAGAATCTTTCGTTTAACACTTGTCTATACGTTAAGTCAGTAGATACAATGTCGAACACTTGTCCTCCGTGAGAAGATGAAAGATCTTCACGCTTTGCGACGATAATATACCACGTTCCATACCGAGGAGTCATCACTAAATCACCGACTTTCACTGATTACCTCACAGTCATTTTCAATGTAATCTTTTGAAAAATAATCCAGCTTACCTTGGGGAGTTAGTACCCTATAGGCATTAACATCGCCATGCTCATCTTTATAGACAATGATGCCAACATCTTCAGTGTACTCTTTATCTGCTATTAAATCACCGACTTTCATTCTGGGTATCTCCTCATCCACCTAAGCAAGCCAACGTCAATGATTCTCGGCGTTGATTCTCCAAGCAACAGAACCTTGTGGTTCTGGATGACATCGCCGTCGTAGCGATGAATGAAAGCCTCACCCAGATAGAGAGCCACTTTGTCATTGATATCGCGGGTGTGGCCGTTAATACGGTCGAACTTCACTAAGTCACCGACTTTCATTGACTACCTCCATGTCTCTTTTAAAACTAAGGGTTACTAACGCCCCTTCTTTGTTCCAGAGGACTCTAGCTCTTTGGGGAGTTTCTTTCGGCATACTTACAATCACTCCCACCCATTTCTCCCATGCGCTCTCGTCAATGCACGATGGCGCCCACCTCACCAAGTCTCCCACCTTCATCGCACTTCTCCCAACAGCTCTCCATCACATAATAGTGACAGTCCTCACCGCAACCGTTCAATGCCTTGTCGCAATACATTTCTTTTTCTTGCTCGCACACCATCACTCTTCTGCAAGAAGAGAGGTTTTCTTCTACTGGACAACCACACAAGACGATACTCGCGAGTACCACGAAAAATAACTTAAGCCTCACTTATAACCTCCATAACCTGTATTTGGATTGGCACGTCGACTCCATAGACGAACACCCAATCATTTTTAAGCTCGACTCTTCTTACAATGTAGATGCCATCCAAGCCAAAAAGTTGAGATACTGCATCTATATATCTAACCAAGTCTCCCTGTTTCATTTTTTGTTATTTTTTCCAAGCACCCAATCCCTCTTGATGTATAGAGAATTAATGTATGCTGTGGTTCCGTCGCGCTTCAAGAGCGTTAGCATACCATCCCACACACTGGATGTCTTAACCACCAGTGCAGGATCTCCGTTGTACAGGATGAGCATGCCTACTTGCAACTCTGACTCTCTCATGTACACGCCCATAGCTTCACGCCTTTAGCCTTCTTAGCGAGCGTAAATTTGCTATCTTCTCTTTGCCAATAAACTTTGAATCGGCGAGGCGACGGGTGTGCACTATAAGCACCTTCGCAACGGGAACGAACAAGCCTCCATAACCATTGGAATCAAACCTCTCAACGGTGTGAGGATGCCCAACAACAATGGCACGAAACTCGCTACCATACGAAACATAATCGCCTTTCTTTATCATTTTTTATTCCCGATGAAGTTGTATTGTTTTTATAATTTATCAGATTTTTTTTGAATTGTCAAGTTTTTTTGACTGGGGAAACGAGTTTTATCCATTTCGATCTAACCATTATTTTCTCTGAGGTGCCGAGTAGGAGAACACAGCAACTATACTCTTGACTGTGCAACAATTCTTCTGATAGATGTCCGTGTGCCGGCATTTCAAGATAGTGAGTTTCCTGCATGTAGTGTATCTTGTCGACAACCACCCCCATTTTTTTGTCATAAGGCAGCAGAGGAGAGTCGAAGAGAACCATATCGCCTATCTCAAAATGTCTTTTTTGCATATTTGACATCTTTTCGGACTAATCTCTCTTTCCATGTGCGCTTGCCAGACTTGCACCACCTTACAAAGAAGCTACTGAGATTCATGTGATATATCAACCCTACGTCGTCCCTATCTATGCACTCAAACATCTTGAGGCTTTTGCCATACGCAGAGAGCGTCACTAAGTCGCCAATTTTCACGAGTTGAACCTTACCAAGTTCGAGAACAACGCTGGCACTGATTGCGAACTGCCCGCAAAGAGAACTTGACACACGCAATCAGAGCCATCGAAAATGGGTTGAGAGTCCACAGATATCAGCACTCCATGCTTAAGTTTCTTGTGTCGATGAACAACCAAGTCTCCTGGTTTCAATACTTTTAACTTTTGCATTTCTCTAAACTCCAAAACCTCTCATCTAAAACAAGGACTTGTCCCTTGTGCAATAGTTTATAAGCCTTACTCTTTTTTCTAGTTAAGACTCTGAGTATTTCACCCTCCCCATAACAACATTCAGTGTGGGTGTTGGTATCATATATTCTAACTTTATCACCTTTTTTCAGCATAGGTTAACTCCGAAGTAAATTCAATTGATTTTTTACCTGTGTTTGCCCAGAGAATGATGGCGTATGGATGTTGAAACGTGCTATCGGCAGAATCTCTGATTTCGATTATCAAACCAACTTGTGCTTTGTTGTTCTTGAACTGAACCAAATCACCTATTTCAAATTCACACATCATCAAAAAACATCTCTAAGCTGACGGAGAGACTCGAACTCTCAACCTGCTGATTACAAATCAGCTGCTCTGCCAATTGAGCTACGCCAGCATTGGCACCCCGGACAGGATTCGAACCTGTGACCCACGGCTTAGAAGGCCGTTGCTCTATCCAGCTGAGCTACCGGGGCTCTACTATATTATACTGCTTTTTGAATCACAGTTAAAGTGTTAGTTACAAAAGTACACACTTGCCCTGTTTCACTGATGAGAACCTTTGCGCGACTATTCTTTTTTCCGTAGGCGTCTTCAAACTTTAAGAGTATGCCCACCTTGCCTTCCCATCCATAGTAATTCTTTTCCAAAGGAAATCCGTTCCATCCCTCTGGGGTTGGGGCACGAACCATGTCTCCTACATTCATTATAAGTTCTCCATTATCTTTCTGTACCTTAGAAGGGCTAACTCTTTTTTCTTACATTCTAACATAATATCATGCTCTTGTCCATAGTTTTTTATAGGATTGTTAATAAAATCTGAATGAGCTTGAGGACGAATTGTTGCGTCGTCGAACTCAAGAGCACGAGACTCTGACAAATGCACAACAGGCTTGACACCCTTCCACGTAGAAGCTGCCAACTTTAGTGCCTCTTCTTCTGTCTGTCCACCGGTACAAAATCTGTGATGGTGGTAATCAAACACAATTGGCACACCAACAACCTTATAGATTCTGTCATAGATGTCTCTAACACTCCACATGCTGGACTTATCGTCATTCTCCAGTGTCAGTCGGTTCTGACAATTGGGAGACAGTCTTAAGTAATTCTCGCACCAGCGGAGGGCAGTGTTGCCAAAGTCGCCGCCATAAGTGCCGCCGACATGAATGTTTATCTTGTTGTATGGTGTCGCATCATAGAAGCCCATCAAGTCAAAGATTTCTGAGTGCAACTCCAGCTCACGAATGGTTTTCTCTACAACTTCCGCGCGGGGGGAGCCGAGCACATTGAATGGGCCGGGATGACAAGTAATCCTATGTCCGTTACGAGTCGCATATGCACCAGCAACGTCGAGATGGTATGCTATGTCATGGTAGTCTGGCAAGTCAGACAGTCTGTACTCAGATGCCCACGGGAACATGTCTGACGACATACGAAAAAACTTGATATTGTTTTTCTCATTCCACTCTAGTATTTTGAGCAAGTCTTTTGCGTTTTGCAATGCCAGCTCAGAAGCATATTGAAGCCCGCGCGACAAGAAAGTGCGCTTTACCATCGAACGGTTTGTCGTTACTCTCTTTGACTTTGGACAGTCAGATAACGTCATGTTGATACATGCATACCCAAAATTCATATGAAATCTCCAAACTTTTTTATTATCTTAAATGATTTTTTTTAAATTGTCAAGACTTTTTTGACACACCAAAAAAGAGTTCTCCGAGCAGAACTAACAAAGCTAACGTCAGTCCGTACGATATCAAAAAATCCATCACGTGTTCTTCTTCCTTAAGATGCGCCAGCGTCTACAGGGGTACCATCTCTTGTATCCAGCATTGTCAAGAACCATAATGTCTCTGAGATTTCTATTGACGTTGACTATGACTCCAAACTGCAACAGCTCCGGTTCAAGCATAGACGTGTTGAACAGATACGAGACTACCAAATCCCCTATTTCGTACTCTTCCATACATTACATAGTACCGAGCACATGTATAAGTGACGCAACCAATACAAAAACATGCCACACAGTATGGTAGAATCTTATGTAATCATGTACATAGAATCGCAAACCCAACAGGTACACTACGGATCCAACAACAAAGTATGGAGACAACGATGATGTACAAAAGACAATCAGCATCAAGCACAAGACACCATTTGCTACAAACGAAAATACGGCAGTCCTTTCCAAGAAAGTAGTTCCATAGCTCGCTATTACGAACTGGCTTCCAGCTGCGCCGGCTACAAGGCACACTATCGCCGGAAAGATACCAGCGTCGCCAATAATCAGATATGAGACAGAAGTGCATGCTATGGTGGCATGTATCGAAGCCATGTCCATCATTCTAAATGTATTTTTTATTGACTGTTTCTCTGTGCCGTGATACAACACCGAAAACAAATACGTAAGACATAGCATCGATGTAATGACTCTTGTCTGGATGTCTCCCACCATGAAGAAAGACAGGCACATGCCTAAACCAAAAGAGTGCGTTATCGCGTTCCACATTTCCTCTGTTCGGCAGCGCCTCATTTTCTACATCCTCCCACTAAAACTATACAGAAACAATATTAAAGAAACCACCACCAGAGCACTAATGTAGTCATCAAGAGTCATTTCTTTTTAAGATTGGCTATTTCATCTTGCCACTTAAGCATTGTCTCAACCATTGTCTTTTTGTTCATTGAACTGATTTCCTTGTGAGATAGCTTTCCATCACTGGTAATCGTTTCTTGACTACTGGTGACAATCTCTCTCACATACCCTTCTTGCTTAAGCTTCTCTGCAATCTTCATTCTCTCTCTTGCCAGTTCAGCATACTTTTGAGAGATATCAATCCCAATCCAGTCTCTACCATTCAAGTGAGCCATCTTCGTAGTTGTACCAGAGCCCACGAAAGGATCCAACACGACGTCTCCAGGCTCAGTCCAAGTTAGGACGTGATCCTCAACCAACTTTTCTGGGTAGATTGCCGGGTGTTCGAACGCAATCTTATCCTTTGTTGAGAAGTTCTTTCCCGTGTTGTACTTCCAGATGTTGTTTCTTGGTGAGAATTCTGGCACTGGCTTTTGTACTCTGCTTTTTAGTTTTCCGTCCTTACCCCTCATTGAGGAGATGCCGAGCCCCAACTTAGAATAATCTACTTTTCTAAAATCGAAACCATCGTCGTCGATTGTCACTCCGTCTTGCGTCTCCTTGTACCCCATTGACTTAAGAGCTTTCCGAATGAGTCCATACAACTCCTCCTTCTCCTTCTCTGTATGGCTTTCATCGATGGAGTCAAAGTTAAACTTATCGTTAAAGCTTCCCCATCCAGTCCACTTGTTGGGCTTATCGCACACAAGCTTATGAGTCTTTGGCTTCCCCTTTGTGAAAACAAACATGTACTCAAAAATCTGAGAGTATCTATTTCCGTCCCTTCTAGCCGGAAAAGCCGTACCATTCTTCTCGTATATCATAGTGTCGTGAATGTTGAATCCAATGTCCTTGAAATACAAAGCTTGTCGGAAAGAACTCCCAGACTCACTGCCCTTGTCAACTGCGTCGCCGACAACCCAGACAACAACTCCTCCAGGTTTAGTCACCCTATGAAGCTCGTCTGCAATGTCCTCGAACGGAAACGAATATCCATTATTCTCTGTGAGTTTTTCTGCAATCCTCTCCCTCTTGAAGGCAGAGAGTGCCCTCTTGTATTCTTTTTCATTTTCAAAGTCGTCAACAGACTTGTTAAATGCAGCGGTGAACTCATCTGAATAAAATCTAATGTCGTCATAGGGTGGAGAAGTAACAGTTAAGTCGACACTGCCGTCAGGCAGAAGCTTGAGCTTTTCAACTGAGTTTCCACATAAAATACTATTAAGCGGCAATGACATTAATTTTCTCCTTGTTTGTGTTATTGGTTTTCATTAGCTTATTGTTGTTGTCACGATACTTGTCAAGAGACTCTTTGACAATCTTGCACCACTTCTTCTTAGGCTCCACGGATCCGAGAGAAATATAGCTAGAATAAGTTGGTATCTGTGACTTGTGAATCTTTGCTGTGGTGAAGCTGCTCTTGTCTGTTGCCTCCCCTTTCCATCCCACATCAAAACTATCAACTACTGAGAAGTGAGCTGACTTAAACATCCCATGTATTGCAGATGTCGACAGAGGCGGCAAGTCCATATCCTTATCCAGTTCATAGTTGACAAGAACATAGTTGTCAATCTTTCCGCTGCCCTCCGAATGAGATGAGCCCGTCCAGCCATTATCACTTTGGCTAGTCTTCACCTCAAAGTAGACGACATCTCTCCTATCCCTCACGCGGACGCCGAAATCGTTTTTCTGCTCTTGTGCGTTGTGAAGCTTCGACACGGTATCAAAACCATTGTCTGACAAAACCCTCTTAATGGCGTACTCGAATTCGTACGCCGAGCGTACAGTCAGGAAGACAGTCTGCTGCCCCTTGTTCTCTTCCACGTGCTGAACATAGTCATTCAGAGTCTTAATGGACGGTTCGAGCCTTCGAAGGGACTTGAAGTTATCACCCACAACGCTCTCCACCAAAGCCATCACGTCGATGGCAAACTGCTTCGTCCTCATAAACGAAACAAGTTGATTATAAGTCTTCATTTTAAAACCTTTCTTATGTTTTATTCAAACATGTCTGCGATTTCGTTGGCAATTGTAATTATATCAGATTCGTTTCCAGAAGTCAAGTCTATGTTGTCCTCCAACAGACACTTAACCCTTTTGAATACTTCCTCTTTTGTTATGTTCTTGATTTTTTCTGTTGGAAAGTGAGCTATACGCTCCATACCCTTCGGGCCTGAAAGGTACATTCTAGACATTCCACTCCCCTCCAACATGTGATTGAGTTCCATTCGCAACCAACGTCAGAGCATCAGCGATATCAAAAGCATCGTCTGGATCAATGGAGATGCGAAAGCTATCCCCGATTTCTACCATGATTTTTCCGTGATGTTCATAAATTTCTACAGCCTCTACGTCCCCACTGGCGCTTTCAATATAGAGGCTCTTTGCGTTACTAAACAATTAATTTCTCCTATAAATGTTCGTGTATGTTTTCTGTCTGTATTTTGTTTAAAGGCAAATAAATGTATTCCACTTCTATATACAATTCATTTTCGTCAGAAAACATGAAAGCGTTAATTTCAAAATTGTCAATCCTCCACTTTGTTTCTATCTCAGCAACGCCGACTCGCATGGCGTAACACTCATTAACAAACACTAAGTCTTCAATGATTGACTCTTTAGTTAAGTTTCTTCGATAGTACTGTCCGTACTTCTTATTAAGTCCGTTGACTATTTTTCTATATTGCTTAAAGCAGTTGCTGTCAGTGATGCCCTCGGGCCCCAAAAGGAGATATGCTTTTCCTATCTTTTTGCCTGTAAACGTCAAAAGAACTTCTGAACGGAAATCTTCACCCAGCCAGCCTAGGAACCTCATTGCTCCCCAGCTGGTGTCTCCCCAAAGGTACTTGTAGTCCTTATATTCGCTGTAAGAATTGGGAATTTCTTTTCCCCATGGGAGTCCCAATGGGCTAGAGCCGTACGCGAGGGCGGGAGACATCAACATTATTAACAAAACTCTTAACACTTCTTAATAACTACTCTGTGAATCATATATTTTATGATATCACATCATTTTTAATTTTTCAAGTGCTTTTTTTCTTCATTTCTGTCTTTTTTGTCAGATATTTTTCTTATCTTTTCAACCCTGCGAGGCGGCAGAGGAAACAAGACGTATTTCCTAATGTTCATTCCATTTCTACTTTATTGAGCATGCTGACGAACTCAAGCTGAACATGGGGGACTTTTCTTAGTATGTCGCTATCCGACTTAAACCAATACACTCTAACGCATATGTCCCCACCGTATGACTCTGATAGCGCGTATCCCAACACAATCCCGTAAAGATTTACATCTTTTAAATTGGCATACATGTACTTCCTCACCAACGAACCTTTTACAATCGATTGGTAAGTCACAGTACAAACTCAGTCCTTGTCGTAGCTTTTTTGATATGTCTTAAGAGCCATAACTAGCCGCGCGTGAAGATCTGCAATATGCTTTTCTTGATGCTCTGTCGGCTGAGTGTAATCAATGAAGGATTGTAACACATTTTCGATGCCGTACCTCCCTATCATTTTTACTAAGTCTTTGCGCGGGCCCGGGGGTTCTTCCGAGCTACTAGGTTGGCTTTCTTCTATTTCTTCTGCCATAATGATTTGTTCCCATTGTATCTCTTATCTATAGAGCTTATGAGTTCTATGTCTGATTTAAATAAAAAGTGCCGGGCGCCCATTATCCAAACTCCTACAATGCCAACCTCGTTTTCTTCAGAGCAAACAAACCCCAAATTATTAAAGAGTGCATAGGTTTGAAGGGACACCCCTGGCACTTTAACCAAGTCTCCTACTTTCATATTAGTAAGTAGTTTTACTCGATGTCAACCACCTCAATATCAAAATTTAGGGTTTTTCCTGCCATGGGATGATTGAAGTCAACCACGACTGCTTCGCCCTTATCTTCCTGAAGTGTTCCAACTAGTGGAAAGCCTGCCTCGTTAGTACCCTGTACAACTTCACCCTCAGTGAAAACAAAGTTTTCTGGAAAGTTAGACTTTGACACTTCGACGATTGCTTCAAGATTTCTCTCTCCATACGCCTTGTCGGGCGTTAGGTTGATAGTCTTTGTGTCTCCAGTCTTCATACCGGCAAGAGCCTCATCGAAACCTGCAATAACCTGTCCGGCGCCGACTTCAACGTCAATAGGGGTACCTCTGTCGTACGAACTGTCAAACACAGTGCCGTCGTTGAAAGTTCCCTTGTAGTGTACCTTAACCTTGTTTCCTGTCTCTACTGTTTTATTACTCACTTTTGCTCCTTATAGTGTTCGACAGCCTAATGTCGAATTTTGCTTGTATATAATAACATATTGTTTTTAAAAAATCAATTATTATTTTGATTTTCTACTCTATCTCTTATCTCTTCAATATCTTTTTGTAGGTTTTTCATCTGCAACGTCATCAGTCTCATCTCTTGAACAACCTTTGATTCCTTTTTGCTTCTCATGTTTGTTACGTCTATAGAAAGCGAATTGGACTCCGCAGTAGTTTTCATTATCATAAAACTAACTCCAACCAGCCCCAAGAGAAGCACAATTGTGACAGTGTTCATCAAGAACTCCAGCTTTCTTTTTTTCTGACGACTCAATGCCATTCTTAAACCCTCTCAACATAGCTGTCGCGTGGACGCAAAACTTGCTTAACCCTGAACGCAAACTTTTGCGGCAAAGTCAAGGATTTATACATATCTAAACATGACGTACTCATCAGAGCATCAGTCGGGCTATTGCTCCTCTTGACATCCTCTCTCGGCTCTGCGTGAACTTTAATATCTTTTTCCATTTTTCATCTCCTTTCTTATCTGTGGCACTCTTTAAGCCAACAGTATGTTCTACTATCTCCAGGCACCATACACTCTGACGTACACACCTGATTGTGCATCTTTGTACTGGGGCTGTGACATATCCAATTATCCTCACACGGAAAGGATGCGTCCGCCCCGTGAACCTCCGGCATACCACAGCCTGTATCTTCCTCGCTTGCGGGCTCCGAGAAGGTATGGACATGCTCCACTTCACCTTCAACCTGCCCACATGCCAAAACAAGCATAAATAGCAATGCGCAACACTTCTTACTAAAAATCATATTCAGATTCCTCCACAACAATCAAACTTCCATGATTGTACATGCTCTCATTATAGCAAGAATACTTATATTTTTTAATAATTTCTTTGACAATTGCTTTCATTTTTTCAGAGTTGCCAGTAATAATCCTGCATGGAGGCTCAGTCCAATTTAGAAAATTGCAAACAAGATTTTCGACATCGGCATGCCTTACCCTGTGCAAGTCCAACGTCTTGAGCTTCACCTGCTTCTAAACTTCCTTAAACTCAGCGTCCACAACGTCGTCGTCCTCACTTGAATTCTTTGGCTCCTCTGTTGGGGGTTGTTGGCTTTGCGCTGCTGATTCATACATCTCTTTCCCTGCTGCCTGCATTGCCTGAGTTAAGGCACCAAGCTCCTTCTTTATCAGTTCCGGAGTGCTTTCTTGAGTCAGGCAAGCTTTTGCAGAGTCGATAGCTCTCTGCACGTTGGCAGCGGTAGCCTCTGAAATCTTGTCTGGGTTTTCCTTAAGAAGCTTTTCAGCTTGAAACGCAGTAGATTCAAGGTTATTTCTGTCTTCTACCTGCTGACGGCGCTCTTTGTCTTTCGATTCGTTAGCTTTCGCCTCGGCAACCATCCTATCTACCTCGCCCTTAGACAGGGATCCTCCTGACTTTTCAATGATAATTCTCTGCTCTTTGTTCGTAGCCTTGTCAGTGGCTATCACGCTTACAATCCCATTAGCGTCAATATCGAACTTGACATCGATTTGCGGAACTCCCCTAGGGAGAGGCGGAATACCGTCAAGCTTAAATACTCCTAGGACTTTGTTGTCCGCTGCAAACTCTCTCTCGCCTTGAAGAACCTTAATGTCGACGGCAGGCTGATTATCGGCGGCAGTTGTGAACACTTGCGACTTAGAACATGGAATCGTAGTGTTTCTATCAATAAGCCTCGTCATGACACCACCCATAGTCTCGATACCCAAAGACAGGGGCGTCACGTCCAAGAGAAGCAAGTCCTTAACCTCGCCCGTAAACACGCCGCCCTGGACTCCTGCTCCAAGAGCAACAACCTCATCCGGATTTACAGAGGAGTTTGCCTGCTTTCCGAAAAAGTCCTCTACTGCCTTTCGCACGCACGGGATTCTAGTAGAGCCGCCAACTAAAATAACTTCATCTATTTCTGACGATGACATGCCAGCATCCTCTAGCGCGTTCTTGACTGGTTCGATAGTCTTTCTGACTAGTTCATCTATCATTTGTTCAAACTTTGGGCGCCCAAGAGTAAGCTGTAAGTGCTTAGGACCTGAGGCATCTGCAGTAATAAACGGAAGGTTTACATCCGTTTGCTGTGTGCTCGACAGTTCTATCTTAGCTTTTTCTGCCGCTTCTCTCAGCCTCTGCATCACCATCGAATCTTTGGATACATCGATGCCCGAGTCTTTCTTAAACTCGTCGACGATCCAATCAATCAAAACCCTATCGACATCATCGCCACCTAAGTGCGTGTCTCCGTTTGTACTCAGAACTTCAACTACACCATCGGCAATCTCCAAAACAGATACGTCAAAAGTGCCACCACCCAAATCATAAACAACAACTTTCTTCTCTTCCTGCTTGTCCAAACCATATGCTAGCGCTGCTGCTGTTGGTTCGTTGATGATTCTCTTAACCACAAGTCCCGCAATCTGTCCAGCGTCGCGAGTAGCTTGCCTCTGAGCATCGTTGAAGTAAGCGGGCACCGTAATGACTGCCTCTTTTACTTCCTCCCCCAGATAAGATTCTGCCGCTGCCTTAAGCTTGATGAGAACCTGGGCGCTGATTTCTTGAGGTGCGTGTCCTTTTCCATTCAACACAATCTCACAGGATCCTGACTGAGATTTTACTATATCATATGGCATCTCGGACGCCTCTTTCGTTACGTCCTCGTAATTCATTCCCATAAACCTTTTCGCAGAGTAAACGGTGTTTTTAGCGTTCGTGACAGCCTGCCTTCTGGCTGGATTGCCTACCACTCTTTCTCCACTTTCCAGATACCCAACCACCGATGGAGTAGTTCTAGCTCCTTCCTCGTTTGTGATTATTTTTGGACTTCCGCTCTCCATTACGGCGACGGCGCTATTTGTTGTTCCCAAATCAATTCCGATAACTTTTGACATTTTCAAGTTTCTCCTTTTCGTGTTCCCGGACTTTATATAATATAAGCACGCATTTCTTGCATGCAAGGCTTTTTTTAAAATATATCAGATTTTATATTATTTTTCAAGGTTTTTGTTGATTGCGTCGTGGCGGATCAGCCAATTTGTTGTAACCCACCCTCTTCTCGTACCTTCTTTTTTCGAAAATGCTTTTTCAAAATAATGTTCGTATTCTGAGCCAGGCACCATGCACACTAGCGCCCTCTTTCTATTCTTTTGGAATCCGCCGTCGATACTGTCTATTTTTACTACTATACCTATCCACTCTCTACCGTAAAGAACGTGATTCACAATGTCTCCCACTTCTATCTCTACACCGTTCTTTTTCCATATATGAGGCATCTTTCTTTTGCACCTGTGTTGTACTAGAGTTGCTGTCGTTAACTAAAACTAAAATACCTAGACACATCCAAGCGATGATCCACAAGACAAGAACCGAATTCATAAACTTGTTGCCCACCTATTAATTATCTCCCCCACATGTCGTTTAGCCAATATTTATCACTTCATTTCACGATACACATGTACTTAACAGCGAAGATAGTAGCTGTTAATATTGCTGCCATCACATGCGCAAAGATGTTTCTTTTAAAGTGTTCAACTATCTTCTTCATATGTCATAACGCTTATGATGTCCACCAACTTTCCCACATACATGGAGGCAACATCATGCCTCCCCCTCTCGCGAGCTTCCTCAGTTAACGACACCAGCTTCTTAAAGCAAAGTTCGCAGTTTACATAAAACTCGACAGCCTCAAAGACTGCTCTTGTGGAGGAAAAATTAACAGACTTTCCAAGGTGGCGAAATATCATCTTTTGCCCCTTCTCATTAACAGTCTCCAACACCACCAGAACATCGGAATCGGAGCCAGACTGCCTCTCCTTTGTATCAAAGTCTGCCTTGACTACAAAATTACTGAATCGTATTCTTTTCAAAGACTTGTATTTCTGAACATTTGTTAAACACAATCCTGTGAAGAGTGCGTCTACTACTCCATTGCCCGAGTACTTTAGTTTTTTCTTTCTTCCACCACTCACATAAGAACAGGTGATTTCTGAGGTGCCTTTGTCTATAGATTCTTTTACGGATATCGATTCCGGAGCCATAGTGTACACATCCGATAACAATATCTCTCTAAAAATTTTCTTTATGTGTTCTTTCTTTACTTCTTCTGGACGTGTCCGTGCCGACATCACTCCACACGTTCCAAGGAAGGCGAAACTTTGAATATTCTCTGGACGTTCTTTGTCTTCTTCATTGATCTTAGAATATCAATTTTTACATTTTCGGGAGTTTGAAACTCTCCCTGAATACTGGGAATGAACTTAACACTCAAGCCCGCAACGTACCTCTTTTCTGCTATTGGCTCATTGCCCACCACAACTGTCACGATGGTGACGTGAGGAAGCGCTCTTATATCTGCCAAAATATCGTCCAGTCCGCGCTGCTTCTCGCCGCCCTCAATTGTGTATCCTATCATGCAATAGAATTTATAAATTCCTCGCTGGCGGCTTCTGCCCCTTTCTTCTGATATCTTTTCGAAGTATTTCTTTATTTCTGTTTCCATTGTTTTTTGTCCCTACCCAACTTCTGTAATAAATAGTAAATTATTTCTTCTTTGTCATGCATAAATTTGTACAAACATTATGACAAATGACAAAAATACGCATATCATTGTCTTGGGAGTGAACATGCTTTCTCCCAAAAAATAGTGAGTCATGATTGGAAATGTCAAGTACGACAAACCAAAGCTCAAAAATCTAGCGCCCCACAAAGACTTGTCAAGGGACTCTGTGGCTTGTCCCCACGCATACCAGAACAAAAGCCCACAAGGTATCCCAAAGACAATTACCGACAGCAATCCCCTACCTTGCCACCACTCACTCAAAAATTGCATATTCAACTGAAGCCAGCTTAATATGTGCGCAGCTACAAACAAGAGAGCTGCGAGGATTATGCCTTTGCTCATCTAATGTACGTCCAGGGATATGTTTGACAACTTTAAATCTGTCTTTACTTCGTGCAACAGCATTGCCACCTTGGTTAGCTTCAATACGAAATCAGCATCTACCTGATACCTCTCGTGCGACAAGTCTGGAAACACCTTGTTCAAGTACTCTTCTAGCACGCTGGCGTTTATAAACAACTCACAGAGACACCTCACAGTATAGGGAGAACACGATATCCTCTTTACATAGTTGTCTTCTAGGAGGCTGTCGACGCGGGCAAAGACATTATCCACGTCCTTGTAGAAAGCTAAGATGTCTCCCCTGCTCAGAGTCACTTTTCCGGGCTTTGGAGCCTTGCTCATCACATCACCCTTCCCTTCCCCCAAAAGTGCTTCTCTTTTCTGTTTTTAACAATAAGGTACGCATCAATATACTTGTCGTCCCCTCTCTCCACTATCTTTGCACGGTAGAGTTCAAGCACTCCGTACTTAGGCTTTGGTTGTCTCTTGGCATATTTCCTCCTAGGGGGAGGCTTGTTGAGATAATTGACGCATGCTTGCGCCAACTCTTCAATTGTCACAGAGGCATCCTCGTAAGCATCGAAGTCCATATCAATCCTGGCTGCAACCACCCACTGCTTGGTGCCGAAGTTAGGAACATCCCAAAAATTAGAACCGTGATACTTTCCTCTCTTCAGCTTTGTTGACTTGGTGTCAAAAAAGTGCTCTGGGATTTCCCGTAACTCACATTCAATTTCATTAATGTCAGACATCTATCAACCCCGATAAATCGTCGTAGCCTCCCACGAAACTAGTCTTCCCACTGAACTTATCATTTTTCAATACGATGGGCACAGTATGGTGGTTGTAATACTGCTTTGCCTCTTCCAAACCTTCTCTATCTTCTTCCATGTTCAAGAACACGTAATCGATGTTTTCCGATTGCAGTAGGCGCACAGCGTTGATGCAAAATGGACACCTAGACGTTCCATAAATTATATATCTACTGTTATCCATGTAACAATGCCTTTCCTGCCAACATATCATTAACCTCTTCGACATTGCCAACAACTATAATATCAGTGCCAGACTGCCCTCTTGATAGAGAGATTGTACAAAACTCCTCCACAGTGCTGATACCATCAATCATGCCTTCTGCCAACCTCTTCGACATGGAGGGGTTTTGCCTAATGTATATTACATGCTCTGGGTTTATAAAAATATCTCTTAACGTATACTTCATCTTGTTTATCGGAGATGCGGTAGGAGAAACATTCCTATATACCTCCTTAAGCTTAACTATCATAATCTCATCCCTTCTTCTACTATATAAGCCTGTCTCTTATTAACTAGCCACCGAGAGCCTTCATAAAGAATACTGTAAGACGAATCTGTATCCGACACTATCAGAAACACTCCCGGCTCCTTAAGTTTCTTTACGTCTGTTGGATTGTCTCCGTTTAGCAAGACAGTGGCAGAAGGAACGTATATTAAATCACTCCTATCTCTACCCCTCATCTACCAACCCCTCTCCGCCGTGAATGGTTGCGGCATAATCTGACATAATTTTCGTACAGTCTGCTAGAAGAAGATCCGCCTTTAGCATCTTCTCCCTTGCATTGTTTGCTGATTCTACGAACTTGGACGCATTCCCTGCGGCGTCTAGGTTGCTTGCTGCGTCCGAAGCTTCTGCCAAATGACAGAGCGCCTTTTTCACCAAACACTCTAGCTCGTCGGGAATGTCTTCCATGTCTACCGTGTATTGTAACTTTACTTTCATGATGATGCTTCCCTATATTCTCGTAAACAATCCTCTCTCAACTTGAAAAAAGCCCCACTTAAAGGAGTCAAATCTAAAGACTCTGCCATGCTCTCTGCCATGCTCCACGCTGCAGACTCGCTTGTATCTGGATACAGAACTGCATGAGAAGCTTCGTGCAACAATGTGTGGTATTGCTCCTCTTCTGGAGAGGAAGTGTTGATTTCTACTATTCCGGCGTCTGCAAAGAAAGCGTTATCGCCGTCCTTACCGTAATATACTTCCACTCCATATTCGTTGTGGAGGAAGCTCTCTAAGATTCTAATACTCTGTTGAACTGTTTTCATATTAAAAGTATATCACCAAATCTTTTAAAAGTCAAGTGTTTTATCCAAATTTAGATAATACAACTGCGCCGATAGTGCCAGCGAAACTTGTGAACATTATCCACATCATCCTTGCAGATGTGGACTTCCACGCCTCAAGCTCTCTGAGTCGGGCGTACAATCCTTCGTCGGGGTGGTACACAGCGTTCTTTATCTCTGCTATGTCTTCGTGCATCTCGTGCTGCTTTTCTCGCGAGGCACTTATATCATTCACCAACTGACTTAACTTCAAATCAAGACGCGCTTCAAATTCTCTACTGCAACTCTCTCTGTCTGTAGACATGGTAAATTCCTCCTGAATATAGGACAAGACAGACTAACTAGTCTTCCAATTCTATAATAGCATGGTTAGTTGTCAAAAGAGTTCCGGCTACAGAGGCAGCATTTCGCAAGGCACTCCTTGTCACTTTTACTGGATCGATGATACCTACATCAAACATGTTGACAAGCTCTCCGGTTGCAAAATTAATTCCCATCCCGTTCGAAGCTTCGGTGATAGTTTGCAGTGTGTCTTCTACATCCATGCCACAATTACTCGCCATTTGACGAATAGGTTCCTGTAGTGCACGTCGGACGATATCCACACCAGATTCCTGGTGTTCGTTTTCAGTGTCTACCACAAGCTTTGTTGACGACATTAATAGCGCCGTGCCACCACCAGAAATAACCCCCTCAAGTTGAGCCGACCGGACAGCCTCTAGTGCGTCTTCGATTCTATGCTTCTTCTCTATCATCTCAATCTCCGTTGCAGCCCCAACCCTAATAACAGCGACGCCGGAGGCTAGGCGGGTAACCCTGTCCTGTACTCGCTCCGCTTGGTGCAGGGAGTCTGTTTGTTCAATTTCCGCCTTCAGTGCATCAATCCTGTTTTCCACCTCTTCAAGATTTCCGTTACCTCCGACTACAGTGGTTGTGCCCTTTTCAATCTCTACTGTCTTCGCTGAGCCGAAGTCTGTGAGGTTTGCTTCTTTAAGTTTGTCTCCGGCGGAGCGTCGGAAGTACTTTGCACCAACCGAAATTGCTAAGTCGCTCATAATGCCTCGACGCTCTTCACCATACCTTGGAGCCTTAACTGCCGCAACTTTCATGGTGCCCCTCATGGAGTTCATGATGAGTGCCGCCAATGCCTGTCCTTCGATGTCGTCAGCAACAATGACAAAGGGGCGAGACTCGCGAGCCGCTACCTCAAGGGCTGGCAATATCTGATCTACAGTTTCAATCTTTTCATCAGTAATGAGAAAGATGGGATCCTCGTAGCGAACCACGCCCCTCCTATCATCAGTAATAAATGCTGTAGCTGCGTACCCCGAATCAAACCTGAAGCCTTCCATTAAGTCCAAACTTGTATCCACCGATCGCGCTTCTTCAATGGTGATAGAACCGTCCTTGCCCACCTTATCAACAGCGAGAGCTACTAAGTTCCCGATATCTTCATCGCCATTAGCGGAGATGGTTGCGATATGGGCAACATCATCCGCGCTTTGAATTGGGCGGGCTGATTCCAACAGCAGCTCGTTAACTGCGTTCACAGCTTTATCAATCCCTCTCTTAATCTCAATGGGTGCTGAAGAGCCGTCCACAATATGATCAGAAGCTGCATTGAATATTGCACGCGCAAGAACTGTAGATGTGGTTGTGCCGTCGCCAGCGTCGACATTAGTCTTGGCTGCAGCCTGCTTAACCACTTGGGCGCCAGCGTTCATGAACTCGTCTTCGAATTCAATAAACTTAGCCACAGTGACTCCATCCTTCGTGATCACGGGGCGTTTTCCTTTTTCGTGAATTATCACATTCCTGCCACGTGGTCCTAGTGTTGAAGCTACGTTGTCCGCCAGGACATTAACTCCATCAAGTATCTTCTGTCGGAGATTAGCTCCGGATGCAAATTTTTTAGACATGTTTTCCTCTCGTTGATTGTTAAAACGATATATTATATTATAAACACATTTTGGTGTGTTGTAAAGGGGATTCGTTATTTATTTTGAACTTTTTCTGCAGACTTCTTAGTTTTCTGAGCCTTTCTTGCTGTCTTGCCAGCGAGCCTCTTTGTCTTTTTTGGTTCCGTTGTGACATACAACAAATCAGTTACCTGTAAGTTCAAGTCATTTAATGTTGAAAGTAGGTTTTCAAATTTTGCGTTCAGTGCGTCCAGTATTTTTTGAGTTTTCCTCTCTATGCCCGAGAACCGCAGGGTTGTAAGCTTTCTAACTTCCCTTTCTGTTCTCAACTTCTTAAGACTAACACTAAACTGCGTCTTATAAGTCGGCAACAAGCCCCAATAATTGGGGGAGTCCTGATCGTTGTCGATGTCGAACTCATAAAACTCAATTGCGTCGCCCTGCTTGTCTGCTATGATATACTTTATACCGGCAGGATATGTCCGAAGAGCTAACTGAAGCTTGTCGAGGGAGCCCTTTATGTTCGTTCTCTTGCTTCTTATAAACTTTAATGAAACCGGGACGCCCGGAAAAGCCACGTCAACAACTCCGTTCTCTCTATCATCAGTCGGAATCCTCACGCCCCCAAACACCATCGCCATGAGAGATTCAAACAGGAAGCCTGATATCGTCTCGTCGGGCGCAGTTGCAAGGTTGTAAAATATTCTCAGCAATTGAATTCTAGAAATTGCGGCGGCATGATCTGACACATCCACGTTTCTTTCTGAGAGTATCCCATTGATTCCCGTAATAAATCCTTCAAGGTTTGTTATTTCTCTAGGTAGCCTTACTGCCTCTATTGCTTTGGCTAGTTTGGCTCTTTCGGTATCATAATTTCCCTCGTCGACAGACATCCAACTTGGATCAATACGGAAATCAGGTATTAACAAGCAAACCTCGTCAGTCGAGGACGCCTCACCAGCGTCCTCAGACAACGAAATTGGAGTAGCCAAGACGCTCTCCACCAAATCTATTAAGCTTCCTACGTCAAACGGTTTTTTCTTTGCTTTGTTGATTATTTCATCTACTCTGGACATGCACGTACCTCAGTATATAATTAGTCTCTTTTAAACAATAATGTCCGCAATTCCCAGCTCGACAGCCTCTTCTGCCGATAGATAAACGTCCACGTGCTTTTTGAGGTATTTCTTAATTTCTCTCTCTGTCATGTTCGACTCAGCGGCAAGACACTCTACGTACCTTTCCTGAATCCATCTAACTTCTTCGATTTCATTTTCCATGTTTGTTAGGTTTCCGTGATATCCGCCATTAACACTGTGTATCATAACTCTGCAGTTGGCTCCAATCTTTCTCTTTCCCTTTGTTCCTGCTGCCAACAGGACAACACCAGCGGACATAACCTTCCCCATCCCAATGGTACTCACCTCACAAGACTGACGTACCATCCTCATGGTATCATAGATGGCGAACATTTCAGCGGCGACGCCGCCGTGTGATGAAATAAGGAACTCAATAGGCTTGCACTCCTCTTCATCACCACTAAGTTGGAGCCTGTGCGACAACTCCCTCAAAAACATAAAAGATTGTACAATGTCAGAGGCGTTGTCCTCTGTCAAGTCGCCGTACAAGGAAATGCTCCTAATTAAGCTCGAACCATCGCTTGTTGGCTGTTCAATATTGTTGATTATGATGAATCTCTCTTCTGAATCCAGAAACTCCTCTTCCGGATCCTCAACTACAACCTCCTGCTCCTTCAACTCTACTTCCTTTTTCTCTTTCTTCTTAGTTTTTCTTTTTTCTTTTGGCATTGATGATCCTTTCTTTGCCGGTTTTAGATATTTCTGATAAATTAAAGGATAGCCCATTTGCAAACTCCTTTAGAGATTCTTTGTCTTCAAAGTCCCTTTGCAATAAAACTATCTTTTTGTTTCGCAAAGCGTCATATCCGTTTCCAGACTCTCTACCCCCAACTTCCTTAATTGCTTTCTTGAGAAGTCTCTGACTACCAGAGGTTAGTTGAAAAACATAAGTATCGCTTTCTTTGCTAACCTTCCACATAACTGCTTCAATTTCTGCCATCTTCTGTCCTCCCTTTGCTTTTTCTATTTCTCTTTCTTGCGTATTGCACTGCCTCATCCCATGTCGTATAATTGACATACCTATAGAATGATTCTGGCAGAGAGACAACGACGTTTGCAATGACGGCATCTCTCCACTTAACAATTATCTCTGAATCGAGTAATTTACGCTTTTTTATTTCTTCTGGGGATATTCCTGACTCTTCTAGGTGTTTGTATTTCTTTTCCAGCGCTATTCTCATGTCTACGTCTAGTGCCATAAGCATATCTAGCATAGCATCTTCGAGCTTTCTATATGCTACAGAGCCATAGCCCAGGTTTAAACAATATGATATAAACTTGTGCGAGGCTACGCCTGCAAAAAAAAGTCCAGCTGCAATCCAAAAATCCATAACTAAATTATACCAACTTTCATCAAATTGTCAACAAAAAAAACCCCCTTCTCTGTTTTAAAGAAAAAGGGGGATTTACAAGAAGCCGTCACAAGTACTACTTTTTAGAAGTGTTCATACTCTCTCGTAGTATTCTCTTAGTCACGCGCTTCAAAATCTCATTAACCATGTTGTCGAAGTCCTTGTTGGTGACGACATCGACGTCCTCAAGAAGCTCGTCGTCTTCAGCAGGCTCTTCTGCTGGAATCTCACCTTCTGGTGGAAGCTCGCCCATCTCCATATCTGCTTCGAGGGGCTCCTCTTCCGCTCCCATCTCGTCTTCTCCCTCTCCTGCGCCTGCAGCGCGGAGCCTGTCGCCGAGAGCAACAAGAATCTCTGCCTCGTCATCACTCAACACCATTTCGCCCTCTTCTGCGGGTGCATCAAGAGCAGGCTCGTCATCAAGAGCAGGCTCGTCATCAAGAGCAGGCTCATCGCCAAGCTCGTCTTCGGCAGCTGGCTCAAGCTCCTCCTCGTCGCGCGCATATGCTGGTGCGCCCATCTCATTAATTTCCTCTTCCTCGGTTACTGTCTCCTCAGTGTCGGTATCCGACTCCTTCAAAAACTTGTTACCTCCGAGGGTATCGATGGAAGCCAACTTCATAAATCTACGAATAGTTGCCTCCGAGAGTAGTTTCTTGCTCATAATGACTTTCTCCTTTGTTTAGTTCTTTTTAATTGCAATTAAAGAAACAAATTTTCTTACAGTAAATAGTTTTCATATCAACAAAAGTCAGGTTTTTTTAATAGACAATTCGCCTGCCCTCTTTCTAACTTTCTGAAGTGCTTGTTGTTCTATTTGTCGGATACGCACGAAGCTAACTCCGAGCCTTTCCCCTACCTGTTCCAATGTCATCTCTCCGTGCTTATATACAGCTATCAATGAGCAATTAAAGTCCTCTTCGAAGTCCATCCACATTCTGCACTCTGTCTGTTCACATCCATAATTTCTCTCCATACACTCGCGAGAACACTGTTTCATTCAATCAACTCCTCCGCTATCATATCGAATAGCTCATCCCTCTCCTCATCTGAGAACGAGTAGTCTTTCAACAGCTCTTTGCCCTTATCTAACATTTTCTTTGACTTCATAATTCTTCTCTTACCTTGCTTTGCCAGTTCATACTTAACTGATGTTATATATTCTATTATTCTCTCGTCGTTGTTCAAATATCCAGTTATCATGCTCTGAAAGAATTCTGTTTGAGTTAGCCCATCATGTCGGAGCCTTATTCTCAAATCAGCATGGCGCTTGTCATCATCGACGAAGACTATCGCTTTCCCCTCCATCCCATAACTGTATATCTTCTTACCTGACATTGAGAATGTGTGTTCCGCTTTCTGTTTGAGAACTTACGGTTTGTAGCACAAACCTTGCGTTATCTCTCAACTCTTTGATATTTCTTGCACCGCTATACGAAAAGCCGCTTCGGATATTCTGGTGGATATCTTCCAGTATTGGCTTCACGCTGCCTTTATAGGGTATGGTGGTAGCTACACCCTCAAGAGAGCTAGCAGTCCCTCTCCAGTCCTCCTGTGCCTCTCTAGACGCCATTCCTCTGTATGCCTTATACGACTTTCCGGAACCATTGGTAAACACAGTGCCCGGCGCTTCTGATGTTCCTGCCAACATCGAACCCAGTATAACAAAGTCTGCACCTGCAGCTATAGCTTTCACGATGTCTCCAGATGATCGAATCCCCCCATCAGCGATGATGGGCTTTGGATCGAAATCATACTTCTCTGAAGAATGAAACGGAGAAGCCGCAGCTGTCCTAGCCATGCTGCACGCCATAATTGACTGAAACGTACTTAATCCGTGCCCTGTCTGAATTCTCGTTGAGCAGATACTCCCTCCTCCGATGCCAACCCTGACTGCATCTGCTCCCCATCTGCATAAGTCAGCATATCCATCGTCTGTTGCAATATTGCCTGCGATAATAGTAACCGTGTCACCGAAAGCATCCTTAAGGGTTTTTAACGCTCTCTCTACGTTGGTGTGGTGCCCATGAGCGACGTCGATACATATAATGTTTGCTCCTGCGTCAACAAGCTCTTTCGCCCTCACTTCGAAATCAGCGGTGACGCCAACTGCTGCAGCGACACTCGTAGCCCCAAACTGCTTTGCTGCCTTTACTGTTTTTACCTGCTCGGCAATATAATTGTATCTATGCAAGATGCCAAAACCTCCCGCAGTCGCAAGAGCTGACATCATGTCCAGCTCAGTCACGGTATCCATCGGACTTGAGATAATCGGCAAGCTAAAGCTTGTACCGTTCAACACTGAGCTTGTATCTATCTCTTTCCTACTCTCAATATCGCTCTTTTGAGGCACCAAAAGCACATCGTCAAACGACAAAGTATCACTAAACATCTTTGTTCTCCAAATCCTTTTCTATTTCTTTAATTGTCTCAATTGCTCCATCCCAACACGGGGGACAATAGAGGTTAACCTTTTTCTGCTTCTTTCGAACTACAACCCGCCAGGTTGTTAGTTGATCAACGTTTGTTCTATCGAAAGCAGCCTGACAAGCGTTGCACTCTTCTGGGATCTTGTCTACCATCATGTCAATGCCGTCTTCAAACGCCTTTTGCTCTTTGCGCTTCTGCTTGCGTTTCAGTTTCCTTTCAAACGAGCCCATCAGAAATCACCCGTCGAACCAAGAGCGCCCGAGCCTCTTGTTGTCGTTGCGCCGTAAACATCATCATTCTGAATCTCTTCGAACTCTGGAGTTGCAACTGCCACTAGCACTGCTTGTGCTACCTTCTCGCCTGGTAGAATGGTTTGTGGTGTTCCCCCAATGTTATGAAGGTTCACAAACACTTCCCCATTGTATCCACTGTCGACAACACATGCTCCCACTACCAGCGATCGCTTAAACGCCACCCCTGACTTGTTCTTAATCTCCAGCATGTATCCCTCTGGTACCCCAACCTTTAATCCAGTCGAAATAAGCCTGCTCTCATTCTGTTCGATTGTGAGCGGCTCCTCTACTTCTGGGCAATAAAAGACGTCTGCTCCTGCATCTGTCGTGTGTGCTCTCGCTGGGAGCTTTGCATTCTCTCTAACTTTGTAAACTTTAAGTTTCACTATTCAACTCCTTTTAAATATTCGTTTAGTTTTTCCGGAAAATTCAATTGCCTTTCGGGGTTTGCAATTTTCCTAGTCCGGACGACTTCTTTGTCGCGGGCAACTGCTGCCTCTTCTTTCGTATTGTATGTACCAATATACCTATTCTCCGAACGGCCGACTCCAATTTGAGCGCGCCACCTTCCTCCCTTAACTTTAACAACTCCTACGAATCCACTAGTGTTGCTACTGAGGATGTCTCGATTCTGTTTATTTTCTCTCCTTGAGACGATACGCAAATTAGCTTTTCTGTTGTCTAGGGTGTCTCCATTTACGTGATCAATTACCAGGCTATCTGGACACCCAGTTATAAATCTGTGTAGCTTTATTCCTCTTTTCATATCCGACACTGCTTTGTTGCAATTTGACACAACGTAGTAGGCTTTTTTATGCTTGTTTCTCACGTTTCTGTTGACGTTCCACTTGTATTGGCGTACTCTTTCCCAATCCTCTGCGTCTATGAGTACCTTATGAGTGCCATGTGTCTTGCTTTCGATTAGAAATTCCTTTGTCGTATTTTGCGCCTCAGTCATGCCAAATCACCCTCTTTGATGAGAGTGTACGTAAAAGAATTACCCCACCTGTCAGCTGCGCGATTGCAAGTGTCCATGAATTCATAAAAGTCCTTACTGTCCTGAAACACCTGACACCCCGCAGAAACACCATCTGTGTATTCTCTTTCATCCGAACCCCAGTGGCGATGAATGTTGATTCCGTACATACCTTCGTCTTCTACACCAACATAATCTGGTGTTGAATCCTTGTTTCCATCTCTCCAGACACTAACTTTGCCACTCCTCTGACATAGGGCTGTATATCTTCTTTTAGCACCATGAGTGTCTATCTTATATGTCGAACGATATTGGTTCGGCACCAAGATGGCAGTTCCTTTAGGGTTTATGGGCTTGCGCAGTATTCTTGTGCCTGGCTCTGTTGTCGCGTTATATATATCACAAACCCAGTCGCCTGATACTTTATATACAAGTGCGATAAAGTCGTCAAACTTATCTGCACTACCTGAGTCATTTCTAACACCCACTATGTTTAGGTTAAAATCTCCACTTTCAAAAAAAGCGTAGCCTTTCTCCTCTAGGGCAGCTTTATACCGCTGAGCCATCAACTTGGCTGGTAATCCAGTTAATTTAGCCATTGTACTTGTGCCCCTCTCACGCCAACATCCTGAAGGTTCTTCCGATGCTTCTTGTCGAGAAGCCCCACTGAGCGTCCCATTGAAGCTTTGCCAAATAAGGGCGATTAACCCTAACCACGTCCTTGTCTGGGCGAACGCCCCAACACTTGATAGTGTTCGTCTCGCTGTTGCTATCAATGACGCGAATCAGATAATAGTCCTTACCGTTGCGCGTCTTCTTCTTGATAACCTCGCGTGGCACGAACCACACAACACCAGCAGACAACTGAGGATCGTACTCTGAGATAGGTGGAATGTAGTTCTTTTCCAGGCTACTCACAATATGATCAGACAACACCAAGTTAAACGGGAACACCCCAGTTAAGTCAACAAGATATTGAATCTCCTCCTCCTCAGTGAAGTCGCCCTCTGGTGCGTACTTCTCAATGTTCTCTAGCAGGTGCTTTTCCTTTCGTGGGCGATCAACAGCCACCGCACTCCAAAAGTGCTTGGTACCCTCAAATCTTTCGTCCACCAATGGCTTAAGAGCACCTGAGCGGGAAAGAACATCTAGCGCTTTCTTGTTTAGCTTAGAATAGACAATGTTCTCATTGAAAAGAAAATCCTCAACAGTATTAAACGGACGATTGTCAATAATCTGCTCAATTGCTTTCTCGCCCAGTCCCTTGATAGATGTCAGAGGTTGAATCAAAGTCTTTCCATCTTCTGAAATCTCCCAAACTGAACCCGAGGTATTGACATTCAGTGGCTCGATACTAAACCCGTGTGCCTTAGCCACATTAATAGCTTTTTCCTTCCTTGTTTCCGGCTCCTTATCAAGAAATGCTGCCATCCACTCTGCAGGATAGTAGTTCATGAGCCAGGCGCACTGAAAGGATAGAACGCAATATGACACAGCATGAGATTTGTTAAAGCCGTATCCGGAAAAATACTCAAAAGTGTCCCACAGCTCTTTTGCTTGCCACTTCTCAAGTCCCTTCTCCAAACAGCCATCCAGAAACTTAGAATATATCTTGTCCTTCTGTTCCTGTACCTCTCCCGTACCCTTCTTTGTCAATAGTTTGCGAAGCTTGTTACCCTCATCAAGAGATAAGTCCTTACCAAGACGGTGAGCCAACATAGCAATCTGCTCCTGAAAGATAAGAAATCCGAATGTCTCTTCAGTCACTTCTCTCACAATGTCATTAGCATATTCGACTTCATCGGGAGCGTTCTTTGCTGCAATAAACTTCTTATCTACGCCAGCACCGAGAGGGCCGGGGCGATAGATTGAGGTGATGGCTGCAAGCTCAATGATGTTGTTTGGTGTCGCTCTCTTGCAAAAAGACTGGGCTCCGTTTTCAGTAAACTGGAAGATGCCAACCCACTTACCATCGTGAAAGATATTGTCCCATACCTGCTTGTCGTCCAAGTCAATGACTTCCGGGTGCAGATTCTTTTCGTAAAATCCCTTCACGTCTTCAAATGTGGGATTTTCAATCCCCTCGTGTCTTTGCAAGATATGGCGTACAGCCCCCTCTATCATCCTGAGAGAAGCAAGTCCCAGTATATCAAATTTAATAAAACCCATTGGTTCCAAATGTCGTACATTTTGTCCTTCACTCCATGGTGTCTGTCGGACACCTCCACTGTTAATCATGGGCATCCACTCGTCCAGATTCTCTCCGATAACAACACCTCCTGCGTGTCGACTAGCCGAACGGACTTGCCCATAGAGCGACTCTACGTGAGTCTTAATTCTCGGATATTTTACTAAGAATTTTTTCAGCGTTTCCGAAAATTCCATTACTTCTTCAAATGTGGGAACATACACCCCAGCAGTGATGCCGTGCTTTTTCTTTGCTAAGGGAGTTGCCTCAAAGAGCATCTTGCCCGTAACATTGTTAACCTCAGTGAATGGCACCTCATAGAACTTAGAAATATCTTTAATTAGAGAGCGCAACTGCAGGGTGTTCCAGTTTGTAATTGGAACAACTGTATCATCGCCCCACTCAGTAATCAGCTCTTCCTTCAAATCCATCGGAGAACTCACATCGTAATCGATATCCGGATAACCCGAACCCCCCTTTGTCAAGAATCTCTCAAACTGTAACCCGTACTTAATTGGATCTACCTGTGTAATACCCAGAGCATAAGATACCAGTGCGCCGGCTGCAGAACCTCTTCCTGCGCCTACGAGCTGGCTCTTTGTTGCCCTATCTGCTATAGCCTTCATCGTGAGAAAGTACTTGCTGAACCCTCTACTATCGATGACTTCAATTTCCCTGTCAAGCCTGTCGATATATTCCTGCTCGTCTCCGAAACCTAGAGTTCGGGCGCCCTCCATGCAAAGCTTTGCCAGCGCGTCGGTTGCACTAAGCCCGTCTGGTACCACGAAGTCCGGCAACCTGACTGTGTTGTCTGGCAGGAACGTTTCAATCCTATCATGCGCGATGCGATAAGACTCTGTAATAGAGTTTAGCACCAAATCGTCATCATATTCAACACCGCACTCCTTGGAGTACTTGTTGTAGGCTTCCCACATCTCATCCCCGTTTTTGGGGTATAGCTCGTATCCAATCTCGTCAACCTCCACAGGAAGCTCCATGCTTAACCACTCTGGTGAGCCTTTTCCGAGCCATCCTAGTCGTTTATACAGCTCTCTATCTTTCCAGGCTTCTGCGTTTGGATAGTGACTGTCAGCAGTAGAGATGAGGGGGATTCCGAACTCATGATGCATCTGAATAATATACTGGTTTAAGTCATGCTGCTCTGGCACGTTGTTCCACTGCAGCTCCCCATACCACCTATCACCGAAAATAGATTGCATCTTTTGCGTTGTAGTTCTCATTGCATCAAGAACAGCATCTGCACCGGTTTCTCTATTTTCCCAATAGTTTCCAGCGTACACTCCACCCAAGCATGCCGATGCCGCGATTACTCCCTCGTTATGCTTCTTTAGCATAGCATAGTCGACGCGAGGATATCGATAAAAATGATCCGAATCGTATGACGTCGAAATCATCTTGAAGATGTTCTTGAGCCCTTCTTGATTTTGAGCCAAGAGTATCAAATGCCTTCTCCTATTTAGGATAGACTTAATCTTCTTCTTGGACTCCTCGTTCTCAACAGTTGTGCCACTCTGCAGATCTTCCTTCTTGCCTCGCTTCTTTTCAAGCTTGGACTTTTCATACTCTTCCTTCCAATTTGCAATAGACGGAATAAAATATGCCTCACACCCGAAAATAGGCTTAAAGTTCTTTCCTTCTGCATGCATCTTTTTGGCATGCAAAACCTGATACGCCAACCCATTGGCGTTTCCGTGATCCGTAAGGGCAAGGGCATCCATCCCATTCTCATACGCAAAATCCATGTGCTCTTGGGGGTAACCCAATGCATCAAAAATACTTCCCGCTACCGAATGTGCGTGAAGCCCAACAAAAGGGATTTCTGGCTTGATTCTAGTTTCTGATGTCGGCAATTACGTTCTCCAGTTCAGCTGCAATAGCGGTTAACTCTTCAATCAGTTCTTCTCCGCGAGAAAAGGACTCAGGTGAGCGGGCCATATTATAGATTTCTTGCAATAGGAATTGCTTATCGTTAGTCAGGCTATCAAACGTGTATGCCATTCCTGCTGAATCTTTCACATGATACGGGATTTCATCGTATAGGTTTCTAATCTCTTCCACTTTCTTCTCCTTTAAATAATAACTTGCTATATTCGTGATACTTGAACATTTTGTCCCCAGGGTGCTTTAAGTTTCGAAACTCCTCGGACGCTATATAGTCCGCATAACTGTCCCAAGCCTCAATGTTGTAGTGCCAATCCAAATCAACTACTTTTGATTCTTCTATTCTAGCACAATTATAGATTTCGTCAAGTAAAAAATGCTTTGAACTCCATCTTTTTTTATAATCTAGCGATGAGTTGCCACCAGTACATTTGTTTTTCATATTCCAAAGGTACTCATTATATTCTTTAGCATTCATCGTAAATGGCAACTGCATACCTTCTCTAACAGTCTTGTTCTGATAAGACAAGAAGAAGGGCTTTGTCGAAGATATCTCTCTCCTATATTTTGCCACAACAGATGGATCGTGCACCCCGTACGGAAAAGACACGAAATACCTACTAGGAGTCAACCACTTACTAATCTTGTCAGAAACTATGAACGCAGTTAAGGCGCCGTGCAAAACACTGAATCCATAACTGTCCCTTCTTTCTCTGTCTTTTGGGTGAATCGGAGTATAAAATATAGGTATCTGTCTTCTGTGTTCTGAAGGGTACTTGACATAGAAGTGCTTGTTAAGCTTTAGAGGATCTTCGATGTAGTCTCCGAGCCTCTTCTTAATCAGAGGCTGAACATCATCATTGCAGACAAGCCATATTGTTTCGCATCCGGCATATGCACACTCCACGACTGATCTTTCGACTGCCAGATACGACTCCCCAATCATCTGCAAGGAACTATCCCATGGCAATCCGTAGTCTACGTTAGAGTTTGCGACAGGAACTATGCCGGCAAGATGAAAGTTGTTTTTAAGATTGCTTCCCGTCTCCAACGTCCACCTCTTCCAAAAAAACTCTCGCCGTAAAACCTCCTGCGTACTTTCTCTTCCTAACTGCCAACTCAAACATGTCCCTAAGTGAAACCTTTGAATAAGCTAGTAATGCGACGATTACCTCGTAAACGTCCACTAGCTCCTCAATACTAGGATCATCAACGAACTCTTGAGCTTCCTCCAGTAATTTAAACTTTAAGTGTTCTAGGTACTCTTCATCATCTTCTAATATCTTAAATTTACAAAATCTTCCATCCCTGTCTATGATTCCAGGCACTTTATCCCTTACAAGCTTATTATACGTTTCCACTATGCCCCTCTTTCTGACGAATTCATAACTTCTATATATTTGTTGCCCTCAAACCTTATCTTGCCTATGGCTCTCTTTTCACGACGGGTGGGCTCTATCTTTATCGATAGGTGCTTCTGCTTTCCGGAAAGAGTTGTGCCGCACTTAGCGCCCCTAATCCCGCTCTCCTTCATCATCTTCTCCACCTTAAATCTCACAACAGTTGGAGAGGAATCGAAACTGTTCAACTCTTCACTAGTCATGAATGACTCTGAAACGCAGTCCCTGACATTTTTACTTCCGTCCACTCTCTCGGACTTATAAAAATGAATCTTGTTAACAAACCTTTCGGAAGTCTCCAGTAGTCCAATGTCATGCTTAGCTCCGCTCCGAACATTAAACCAATCAAAAACTCTATATTCTTCCCTATCACCCTGAGTTGCGTCATCTTCGATGACGACATTTTCGTTATCAAACAAGAAGCACTTTTTAAAATCAGCATGAACACTGAACGCTCCTCCCAAAGATATTGACAGCTTACCTTTTCCGATTCTCACGTTATCTATCGAGGTACCAAAAGGAACCATTCCAGCCATGGCATGCTCTAACACTATAAATGACCAAGCAGTCTCGGCGTTTGTTGTCTTAAGTTTTAGTTCTGGGATTTCAACTTCTTCCACCTCATCGAAAGGAAACGGCTTTCTTCTAGAGTTCAATATTAGGGGAATGTTGTTTTCGTACGCATACCGCACGGCAGTAAGACTGTGCCCTACCACTATATCTTCAAAACCATACTTGTGATTTCTCATTGGCACGCTCCTGAAACGATAGTCATGAGGTTGTCATACATACTGTCTGCATCACTTGACAATTCGAAGTTTCTTCCCCCAGTGGCTATAGCCAACTCGTCCCATCCATAAAACCCCAGTGCAAAAGTGTGCATCTTTAACCTCTCAGCTGACATGAGCGCTGGGCCCACAACATGTATTGTGTTTGGCGGATTCATATAAGTTCTCTCTGGCTCGTCTGAAAATAAAACTATAATCTTATCAGCACCATTCCTCCAATTAACGAAAAACTCAGACAACAGAGGCGAAGATACGGCACCACCAGTCCACCTAGATTGATTTAAATCGTGAACCTGAACCTGACTAACGTTTCTCAGAGATAGATATACAGCGTCTAAAAGCATCTCAACTCCGCCCGTATGGATTCTTTCAAGCTCAAGAAAGCGATTAAGGAAGTCATTGAAGGGAGAAATATCGGAAACCAACCTCAACATCTCATACCTGTCTCTAGGGTTCTCCTCGTCAAACACAGGTATTGGGCCCACTATCAACCCCCACTGAATTACCTGCTCGTCTGCGAACTCCGTTGAGAACCTCTGCAATGCCTCGAGAGTGGCGCTTACCCGCACACCCATCGAACTCGACCAATCAACGATAAAAAGAATATCTGTGTTACGGATGCCTTCCCCGAAATCCACCACGCCGTCGCAGTCATTATCCAATCCATCGCAAACTTCTGCAGAAGGGTGCACTTCGCCTAAGCACAAGTCTTGCACCCAAGCGTCATTTTCGAAGTTTCCCCAAGTGCCATTTTCACAAACCTGTTCTCCCTCAGAGCAATTTCCGACGCCAGCAGCTTTGAGGGGTCCTGAATAACAAAACCTAACTAAAAGCTCGTCTACCGTTCCGTCGCAGTCATCGTCGACAAGATTGCATGATTCTTCAAATACTGGTGGCGCAGTACAATCGACAAGCGTACCCCCACTACATTGAGCCACCCCAGCTCCACATGCCGTATTGCAATTAAATGTGCCCTCATCCTGCTTTCCGTCACAGTCATTATCAAGAGCATCACACAGCTCTTCAGAGCATACTTGGGACGCCATATCGACATTGCTAACAAGCATATCAATGAATGGAACAGGCACAACAAACACATCAACTGGTTGAGCCGAAACATCTCTCACTCTACTATCAAGCTCCACAGGCGTTGTAGGCACCGCATTATCCTCACATGCAATAAAAAGTGTTAAAAGTATGATTATCTTTCTCATTTTAGAAGCACATCCTCATATGATGCCAATTCATAGCCACCGTGTAAAAACCTTCGCATAAGAATGTTTCTTTTTTTTTTGGCTCGTAACATGCCATTCCCGAATCGGCACCTGCGTCAACGCCTACATCGTTTGGAAGGGCGGCGTCTGGAACGCCTGCGTCCTGAACTCCTGCATCTTCCACTCCTGCGTCAGGATTATCACGCTGCTGCCTTCCCTGTATACATGCTGCTTCCTCTATTGCCTCTACCACGGCATCCTGAACTTCCTGTTCGTTCTGCCCAGGAGGGCCACCGACTCTTGCGTTCCTATATTGCCCTCCGGCATCGTAGAGAGGATCATAACTTTGCCTGACGAAAATATTATCAGGGCCGATGATGAACACCATCCCACCTGCCATAAACATTGCGTGCTGAACTGCGAACGCATCAAAATTCACTCCCTGGGCTCGCTCATCTCCCAACACAACCACAATACGATGATTATACCTGCTCAAGTCTACAGTCCAAGAGTCTTCGATTCCCCTCAATTGAGCGTCTGGACGGTTCGTGCTCCACAGCACCTCATCAGGGTTTCCGTCGTTATCCCAGTCGATTAAGTCGTCTGTTAGGAACATGCCGATTGCATCTAGCGTGTTTTCCGTGCCACCACCCCTGTTAACTATGCCCGCATTAATCGCACCTCTAAGTCCATCAATTGCAGCTCGCATATCTTCAACCGGAACAACTGGAGGATCTTCAACTCCGGGGACGCAATTGTCGGCCGGGGCATATAGGTAGGGATCAAACATATCATCATTGCCCACAACAGCCAGCATATAACAAACATCCGCTACACCGTCATTAAAAAGTCGCTCTACTGTATTTCTGGTAGCGTCGAACGCTGCCCACAACTCACCTTGCTGCATCGAACCAGAGACATCGATAACCATCATGACAGCCACCATTCCCTGTTCGAAGTCCTCGTCGATATCTCCATCGCAGTCATCGTCTTCTTCGTTGCACCGCTCGATACCGGGGCGAACTTCCTGCAAGCACTCAAAAAAACCATATTCAAGTGCGCCGTTCTCGTCTCTTCTGGATTCGCAGAACGCTGCACCCAGTCTACAATCTCCGGCAACGTACTGAGGACCATCCTCTCTTCTTTCATAAAGAATGACTTCTCCAGTGGGTATATCAGTAGAGCAAAGCATCGTTAACGGGCCACCCCCTGGTCCTTCATCAACAAACCCATCACAATCTTCATCTACCCCATTGCAAACTTCTGGCTGTGGGACATAATCGGGGTGTTCACAGTCACAACTGCCTGGTTCAAAGTCCTCATCAATAGCGCCATCACAATCGTTATCTACAAAATCACAAAGCTCCCGAGGGACATCTCCGCAAGCACCGCAAGCATTCAGCAACAATTCATCAGTTGCGCCGTCGCAGTCATTATCGATGCCGTCGCACTCCTCAATTGGATCGACTCCACATTCACCACAAGAATTCAACAAGTTTTCATCGACACCTTCGTCACAATCGTTATCAATACCGTCGCACACCTCGACGGGATCTGGGCCGCATTGCTGACAAATATTTAGCACCCCTTCGTCCGTACTGTTGTCGCAGTCGTTGTCCAAGCTATCGCACTCTTCCTCTGTTGGCAATACTTGGTTTTCACACTCACCATAACCATAAAAGAACTCTATTCCTGCGTCTGTCTCCCTCGCGAGCTGCTGGCAAACAGAAATGCCAGGCCTGCAGACTCCATTTTTCGAAGAACCTTGTCTGCCCTCGTAACAACTTCTAAACAGAATAGGGGATTGTGCGCCACCACCAAGTTGTTGCGGGGATTCATTTACGTTTCCATCACAATCATTGTCGATGTCATCGCACACCTCCATCCTAGGGAAGTTAACTTGCGTACATTGAGTCCAACTAGTTGAATGGCAAATTCTCTCTCCCTGCGCACAGGGTCCAAGAAAAGCCGGAAGATCACACGATTCTCGCAGTCCGTACCTCTCACAGACAATAGGTGGAGGTGCCGCGTCGATGACAGCATCAACTATCGGGCGGGCATCTATCAGCCTTATGTAAATGTCTGGTTCGATGTATGCATCCTCGATTCTCAGTCGAGAATCAGAGTTATTGCTGCTTCCGAATGTATTGCCGGCATCTCCAAGTCTTCCCTTGTCTGACGTCTTTGCCGAGTCTTCGCATGCTAGCAGAGATACTGCCATCAATAAAAATAAAAAGTTTTTCATTATTTCTCCGTGTATGTTTCCCTATATGCCTCTACAGCTTCTGGGAAAAAATTTCCCGCGATGTCTAGGCAGGCGAGCGCAACTTTCTGAATTTCCCACTGAGCGCCCTTGTGGACGCGTAGCCCAATGAACTTCAACAAATTGTGAAGATTGACAGTTCCATAATACTGAGTATACAGATTTTGAGGAAGGACTCCTCTTGCTTGCTCTCTACATACGCCAGAACCGATAAGAGACTCATAAAGCTTTAAGCTATTAGTATGATGGTTTTTTATCGCTTCTGACGCATAATAAGCACTCGATGGATATATCCTATTTCCACCCACTTGGCTGATATTAGGATTAATCAGCTCGTCGTTACTGGCTTGTCTGTTAGACTTATGCTGAGTTCTAAACTCGCTTGGTTCATAGAATTCCATATCAACAGAAGTATATCTCCTGCTAATCTCATTATATGCCCAAGTTCGATGACGGTGGTGCTGACTTCTTATGAAGAGAGGCACTGTAAACCTCATTGTTAAACTACAGTGCTCGAACGGACTAGTGTGGTTGTGCTTTATAAGATACTTAATAAGCTTTACATCCTTTTCGTCCAACTCCTCTTTGTTAGCTCCAAACGAAACCCTAGCAGCGTTAACAACAGTTAAATCGCTGCCCATGTGAGACACATACTCGACGGCTCCGATGCCGTCATCGAACAATTCAATCCTCATTTAATCCTCGCAATAGCCCTACAACATAATTCTCCAAGATAAGGTGATTAGTCTTATCCTTTACGTTCACCTCTTCAATCATTGACTTATCGACAACAACAGTCTTGTCAGAAAAGGTGCCTCTCCGCAACTTCTGAAATGGCTCAGCGCAATCTGGTGCCACATCAACCACAGTTGCGACAATGTACCTTTCTTCTTGTGGCTTGTAGTCTTCAGGAAGAAGAATGCCGCTCTCATTCGGTTCCTCTCCCTTAAAGTGAGGAACAATCAACAAATGACGATTAACAGGCTTAAGAGAGGGAGGAATCATCACTTCACCTCGATAGTCTTCTTGACGTGCTGGTAAAAATCCAGCAGCTGCTCAATGTCAGTATTGCTTTTCATCATTCTGTATGCTTTTACAGCCATTGAAATCTCTTCCTTGGTGAGCCAACCATTTTCAATAAAATTAGTCTTAAGATCTCTCTTAGACTCCTTGTACGGCTCCATAGCATCCTCAATTGCAGCCATATTCTTAATATAGCTCGTGATGTGAGTCTCCTTTTGCTCCACGCTCATAGTGGTTGTATCGCTGTTGCTCACAATAGACAAATTCGCACCCATGTTAAAACTCCTTTAGTTGTTTTGTTTTGTAATATTATATTAACACTAATTTATATAAAAATCAAGTGTTTTTTAAAACTTTCTTGGCAATTGCCTTAACTGCCATCCTCTCATTTCTAGAAAGCTTCTTATAAGTTTCGAGCCCTTCTCCGAACGTGAAGGGGCGGTTTCTAACCTTGGTCATAAACTCTTTTTCTCTTCCGAAATCTCTCTCGCCGACTTCTATCTTGTTTCCATACCCAGGAAACTCAGAATTGTTGGTTCCCATCAGATAGGCGCCTTCGGCGCCCTTCGGTATTATTAGTACAGAATCCTGACAATATTTCTCACCCAAAGTAGTTATAGAATCGACAAAGCTTGGATCATCTTCGAGGTTCACCACAAACATGCTGTCTTCGCTAACTTCGAAAGCTTCAGGTGTATTGAAGTTCTCTATATAAGAGCCCTTTGCCTTCGTGACTCCGTAACCGAGAGATAACAATGCCGCCTTTAAGTCTCTATTTCTAGAAAGATTATCATCTCCCTCAGAAGGAGTGTCGGCGCGCTCTGTGCACTTGCTGGAATCCTGTATGTCTCCTCGGAACGCTGTTATCACTGCTGTTTCACGCTGTTCCATGTGCCTGTGAACTCTAGACAAAGAAGACTCAGAAATAAATTTTCTCCATATTCCTATAACTTCTTCCATCATCTTAATATAGCTCCTCCAGCTCAATATATTCCTTAATCTTAGTCAATGTCGACACCTCTCTATCCAAATTGATATTAGTTATTTTATCAATTCTATACTCGTCTTTATAGATATCTGTGCCGTCATTCCTCAAGAGGTTCGTGTTCTCCACAACCTTCTCGTAAGGTTCATCATCAAACCACTTAACTCTAGCGTATGCCCAAGGAACATTCAAGCCCTCTTCCTTAACGCTCAGCGACTGCACAACACCATATCTTCTAATTCCGTGCCACTCATTATATACTACATCACCAATTTTCATATTTCTTCTCTTTCTACTCTTGTTGCTTCTATTTTATCAAACCAGATAACAATATCTTTTGTTCCTTGGTTTATTCGGTAATAGACACCTTTATATCTTTGTGCGTCCTCATCCCTTATAGGGGTGAAATACTCTGGATAAAGCCCTGGCTTGTCTTCTTTAGCTAGGGACTTCAACACTTTATCCAAATTAGGCACTACCATGCCCGAAGCCTTTTTCGACTTGTGCAACAAGTCTTCTGGATCCTCTACTAAGTCATATATGTCAGAAGCCGACACTTTGACAGAATAGAGGTTTTTTTTAGCTCCTGCTACGACTGTTTCCAGATGTGAGGGATCCAAATAGAAGAAAACTCTAGGGAAAGAAGAAACATTGTAATCATTCTTGCTATAAGACATGCGAGCACTTCGAAACTTTTCTGGATCTAGAGGGATCTTGTCCATATCTCGAGCTGAAAAACGAAACAACTCTATCATTCCACCTTCAACGTATTTCTCCAGCTCTTCCTTGAGCAAATACTTCTTCCATTCCCTGTATATTCTCTTCATACTATAACTACCTCTATAGAAACTTTATTTCACAACTTCCACCAGCACAAGCTGCTTCGCCAGTCAAATCAGTATTATCTTCCGACTCTGAAACCTTCGTTAGATCTACGTTTTTTAACGAAGACATAAGAGCCTCATACCTCTCTCTGGAGCAGTCCTCAAATGGTGCCTGCTTATAGCTTCCACCATCGTACGGAAGTACCGAAAGTCCCGTGTAAGATTCTCTGTTTTCCCACATCCATTCGCCTACGTCTGTCCACTCAGAATCCTTGAGAGATATTGTTGCAGAAACATTATGGTTGTTTGGGCCCTTTCCGCCGCCGGGAAAAACCCAATTCTCCGTGACGTGCTTCACCCTCTTCAGCAACTGCAATGCAGACTCTGTTCTCAGGATAGCTCCCTCCGGCGCTTTTTGGGGGACTGAAATCACTGCCGTATCGTGTGGACGAAAATATTCGTCTTCTACTAGTTCCGGATGGCTTTTAGCCAAAAACGAATATATCGGCTCATTCTTCCCTACTCTGATTCTTCTAACATAATAGTCGTTATGCCAGGCGTGAATTCCGCTCGATGTACCAAGCACCAAAGAAGTCGTACCTGCAGGCTTAACGCACGTAGTTCTCGCGGCTGGTGAGATATCAATAAGCTCTGCCACCCTAGCGTTCTCCTTCTTTACTATTGCTGCTGCAGCCTTCATGTCAAGCTCCAACACCGTACCGGAGGCAATACCAGTCATGCTAACTCCCAAAAGTGCGTCCTTGTCCGTGTTTGTTTGCCAAACTGGTCGCAAATAGTGAAAGTCCGTATAACCTGCCTGCAAAGTCCCTATAAAAGAAGCAACACGTGCACGTTCTTCAAAGTCCTTCTGATCTTCTATATCGCTAACGTTAATCTCCGTCAAGTTGCAAAACTGACAAGATCTTAAGGAAATTTCATGACACGGGTTAAATCCTCGTTCTTTGTCGTTAGTGAACGAAAACCCTGGTTCACCGGCTCCAGAGGCACGTATCCTCTCCCACAACTCTAGAAAAGTGTCCTTCGTTATCCTATGTCTCATTATGACTACAGAATTGTTTGCTCTGCCTCTTTGTGGATTCTTCTCCCACCAACTACCGGTTTTTGCAGATATCATCTCACTATCATCAGCTGAGAAAAGCGAAATCATTGCCGCTCTGCGAATTCCTCCCGCCAGTACAGCGTCGGCGATATGGCACATGATGTCATGAGCTTCAATAGTCTCAAGCTGTTGTCCGTCTTCTTTGCTTTCCAGAATGCCTTTGATTTTTAGGAGACACTCTTTGAGCGGCTGAGGGCCAGGAGCCTTTCCTCCGGAAGTAACTAATCTTTCGCCCTTTTGTCTGATGTCTCCGTAATCGAACCGAATATGACTATTGCGATATCCATAGTAAGTTTCCATCAACACTTTAACAGCGTCTGCCCAGCCCTCAATACTGTCCTGAATGAGGTACCTGTAGGTTCTGCTTGAAGTGGGCTTTCTTATTTCCGGCAGCTTTTCAACGTGGTGCCTCTGAACTGAAAAACCAACCCCTGTGCCGCCGAGAAGCAAAAACATCGACTCGCTAAATGCCCTATAGTCGTCGAGAGCAACAAAGGCGCAATTAAAAATTCGAGATGGATTAATTTCAATCGGCTTTCCACCAAATTGCATCGAACGCATGGAAGGAAGAACTTTCTTATCATATACCAACTTGTATGCCTTGCGAATCTGTAGTTCTAACCCTGGATACTTTTTCAGGTGCATATTCATGTTTCTAGTCACCAGCTCGTTCCAAGTTTCTCTTCTATTCTCTGCAGGCAAAAACCTTGCATACTTCATGTGCACGGTAATGTCGGATAATATTTCATTAGATAGTTCTTTCATTTTCTCACGTTCCTCCCTTCTTAAAGTCCTTATATTTTTCTTTTAACAATTCCATCTGGTGTTTAGCAGCTTTTTCAACAATGTCGTTCACTGTCTCGTCTGTAGGTGGTAAAACCTTAATTTTTACGTTACTAGTGTCCATAAATATTGGATGTATAATTCCATCTGGACCATTTCTATTTTTTGCTACAAAAATCCTACCACCGTTAGTGCCCTTATCCTTTATCGTTCTAGAAACAGTAAATATAAAATCAGCAACGAAGCATTTATTAAATGCTTCGGAGATTGATTCCATAGTTATAACTTCGGCGTTAAGTCCGGAACGATTGGTTTGGGAAGCTGTCCAAATGGGGCACTCATAAATCTGCGCTAAACCTCGTAACTCTTCATAAATAGTTTCCAACTGATGTCTTTTCTCATCTTTCGACGAAGAAGCTGGTTTTATTAAGTCTCCGTAATCAACGATTATCATGTCCGGCTCAAAGCCTCTAAGCTTCATTTTTTCTAGATGATTTTTTATTGTTTGAATGGATGCTGAGCGTGTGGGATACTCCTTCACTATCAGTTTTCCCTCGATGTCTTGTATCTCTTCGTATACCTTCTCCTTAAACGCTCTCAAGTCCGAAAGCCCTATTCCCGTGATGGCACTATCGTACCTGTTCGCAACAACCGTGTCAGCCAGCTCTAAAGTATAGTGAATAACATTCTTTCCTTGCTTGAGGGCTTGCGCCCCCAAATGAACAAGAACCATACTCTTTCCGGCGCCAGTTGGAGCAATGACAACACCCAACTCACCCTTTCCTAGTCCACCCTTAGTGATGTCATCCATCTCTTTCCAGCCAAAAGAAACTGGATTTCTTACCTTTAATTCGAAACGTTTCTCGAAATCTAAAAAGTAGTCATACCCGAAGTTATTGTCACTCCCAAGCTTAATGGCGTCATTAATTACCTTGCTTATCTCCTCAAAAGAGGAGCGCTTTATAAGACTAACCGACTTAATCATTGCCTCTTTAAGCTTCTGCTTTCTGCAGAAATCAAGAGCCTGGTCCTTGATGTACTCAGAGCCCTCGACTTCCAGGCGAGTCGAAATAACCCTAGTGTAATAATCTCGAATACGGATTCGAATTGGCTCAGGCTCTTCTTTAAGCTCAGTGCGCAAAAGAGACAACATTATCTTTTGCGTTGGCTGAACGTTATATTTGTTCCTATAGTTTCGAATGAGTTCCACAAATGTCCGGAGGTATTTAAGCTCTAAAAAATTTGTGTCAAACACCTCAAACATCTGATCTGCAAAAGGGCGATCTGTCAGCATCAACTGACACAAGTCCTCTTGAAATGACTTTCCAAATCTGGAGAAGTCTTCCCGCTCATTCTTCATGATTTTTCCTTAATTGAATATCTTATTCTAACCTAGATTGCAGAACAATTCAAGTGTTTTTTTTAAAATCTGAAACAAATCTATTAAATGCCACGAACAAGTCATTCAGAGATACCTCTCCGATACCATCCTTGTGCATTTCCGCTCTTAAACCACTCTTATTGAACTCTGGTTCAAACTCTTCCATCACTTCTCTAATTTTGTTGTGCGTTTGCACCGGCAGAGAAGGAGAATAAAGCTGCATAAGCTTATAGTTTTGTTCGATTAGTTTTTGCTCTGCCACAATAGAGTGATGCACCTTTAGGGGTGACTCTTGCTCTTGGCAGCTCTCAACCAAGTCATTCAAGAAATATGTCTTATCCTCTGACAAGAAGGGAAACCTTTTTGCTACCGTACCCAAGCCAACACCTTTAAGTCCCGCAAGGTTGTCGCTCGAATCGCCGACGATTGCCCTAGCTAAAGCAAAATTAGTTGGATGAATCCCGTATTCCTCGATAACGGCATTCTTGTTCAGAACTTGTTTCTGAGTGGGGCGATAAAGGACTGTCTTGTCATCCAACAGTTGAATAAAGTCCTTGTCGGAAGATACAATCACCTTTTGGTGCTCCTGCATAGATGGGTGTTGTACAATTGCCGCAATAACATCGTCCGCTTCTACGCGAGGCTCTAAAAACTGAATCACTGGTGTTTGATTCAGATACTCCAGCACCCTGACTTGTTGCCAGGTTTTGTTTTCTTCCTCTTCTTGTTCCGTCATATTTCTAATATCACGGTTTAAACGAAGAGGCTTTCTTCCAGCTTTATAGTTCTTATTGACAGCCTTTCTTCTCGTCGAGCCGCCTTCTCCGTCCCATACGACGAATATCTTATCTGGCTTAATTTCCCTTGTCAACTTATTGAGGATTTTGAGAAACCCCTTTGAACCACCGATAGGCTGTCCATTCGATGACATGCTTGGATCAACAATGTAAGATCTCAAAAATTGATTCAATGCGTCTACTATCATTACTCTCATATTCATACTCCTAAAATAAAGCCACCTCTGGCAGAATACCAGAGGTGGCTGGAAAAGTCAAGGACTTTAAGCGGGATTATCAGTCCTTAACCTCAGTTTCTTCAGTTTCATAAAAGTCAGAAGCCTTGCCAGTTCTATCAGAAAACTTCTTAATGACGTCTTCATCAATTATCTGCAAAACTCTGTTGGAAAACCTCTCGTCTTCCAACTTACTTAGCCAACCTTTGCGTTGAAACTTCTCTTCAGTTCCGTCTTCATGAACGAGGGCGAACCAGGCACCCGATTGCTTAAGATTTTCCGATATCTGGATGGCGTCAAACCAGCTTTCCTTATCTTGGACTCCGATTTCTCCACTATCTCCCCACAAAATCTTAAAGTTGCACATTCTTCCAGCGGTGCCGAAACGAGATTTTTCAATCTTTGCCTTCACCTCTGAGCCGATGCGAAACCCGTTTTCATCCTTCACAAAGGACGCTTTTGCCTTTCTGCCAGTCAGCCAAATTCTTAAAGAATAGGAATATGGTAAAGACTTGCCGCCAGGCGTCATATAAGGCGTTGTCAGCGCCTCAGTGGGTGAGCGAGTAATGTTAGTTTTTAACTGATTAAGAACTAGCAATGTCGCATCCGCATTAGCAATGGGCACAACCAACTTAGACATGCCTTTAGACAAAATCCTTGCTTTCTTGCCAACTTCCGCATTGGGATTGAAGTCCCCTGCAATATCTGATACTGATGGCGTTAACGCCAGCGAGTCCCAGATGAATAAAAGTTTATTGCCAGTCGACAACAAATCTTCGATGGTTTCCAGTACGAATTCAACAGACTGAGCCTGTGTATATAGAAGCCTTTCTAAATCACAGCCAGCGCGTTCCAAAAAGTCTGGATCGATTGCAGATTCAGAATCAAAGTACACAACGTCAATTCCCATCTTTTGAGCATTCGCTGCTACCTGAGCTGCCATAAAGCTCTTACCAGTCGACTCCAATCCTGCAATTTCTGATATCTTCCCTACTGGAATACCTGCCAACTTACCTTTACACGTGATTGAATCCAGCCAGCGTGAGCCAGTTGGAATCCACTCCTTTACCTCGGTTGGATTATCTTCTTTAAGACTATAAGCAACAGTGGAGCCTGCTCTCTTGTTGACAAGAGACTTCATTTGCTCAAACGAAACTTTACCAGTCTTGATTTTGGTTATTTTTGCCACCATTTTCTCCTAATATTGCTTA